GTTATATTACGCTGTAACGAACTTTGATGCAGTTTGTGTATAATTAAATTGTAATTCAGTAGTTAATGCTGTCTTAAATTTTAGTGTAAAGGTTCCTGATCCGTCATTTGTTACAGAAAATTCTACATCAGTTAATTGAGAATCTCCGATAAATTTGTCTTCTATGTTTGAAGAAGAATTTCCATTAACTAGAATACTTAATGTTCCTTTACGCATATGTGTTGCATTAAACAATGCATAATCAATGCTAATATCATTTACAACGGCACTAGAAAAATTAATACCTGTTGTTTCAACTTGGCCGCCAGTGTTAGTAAATTTAATAGTATTTCTTTTAACTCTGTCGTCAGTTGGTGAGCTTGTTATTTCTTTATTGTAATGTAATACAAATGTGTCGCCACCTGCAACCGCTCCACCTAGTCCATGAGCAAATGTGTAAATTGGCGGGTTGTTACCTTCTCCATCAGGATCGCTTACTGTTACGTCATTTGCTGGAACTGTAGTTGTTGAGTTGTCTGAGGCTTTGGTTACAACAATTGAATAGTCTGCTAGATTACTTAAATATAACGGAGTGGAAACTCCACCAATCGGAACTGCAAATGATACACTTGCATTAGTAGTAGTTGAGCTTTCTACAACACCAGTAACAGGTGTTTGTCCTAGAAAAAGTCTTTGCTCATCTTCTGCAAGGTAAAATTCGCCTGCTGCCAAAGAGCTTGGAATGTCCCCTATGTTCTGTTTTCTAATAATAATCTGCGATATTTTTGTTGTTGCCATTATCTTATCCTCGTTTTCTATATACTGTATTTATGATGACATGCCATAAAACTTCTCTAATCTTTTAGCCCACTGTGTTGACCAATAAGGAAATTCTGTTTCATCTGATTCAAACAATTGCCATTGGCAATCACCACTACACATAAAGATAGCAATGTTTTGAATCTTTGTTTCAAACATTTCATTGTGTGCTAATGCGTATGCGGCTCCTTGTAAAAAGTAGTCGTCAATCCATTCACGCTTTTTGGGTTTGTTAGTTTGCTTAAAATCCATAATAGTTGGTTTGCCTTTATACATACCAACTAAATCTGTTGTTCCTGCATATAAATTTGCCGCACATAACATAACTTCTGTGCCCCATATTGCATCAATATCTTTATCGATATTATCTACAACAACCTGTGCCATTGCTTTAGCCTGTCTATGAATAATATTGTTACCTGGATTGTAAGTTTCATATTCGCCTAATGCCCAGTGTTCCAGGATATTATGCATTACTGTGCCTCTATTGGCAGCAGTTGTTGTTATACGTTGTGCTTCTTCTGTTCCAACACGTTTACGCCAGTTAGCTAATGCTTGTCGTTTTTCTGCTGGTTGTGTAGCACTTAAAATTGTTGTGACACTTGGAACTGGATCGCCGTATGGATTCTCATACATGCGTTTGCCGTCAGCTTGTGTTTGACGGGTAAGTTCTTTGTAGTCATAGAGTTTGATTAATTCAGCCATGCTTATATGTTACACTAAAAACGTTAAGTTGTCAATCTTTTCTTAGTAGCCAACTACCAGGAATTTCACTCCAATGTAAAACTTCTTCAAAGTTATAACCAGAAGGATGACAGTTATTGATTATCCAATTCCATTGTTCTATATTAATTTCTAAACAAGTTGATTGTATTTTATGTTGCATGTATTCAGTAGCTTTTTGCTTATTTGCAAATGAATAGTTAATAACCATCATACTCAGGAAGTGAAATAATTCTGCTACAATGTAAAATGCTGTATGCTTGTTACCTTGTAATGCATCATCCCAATCAATTAACACAGGCTTGTCTTTGTATAGCATAATGTTAAGATTAGTCATATCAACATTACATAATGGAAATACTTTTAAATTTGTATCTATCCAAATATCTATTAATGAGTAAACGTCTGCTTCTACATCATAGTTATAGTTTGCGTTTTCTAATTTGTGCATATCCATGTAAATATATTGGTCATTACAATAAACGTTTTTGAAATACTTAAAACCTAATGATTTGTTAATTATATCAGCATTTTTGCTTATTTCTTCTGTTGTAAATTTAGCAGAAGTTCCATTTGGAATAATTTTGTGGATATGGGTATCACAATCATATACCCACCTTGGCAATATGAAGCTGTTACTAGTAGAATGATTGGATTTACTTTGATGTATGATTAACTTCATTAGGATAACGCATCAATAACTTTTTTGTTAGCTAAAATATAGTTATTAAGTAATTCTGAATTTCCTTTAGAAGTCAAATGATTATCAGATGCTGATACTTGTATTCCAATGCTGGCCAGATAATTATCAAAATGAACATCATCATGTTCGTTTGTTTGGTAGTTATATTTTTCTCTAAAATATTCCATCACACTAAAATCCCATGTATTAGAAGTATGGTGAATAACATTGCGTTGGCCACCATCTTCGTTAATTTCTTGGGTTTGATGGGATCTATAATCCCAATCAATTAGAAATAAGTTATCAAAATTATATAAGTTATGTGCATTTCTATACCATTCTATTTCGTATAATCTTCGTAATTCACTACCTGATAAATTTATCTTCCAAAAATGCTCCAGTTTATTTAAATTTATTACTGATTGTTGTGGATTCTGAGAGTTATACACACGACCTGGCAAAGGAGAGCCGTCTTCATACTTTGGGGAATCATTAACGGTTCCCCAAAAAAATTCATAAGATGGACGGACTTCTTGCCAGTTTGGTTCTTGGTATCGAATTGCATATTCCCAAACTGGTTCTTCGTGTGCTATCTGAGCCATAAATGCCCAACGACCTTGATATGTTCTATTCATGAATACAATATCAGCACCCCACTTTTTGGCATCCAGTAAGGCCCATTGAAATTGTTCTATTCCTTGTCCGCCTTTAGAATAATTTCTATATTCATGATGTGGATATGTTTTATATAACTGATAAGTCCAGTTAGATTTACATTGTGTTGGTTGATCGTGGCCAGCAAAATGACTACACCCGATGATTGCTATCTTCTTGGATGTAGTCATTTGTAATTATTAAATTGTATAATGAGCTGGGTCGCCTCTATCTGAGAGATCTGGTGGTTCGTATACATGATTAACAGAATGTGGATGTTTTCTCATTTCTTTTTCTGCTTCCGGGCTCCATTCATGTGTTGGATATCCAACACCTACTAATAGTGCAGCATAATCAAAGTCATCTCTGCCTGACCATTCTTTGATCATTTCTGTAATTGGATGTGGATCAAAACATACACAATTTCCTGTGTGTAATCCTAGTCTGTTAGCTTCAAATGTTAACATTCCCATTGCAGAGCCTACTGCAAATTGAGTATTCATCTGTTCCTCTTCTTCTATATCAAATGCTGTTGGATCCCAATGTTCTTCGTCTGGATAATCCGGTGTTGGTGTATCTAATCCAGCAAATACAAATAACACAGGTGCTAATACTTGAGCATTACCTATAAATGTTGTTTGTGTCCCATCTTTGTTCTTTTTTGGCCAAGCCTTTAACGCTGCTTCTTCATCTGGGCGTGCTGTGTGCTTCCAAATTTTATCCATTTTATCTGGATCTGTAATTGTATAGATGTCAAAATACCTGCGGCCTTGTTTAAATGGGCCGCCCATTGCCACCTGTGCTAAATGGTCAATTAGTGCTGATTCTACTGGAGTATCTGCATAATTTCTTGCACATATTTTTGATCTGTTTACTGCATCAATTGATGCCTGTAAGTCTTCCATTTTATTTCCCCTTATATTTAAGCAACCACGCAGGTCGTAATAATATCTACGGTGATAATATTTTTTTTATATATCTTCTCTAGTGTGTTCACTGCGAGAAGAACCACTTTTGTCATATTCGTTTATGTTAGCCATAGCTGCTAAAAATTCATCAGCTGTTGCTGAGTCAACGAAAATAGTTGTCAGTGTATATGATCCATCTTCGGTATTCTCATTAGATTGTTGTTGAGATGTAATTTTGCCTTCTGCTACAAATTGTTCGTGTATAGCTGCGGCTTCTTCTGATAATACTTTATCTTCACCTAATCCGGTTGCACTATCTAATAATGCTGGTGAAACTTTTACTGTCATTTTATGTGCCATTGTTTATGCTCCTTTAATTACCAATATATATGCCACTTGAATGTTTTTCCTGTAGCTGAGTTAGTTAATCTTTCTAATTTATAACCCAAGTTATTAAAATATTTAATAACTGAATTCATTTGATTTTCCAAAGCTCTATCTGTGATAGTGCCTTGCCATGATGTGAAATAAGTAGTGCTATCGGGTGTAGGAGGGACATATATGCCATCTGTAAAACCTAATGCTGTATTTGCCGTGCCTGATCCTATTTCGTATGACCATGTTGTAGATGCAGGTAAAGTTATATTTAAAACTAAATAACCTGCGTCTTTGCTTGCTGTTACATTTGTAACACCAGCATCATTTATATCTGCTATAACAGAATTTAAATTTGTTCCGGAAGTTCCTAATGTAATTGTGCTTCCATTAATAATAAAGGTGTCGCCTGCTGAAATTGTAGGATTATTTACTGTGCCAATTTTAATTGTGGCTGGTGTGGATTCTGTCATTGTAGTTCCATCGGATACATATGTATCGTAATCACCTGCAACACTTTTTGTAACTACGGCTCGCATGATTGCTGTGCATTCATCGAATACAATCATATCTTGTGAACTTTTTGCTCTTGCCTGTGCTGCGTTTAATCCTATGTTCATTTGCTCATCTCTTTATCTACTTTTTTCTTAGCCAGTTTTGCAACTGTCTTGTCTTGTTTTTCTGGATCAGGTGCATCAACATCGCCGTCGTGATTAAAGAAAACTACGTTATCTTTTATAGTATTTACAATGGGGATACTATCAAGTAGTTCACGTAGTTCTTGTCCATCGACATGCATGTTTTGTGCATCTAATGTTTTTTCTAATGTTTCTAACGATACTGATGTGGCTTCTTCCGCTGTCATTACTGACAACATATCTATTAGAGTATGCCTTATTAAATCGTTATACCTCATTTTTTACTTCTTTAACTGTGCAAACGCTTGCTTAAGAATACTTGGAGAAACTTTGCCTTCGGCTTGTGCTTCTTTAATTGTGCGAACTGCTGCCAAGTATGCATCTTCTTTCATCTCACGTCCGTCCATGTCGGAATCGGCATCCATTGCATCTGCTCCACCAAATTCGTCATCCATTGGTGCATCTAATGGTGCGTCAAGACCTGCTTCCATGTCACCTTCTGGTTCTACAGGCATATCCATGTCTGATGTTTCTGGTGCCATACCTTGTGCTGTTAATACTGCATTTCCAACTTGCTCGTTTGCAGACTTAACTGCCTCTAGAGCTGAGCCAATAGCTGCTTCGGCACTTGAATTAAATGCATCTGCTTCTGCTGTTCCAACTTGTTCTTTCATAGCATTATGAATACTCATTAGGTCCTCAACTTGCATACTTGCTAAGTTTTCGGCCATCTTTTGTAAGTCATCTGCCATTTGTTTTGCTGCTAGTAGGACTTCGGCTTGATCTAAATCAGCCGATTCTTCTAGCTTCTTTTTTTCTATTGCCATATCCATTCCTTCCGCAATTAGTAGTAGCTTTTGAAAATCTTTGTTACTAACGTCTTGGCCGTTTTCTCGAAGATCTGTAATTTTTCTTTGTGTAGACTCTTGTATTGCTTCTAACTTAGAGCTAGGTGCATTAAAGTCTAACTTTAGACTAAAAACATCATCAAGCACACGCTTGAGTGTTGTTAGTTTGTTTTCTTTTAATTGTTGTAATTCCATTTTAGAACCCCATTTTTCTGATTAATATACTTATATTGTATTTATGCTTAGAGCAGTGATTTGATCTGTTTTTTGCAATTTGACATCTTTTGTATTGCATTTCCTTGCTTGGCTATATATACATCTGTCTTATAACTTTCAGTTAAAGTCATTGACTTTTGTTTATACATAGCTGCTTCTGTTAAATATCCAGCATAACGCTCATCTAACTTTGCAATTTGATCTACTTTGTATTGTTGTTGTGTTTTGTTAAACATCAAATGTTTAACGATTCCCATAGCACTTTCAAATAATGCTACGTCTTCGTATAACATATTACCTTCTGCATCTTTAACATTATAGTATTTCTTTTTAACCCCATCAATTACATATTTTTGCACTATCTCAACATTATAATTACCATTAATAGTAATATTGTCATTTTCTTTAAGTGCAACTGCTGTTAACATAGAAGATTCTGTATCTTTTTGTGTAATTGTTTTCTTTGTAGCGTTGGTGGTTGCTTCATCTAATTTTTGTAATATTTCATACATGGCTTTTGCATCAGATGAAACATTTCCAGGTGCTACTGATTTGTCAGTAACTACTGGTGTTGATTTTTGTTCTGTTGCGTTTGCTAATTTATTTAATATGTCTTGCATTCCTTGGACATCGTCAGATGATGGCATTATATACTCCTCGCTTGTTTGTAGTAGACTTTTTTGCCTTCTACTTGTTTGTTAACTAAATTCTTATTTACTAGACTTTGCATAAGATATACATCACGTTCAGAAAGGTCGTCTTTACATACTCTTTCTTCCATCATGCATTCATATACTTTGTTTTCTAATTTGTTTACAAATGTCGGGATTCCGCCTGGGCCTAATATAGATCTCATTAACGTCTCCCGTATGCGAGTTGCTTTAATCTTTCAATTTCAGCTGCATTTTGATTTGATAATTCTGCGTTTGCGTTTGACTGTGCTGCATTTTGTCCACGTTCGACATCATCTGGATCTGCTCCAACTGATCTTGCTGCGCCTTGTCCTGTTGCTTGTTTATTACCGCCTGCTACTGTGCGTTGAACATTTGATGCAGATCTTTGTTGATCTTGTTGATTGTTTGTAAAGTCACGCTGGTTATTGTCGTTTTTTGTTGTTTGTGCTTTAATTGTCGAAGCTGATGCTTGTTGTGTTCCTACTGTTCCATATGCTTCTTCTACATCAGTGTCTATTGCTTCTACTTTTGCTAATACTTTTATTTGATCTGGTGTCATTGTTTTTGATCTTTCTAAGTCATCACCAGATAATTTATGTTGGTATGGACCGCGTCCGGCTGCAATATCTTCTTGTTCTAATTCGTTGTATAGGTTATCGCCTAAATCTTCGTTGTTTTTGTAAATGCTAAAATGATCGTTGCCAATAAAAACATCATCATCACCAATTTGAACATCAAGCTCGTCACTACCATTTTTCTCATGATAGTAATCTTCAATCTTGTCAAGTAATCCGTGCATTGTATAATCTGCTAGTTCACCGTCATCTGTGTCTGTTGTATACACATCATTTGCTTCTTCTGTTACTGAAGCATTAATATTTAATAATTCTAATACTGCGTTTTTATCATTCACTTTTAGACTATCCATTAAATTAAGTGTTTGACTGAAATTTAATTCTCTTAGCGAAGTTGATAATAGATCTTGTTCTATTTTAATATTATTATCTGTTAAAAATTCTTGAACTTTATTTATTAATGAATCTGCCATGTTATCTTCTCGCTTTATTTAATTGTCTCACAATTCTACTTTGTGGACTTATTCTTTTTGTTCTTTGTGCTTTTTTCATCATACGTGAACCTTTTGACATTCTCGTTTTTTTAAGCACGAATCTCTTTTTTAAATCTATAGGTTTGCTACATTGAGCTGGAGAGGCTACAACACGACCTTTTCTTGGTCCTACTGTGCATCTAAACTTAGTAGTAACTGCTTTACCTCGTCTGGCATATACTACTTTAGCTTCTGTAACAACGTTACTATATGACTCATTTAATATCATTACTATTATCCTGGTGGTATAAACCCTTGCATTCCCTGAAGGTTCAGCAATAATAATACTATAGTAGATAGTAATCCTGCAATAACTGTTGCGGCGGCTCCAAGAACTAATTTGTTCCCTGAAACTTTATCTGCTGTAGCCTTGTCGGCTAACTTCTGAACAGAGTCCACAAGGTCATCGACCTTATTTTCTAATCTTGTAAATTTTTCTTCCAAAACGCGATACCTCTCTGCACATAAATCTACGTGTGCTTCTAAGTTTTCACGCTCAAGTCTTGACTGTTGCATTGCCATTTATCTGTTCATCCTGTTTGCAGTCTATTAAAGAGCTGTGTTTCTTTTATATACTGTCGTAGTATATACTACTATTTATATGTTTTCACTAAATTTGAAGTAGGTATTTAACTTATCTTCATTATCAGTATTTATAATATCTCCATCTATTGTTACTGTTTCATCTAAATTATCATGTATAGGAACAAAGTTAAAATCTTCTAGCAATAATGCGGTTTCAATATCATCTTTTTTCCATGCACCGTCTGTTTCTGATACAAATTTTAGTATCCAAACAGTCTGTGATCCAGTAAAATCATTACCAAAGTTATGAGTTGACATGCTTTGTGATTCTAGTTTAACAACACTACTTATAATTGGTTGTGTTCTTAATCCAATTACTTGCATAAATGTATTCAAATTTTGACTTTGATAAAACTTTTTTGCATTTATTTTAGGACTAGATACATTTGAATCGGTTACATCTATTAACGTATAAATTGAATAGAAAGATGTATTACGACCAATGACTTCTGTGGGTCGCTGATTACTTTTTGTATACATGTCTTATAATTCTGTAGCTTTACCGGCAGCGTATCCAACGGCAAATGCTGCGGCACCTCTTGCGATACGTTTAGCAATTTTCTTAGTTATTCCACTACCTGCAATCAAGGCATTATTTTTTGCAAATCGTTTAAACAACGGATACATGTCGCTACGTAAAGCATTTGCTCTATAATGTCTATCAAGTTGTGATCCTACTAGTGTGCGTTGTGCTGTAGTTAAGCCGCCCCAATTCTGTGCTAACCTTCTGGCTGCTTTTAATTTTGGATCAGTAATTGCAAGATCTTTTTCTAATCTAAAAAAGAAAGTTTGAGCTTCACCTTGTGTTACTTGTCCTGTTTGCATTCTTCTTAAAAATGCTTTAGTTTTAGTAGGATTAAAGTTGACTTTATTCATTAATAGTGCATCTTTTTCATTCTTAAACATTCCTTCTGGTTTGCTTAATGTAAACAATGTTTGATATAAGTCTGTTCCTCCTGGGCTAGGTTGTGAAAAGCTCCCTCTAGAAATTGTTGCTTTTGCATATTTACTAGCAGTAGGTGCCGCATCGTAATCTTGACTCATTGTGTATAAACTTAACATACTAACAAAAGCATGATTGGTAATACTACGAGCTCCTTCACTTGAAATCTGCGATCTCGATTTATACATACGTGCTTCGCCAAGCGATTGCATAAATGAAAGTTCTTTTCCGTTATTTTCTTCTGAATATTGTTTTACTATATCACTCATTATATATTCTCTTTATACATCTAGTTATTCTTTTCCATATTAGCGGCTGTAAAGCCTGCTCTATTTACTAGTTTGACATCTTTGCCAATTACATAACCTTCGCCGCCTTTTTGTCCGGCTGTTGTTGCTTCAATATCAGCTGGGTTGGCATCTAGTTGTGCAATAATATTATCTTTAATAGGTCCTATACTACGTATAAATGCAAATACGGCGTCTAATCCTTTTTGGTGCTGTTTTAAGTATTCTACAAGTCTACCTTGTTTTGCCTTACTTACTTTAGAACCATCTGCGGTTAACCAATTAACAAAATGTTTACTACCAATACTATTTACCGATCTAGTTTTTGCTAGGTTATTCATATACATGTATAAAATGTCTGGGAAGTTTTTCATTTTTAAATCTGCTGGTGGAGCCAATACTGCATCAATATCATTTCCTGCTGATGTAATAAAGTTTTCAAGTTCACTTAACTTAGCACTTTCAATATCAGGAACGTCTGTAATTGATACTGGAGGCATTGCTAACAACGGCCCTTCTTGGAATCTAGTAGTATCTACTTTACTTTTATTTCCTTCTAAATCAATGTGTGCATGTAATACAACACCAACACTACTGTTAGAAATTTTCTTGCCAATGTCACTTGCTGGATCAACTGTATACTTTGTTGTGTTTGGCATAAATGATAATCTATCTTCTTCCATTCCTGGCGTATCAAACCAAAGTAAATCACCATGAACATAACCTCTAAAATCTTCTGGAGTTGCTTGTTCAAATGCAGGCCAAACTTTTTTCATTTGTCCAATAAAGTCTCCATACCCTTGTGGGTTTTTAGCATAACCTGGACGGTTCTTTAACATGGCTTCCATTTCGTCTGGTGATTTTGATCTACCATTATAACCTTTTGCACCAAATCCACTTTTATCTGTAAGAACAAATTCACCATTCTCATTGCGACCAAATATAACCGCTGGTGAGCCGTCCCATTTGATAGTTGTATCACTTGGGTTACTTTCTAAACTGTGTAATGATGAGATTGCTTTTTGGGCGCCTACTTTGCCGTCCCATATAATTAAATCTTCTAAGTGTTGGATTCTGGCGCCACTGGCCTTTTCCATTATAATTTGATTAATTTTCATTTGGTGTATCCTCTAATTCTGATGGGATACCCATTGATTGAATTTGTCTATTATCTTTAAATGCATCTACTACTTTAGTATAAACATCGCTTGGATAGTTTTTCTTGATCGTTGCTAATAGTGTTTCAAAACTATATAAATCTTCTGGACCATCTAACCCAAGTGCTTTTGCAATTTCTTGTGTATTTGTAATTGGTCCTTTTAATACTGTATCAATTCTTGCTTTTGTATACCCTTCGCCATTTGCTTTGGGCTTAGGTTTACGTGATATCCAATTTAATCCGTCTGACGGGCTCCATAACCAACGTTGTTGTTCTACAGAGCGTCCATCTTCAATCTTTTCATCTGATTCCTTTGACTGATATATAGCAGCCATTGTTGCTAACATAATATTACGAAATGTGCCTTTATATTGACTTGATCTGCCACCTTCTTTGTCAAAGCCTTTTTCGTGTGGGCTATGATAGTATGTTTTCATCCAATCTGGGTCGCCAGGCATGAAGTCAATTTGGACTTTACCTGTTCTATTTAATCCTGGCTTGGTATTTGTTGCATCGTATCCAACAATATCAACTGATGTCATAAACACACTTGATTTTTTAATATCTTGTATTAACGGCGATGCTTCTAATTTTGCTGCAAAGTCTTTTAATTGCTCTGGCTTTATATTAATAGCAACATCAATATCGCCACTAAATTCTTTTTTACCAACAGAACCTAAAACATTTGCTTTTAATGGAACACCCAATGACTTTTCTAATGCATCTATTGTGGCATCAATTTCAGTATGATGAATTGCACCGACACCATTCATTGCACCGCCTTCAGATAGCTTTTTTACATTAACTTTATATAAATTGTCAGGCTGAACCTTTCGGTGCTTTCTGTTATTGCGGTCTTTACGCTTTTTAGTGCCGACAATATCATTTATTTTCATTTTTTATTCCTTAAATTCTTAATACCTCTATTAAAACGTTCAGGATCTCTATTTTTAATACTAAGCATTATTCTTTTTTGGATATCTTGAGCTTCTTCTTCACTGTAATTTGAATCTACCATTTCTAATACATTCATAATCGCACTGATGGCATTGGTGCCGCGTGATTCTAATATATTAATTCTATCTTTTGTGGGTGATAGATTGTTAATTTCTTCTAATAAACTGCGTGTTCTTTTTTTCATCAGCTCAAACTCCAACTGTTATTACTTGTATTTATCTACTTTATGGTTATTTGTTGACTTTTTTCAACATACTACGCAATCTGTCAGTAGCATCAGTATCTTCAATAATACTTTCTTCTGCAATAGTTTTTTCTTGATGTGTTACATTTGTATTTCTTTTTATTTTATCTAGCATTGCACTAGGTTGATGCATTGTTGTTCCTTCTTCATCTTCTGGTAAATCTGTTATACGTAGACCTGCAATATCAAATGCTAAGTCTACTTTTTGCCCAACTCCGGCACTACTACGTGTTTTCATAAATTGAATTTGATAGCGTCCACGTTCACGCATTGCTGTGCTTGTAAAAATACCAATTACGTTGTCAGCTGTTTGAATTTTACTAATACCACCAGCAATATGAGAGTGATCAAACTCTACTTCTTCTACTGCTGCCCTGTTTAACTGAGATGCTGTTGCAAATAGTAAGTCTTGTTCTACTGCAAAGTTACGCAATTCTTCAGATACAAATTTATCTTTAATAAACAAGTCGCTTGGTGGCACTTTACGTTGTGCTGGCATCATTAAGTCTAAATAATCAAGTAATACTGCATCTAATTTAACGTTATTCTTTACTTCAAACTCTTTCATATAACTATTTACATCATTTATTGTAATACCATTTGGCATTTGCACAATTTGTAGGTTACCTGCTTTTTTACTAATTGCTCCAACTTTTAATCCAACGTCTTCTGCATTTTTAAATACTTCTTTTGTGTTATATCCTGTAAGCATACTATCTAATCGCATACTACATAGTTCTTCACTAAGTTCCAAACTAATATATAATACATTCTTTCCATCTAACGCCCAATTTAATGCTAAATTTTGCAAGAACAAACTTTTACCACCACCTGATGGTGCAGCAAATATATTTAATTCACCTCTATTAAATCCACCATATAGTTTTTTATCAATTTCAGTCCAACCTGTGCTTGTTCCACCTCGTTGGTTACGAACACGTTCAATACGTTCCATTGGGTTTTCCCAATAATCTGTTCCCATGTGTTTAGCAAGTCCGATGCCTACTGCATCTTTAATCATTCTTTCTACTGCACCAAACTCACCTTGTTCAAGTAAATCAGTTGAATCTAATATTGCACTTTCTAATGCTTTGTGTTTACAAAAAGTTTCGAACTCGTTTATAAACCAATCGTGATGTCTAGGATCAATATCTTTTAAACTTTGTAATTCCAAACCAGTTGTTGCTACAATCTGCTCATGTGTTGGTAATGCACCATATTCGTTTGCATGGTCTTGAATGAACTCTACTGTTTTACGTAATTCTCTTGCAAAAAATTCTGAATTACATATTCCATTTACACGAACAAATAAATCTTGATCATGTGCCATAAACTCTACAAATAATTTTTGTAGTTCTAGTGTGTATTCTTTTTGTTCACTCATTTACAATAATTCCTTCCTAAAACTTGTATTTTTGTTGGGTTACTTACTGCACTATTTAATATACTACGCACTGTAAATAATCTACCGTATTTTGTTAAGGCATCGCCGGCATCATTGCAATCATCCCATTCGGGAAATGCAACACTCCAGCCATACTTAACTGCTGCGTTGACCATTTGCATGCCTGCCTTATCGGCATCAGGTAACACAACAATATGTTTGTTTAAACTTAAAATAACGTCTGCTTGTTCATCGCTAATAGTATTAGTGCCTGCACTGATCCCATCTGTTATTATAGCATCTAATGGGCCTTCTGTCAATATAACAATTTCTTTGTCAGCATGCTGTCTATCTAATCCATACACAAAATTTTTAGGTGGTTGTTGATTAAAATATTTTGGCATTTTATCTGGTGGGTTACCTATCCACCTTGCTGTATATCCTACAACATTACCTTTATAATAAAATGGAACTACAAAACGCTTAAACATTCTTGCTGGCAATTTAGCAGGGCTATACATCAGTCTAGGATCTGTTATATCAAGTCCTCTATCTGTTAGATATGTTACTGCTTCTGTCCAGTCAGGTGTTGGTGTATGTTCCATAAAAGGTTTAGCATCTTGTGGCAATGCTACTGTAGGCCAATCAATTACTAATTTCTTTCTACGTTCTTGCACCATTAATGATTGTGCAATATCTTGTTCACGTAACAACTCTAGTTGTAATCGTTGCACTTGTGTAGGATCTGCACCAAATTGCACTAATAATTTTTTTAATCTATCATTAATTTTATTACCAGGTGAGAAACCTGTCTTGTAATGACAATTAAAACAATGATACTGAAACTTATCATCTTCAAAATGAAAACCACCTCTTCCACGTGTATCTGGTCTTGATTGTCCATTTGTTACACACATCGGACAATTACCAGAATGCCAGCCACTTGGACTTTGTTTCCAGTTAACCGGAACCAGATTTCTAACGTAGTCGATCATTAAGCTCATGTGTATATACTACACTCTTATGATGACTTTGTCAAGTGTTCCTTGTGTTTGTGTGAATTTTGCTCTAATATATTTTATATTAGTTCTAAATGTCCATGGATCAATACCAGTTTGATTGACATATGGATAGTGTTCTTCGGTATAAGTTCCTAATATAATATTAAACCAGTCGCTTTCTTCAGGGTTTTCTTCTAATGCACCCTGTATGTAAAAGTCACCTGTATAGTTAGTGGCATATATTGCCAATGTAACCATTCCATTAACTTTGTTTTTTGCACCAGGACCTGGTAAATGGCTACTGTAATAGAATCCATCTCTTAATACAAATGTATCAGTGGATGCTGATAACAGTGGTATGCTTTGTGCTTGATCACTTACTTCAACTGTATAGTTTGGTCTTAGATTTTGATCAACAAATAATGGAAGATTTAAACCTTGGGAATTTACATAGGTAAATACAAGATCAAGGAAACCTGTTTGAACTGCACTCGTTTCACCTGATGTTAAAATCAGTTTAACTTTGCCTTCATCATAGTCAACAATTTGACATTTCTTTGATAATAATTTTACTTGGGTCTCTCTATTAACTACATTAGCAGTTAATGTTGTTCCATGTAGTTGAATTGGTTTACGATCAGTGTTTTTTACGTAAAAAATAAACTCATTATCTAAACCGCTAAATAACTTTAAGAACCTGTAATTAACAGGAGAGTTTATAGTAGTTCCAGTTGACGAAGCATAGTTACCTAGTCCTGCTTTATTACCTGAGGCATCAACGGCGTATAAGTCGCCTGTTTGATTAATATTATAAGTAGTTGCATAATTTGACATTCATATTCTCCTGTGTATGTATTTATGCAAAAACCAAAGAAAAATTTTAAAATAAATACACATACAATGATTAAAAAATATCAAACATTACTTGAAGAATTTCCGTTTTTAACTGTCATAGAATATGCAGGAAACGAATACCTTGGAATTATGCAAAACATAGATAATCAAATAGCTACTATGTATGTGTATGATAGACTAAGCACCAATGAAGAAAGACAAAAGTTTTTAGAACTAGGCGAAGAATGGTGGTGGGAAACTAATAGAAAATTACCTATTAATATTGCATTGCTAAACAGATGGCCGTTTAGTTATACTAGTCAAAGTTTTAATATAAAACAAATGGAAGTGATTGCAGGACCTGAAGTAAGATTAAGTGACAGTATTACCAAAAGAATTAAAAGACGTAATATCAGTCTTTTAAAGAAAAACCCATAACTAACATATTAAGTTGTAATACAATAGCCATTGCATAACTTATTGCGTGTGCTTTCTTAAAATAATATGTTCCATTTACTGGCTTGTCCCAAACTGTAGCAAACACTGTATCCCAATCTTTTCCTAGCAACCCACGTTTAGCCGGTCTAATAATTGCCAGCACGGCTGCAAGTTGTTCAACGCTTGTTGGTTTCATTTTGCTTACAATATTATAGTGTGCATGTATATGAAATAATTTTTCAACAACTTCTTTATGTTCAAGTAAATCCCACATTGGTTTCATTGCAAGTAATTTTTCTAATTGGTCATAACTTTCAACATCTTTGTAAACACTTACATTTAACACATCTAATTTAAAATAGCCTTTTGCTTCTGCTTCTTTATGATCAATGGTGCTTAACCCTGTAAACGGATCACTTGGCATTTCATGGAAATAAACTCCGGTATTGTGTTTTTTACGTCTACCATTATCATTAATCATTGCAGGTGTATGTTTTATTAGGTCTAATAACTTAGTTCTATCTGCTACGTCAATATCAATGTCTGTGTTTACTATCATAAGTGTGCTTCTTCCATAATACCTTCTACCCATTTAAAATCTTCGGCATGTGTTTTCATAACACGTTGCCAATGATATGGATCTATATAATCTGTTACCATTTGTATTTGTTCGGTTGAGAGCTTCTCTAATAGCCTTTGTGCTTGCGAACTTGAATACATTACCCATGGACTAATCTTACCACTACAGATGTGAAATACTGCAAGATTTGGCGCTACTAGACGGAAGTATTCGTTCCATTCATGCTTAGTTTCTTTAGCCCATTCATGCATAAACAATATAGTTCTTTCTATGGCTCTATCTGCACTTTCTGTTTTTAATCTTGTTTTAATCCAAGCACTAAAATTTCTATCGCTTGTCCATCTATCAATTCTTACTTGGTTTTTTAATAACCAACGTGTATATTCTTCAACATCATCTACACGTAATTCTATACAATATTTTGCATACTTTACAAATGCAGTATAATACTGACTTGATGCAAAGTCATCAAATGATTTAGCACTTTTTGAATTTGTCCCTATACGATAAAACAATTGATATGATCTAAATGCAAGTTGCACATCTTTATCTTCTTTAGCCATGTATCTACGTTTACGTTCGCACATATGCACAGACAAAGTGCTTTCACGCTTAAATACTTTATTACAATATTCGCATTTAAAAACTTGCGTCATTTAAGTTTACCAATTAGATCTTTTATTTCTTTATCCTTTAATCCATATTCACGTAGCAATATTTTAATTTCATCTTTGCTACTGCTTAACATAATATCAATTTCATCATCATTTAGATGTGAATAATTTTCTACAAACCAATTCTGTAATTTATTTTTCTTGCCTGCTTTACCTGGTGCTATCCAAGGATGGAATACCGTAGAACCTATTCCAACTAATTGTAGCAATTGGTATTGCAACTGCGGGTGTTTTCTTATTGTGTTAAAATGCACATTAACTGCTTCGTTAGTCCATTCTAAATAATGTTCAGCATTCTTGCCGCTTGCATTACTTGTATAACGCATCAATAACCATAAGCCAAGTTTCTTTTTCTCATCATCTGTGAGGCTGTCATACCACGCTCTATCTTTAGCGTCAATAGATCTCATTTCTTCTTTAATGTTTAGCTTACTCATGTTGTTACTATACTACCAAAGTTGTTCAATGTCAAGAACTTCAGGTAATTTATTTGCATCTTTGACAAATAATACACAAGGCGAATTTGGTTTGTCGCTAATTGGAACACATAATAAGTGTCCATATTTTAGTTTAGGTGCATACCATTTAACATCACTGTATATGTTTACAATTGATACATCTATGTATTGGGCACTAAATCCTGTAATTGGATTAAATGCAAATGCTGTAAATCCTCTATCGTTTAGACTCATAAGACTCATTACTTCTGGATCGCCTACTTCTGAATCACATATAACCATATGCCAATCAAGTGGCATACTGATTGTAGTGTTTCCAATTTGTAAAATTGCCGCAGGTGCATAGAAGCTTTCTAAAAACACCAAGGGAATAAAATAATAATCTACATTTAATGGATTTGTATAATCTAAAATACCATATCTTAAATCATCAATAGTTTCTGGTATTTCGTCTAGATCATACGTCTCGTTTTCTACGGTTAATATTTTCATTTATTTCTCTCTTAACGCCAATCAGTCTTTTCAATAGTAAAAGGATAATTGGCTTCTTTATAAAATTTCTTACGTTCAGTAAGATGCTTTTTGCTAAACTTGGCTGTGCTAGTCACATCCCAAATTTGCACAAAATCTTTGTCTTCGGCTTTACGCACTCCACGTCCTATTGATTGGATAACTCTAACAAACGACTTCCCAGGTTCAAGAAGTATAAGGTTAAATATACGTGGAATATTAATACCAACGGCAGCCACACCATAGGTTGCGACAGTGATGCTATTAGTTGCTTCATTAATTTCATCATATGCGTCCTTTCTGTCAGTGACTTTCATAGCCCCTTTAACAAAAGTAACACCTGGTATATTTTCTGCAATTATCTCTCCTGCTTTAATTCTATCTACTAACACAAGTGTATTACCAGATTCAGCAACTGTTGAAATAAATTTGCTAAGATACTGCATACGTTCTTTATCTGTTGTTAAGTAAGTTAGCTCACTTTGATAATTGTTATATACCGCTGTTTCTTTTAGTTGAACTACGTTAACGTGACAGTTACTTAGAACTCCCATGTCTTGTAATTCGCTTGCACTTAGTTTGTTTGTAACTTCACCTAAACATGCCTGCAAACTTGCTTTGGCATGATCTTCTTTTGGTATAGTTCCTGTTAATCCCCAACGTAATGGAATGTGTGCAAATTCCTTAGTAAGCATATCTTTTAAGACGTCTGCTTTTGCTTGGTGAACCTCGTCTACAATAACACAAACAGCTCCATCTGTAAACTCTCTTAAACTCATATCGTCTAGACCATCTCTGAATCTTTTCCTGATACTATTTAAACTCTGCCATGTGCATATTGTATGGGTGCGTCCTATGTCTTTTTTGTCGCCGAAGTAAACTCCGACGTCAAGTCCTAAATTCTCATAATCATCAAATGTCTGTCTCACTAAATCTTTGTTTGGGACAATAACAATTGACCTTCCATACTTTTCCACTCGTTCAGATAGAGCTGCTGTGACTAGTGTCTTACCAGCACCAGTGGCAATTTCTTGCAAGCATTGTGGCGTAGTAAGATATTTATTTACGATAGTAATTTGATAATCTCTAAGCACAACTGGCTGTCCTGCAATAGGATGCTTTTCTGGCCAAGTCTTGTGTGCAAATGTAGATTCGTCTACTGCTGAAAAATCAAATGCTTCGTTAGTTTCTCGTTTATCATCTACAGTAATAGAATAACCATTATCCATAATAATAGGTAAAACCCTATCAAGTAAATTAACATATGTTACACCGCCCACACTAAAGAAGCTTACACATCCATCCCATCTACCTAACTTGTATGCTGGCACATGAAATGCATACGGCATAAAGAACTTTAGTTCTTTCTCGCATTTTTTACGGGTGTTCAAATCGAGTCCTTCGACTTTACAATTTACTTCGTCTTTGATTACTATATTACAATTCATACTACTACTATACAACACTTAGAGCATTTTGTCAATTGCTTTTGCTCCAAAATTCAATCAACTTACTATTTGTTTTATTATCAAAACATATTTGTTCTTTAAAATAATCAGATAATTCGCATTGTAACTGAACCCATGCGTTAATGTTATGTAACTTTAATAGTTCATAAGGATCAATTGTAATATAATTTATATCTTCTATAGGTAAGTGGTCTTGGCCAAAAGTTCCTCCAGATAATTTTTTATGATATAATCTACGATGCCACTCAATACCCGCAGATGATCCAATACGAGAAAAAATAGTCATATGTTTATTCCATGGCTCTATTCTGTATTTAAAATAATTAGGGTCATTGGCGGTTAGGGTATGATCTCGTTGTATATTAATTAAATTAGTGGAAAAATTAATTCCAGTGTCTTTGAGCGGCACAGGTTCTGTATGAAAAAACCGGACTACATTTTGAAGGTCCCATTTATTGTTATCATTGATGCTAGTTTGAACTGGTGCAAATGCTGGATTTTGTCCTATCAACCATGATAAAAATTCTCCGCCATGTCCAGGTGAATACAATATACTTATTGCTTTATTTAATATCATATTATTAATTTTCTAAGTAATGTTTTAGGAATAACAATGCAATCATTGTTACTGAGATTGAACTTAAAAGTGATACCCAAAAGTTCCAGTGATTTAATGTAATGACAAATATTGGAAAGAACACTAAACTAACTAAAACAAAATATATTGTTTCTTGTGCTAGTTGTTGGAATACTTTAACATCAACTCCTGCGTAATACATAAAGACGATGCTGATAATACTACCTAATGGTATGCCAAGTATTAATGCACCGAGTGTAGGATTACCACGCTGAGCTGCCGTAACAACGCCTGCAACAATTAATCCGCCTATGATTGCTTTTATTACAAATTCCATGTTAATATTTATGTCATAAAAAAAGGCTTGTCGACCAAGCCTTTTTTATTATCTTATTTTATTTTATTACAGTCGACGCATACATGTAACTTCTGCAACACGTTTCCACTTCTCGCCGCCCATTGCCTTCTTAAGGTCTGCAAGTTTGGTAACCATACGCAAACTAATTTCACGCATTATTTCTTTGTTATCTAACAAAAATGCCATAAGCTCATTTTGTTCCGCTGCACTAAACTGATATTCGTTAAGCATACCATCTGCAACAATCTGCTTACAACGTAATACTTTTTCACGCATTGTATCCATTGTAAGATCTAAGTAGTGACAACGTGACATGATAGCATCTAAGTGATCTTTAATCTTACCACGCACCTTATCAAACTTAAGGTTAGTAATAAAGATAACACTACCTTTAAATTCAAAGCTATCTGGAATACCTTCTCGACGTAGCAATGCACTGTCTGTATTCCAGTTTAGTGTTCGCTTTTTACTTGAGTCAAGTGCCGCTTTAAGCAAGTTAAGACTTGTCTCATCATACAACACTGTATCACAATCGTCTAGCACAAGAACACTATTACGATCTGCATTTTCAAACAAAACTTTATACAAACCAATTGCACTTGAGGCACCTTTGATAACTTCAAAACGCATCTTGTTGCCTGCAAGTTTATCAAACAAACTGTTCTTTTCTAAAACAGCTTCTACACCAAATGACTTACCAACGCCTGGAGGTCCGGTAACAACCATACCACGCACAACGCCATCAATTGACGCTTGTGTCATATCATCTAAGATACTAAAACGTTCACGCATACGTTCAATAATCTGATCATCGCTTTCATTTGGATTATCAACTGCATCATTTACAACTTCAATTAGTTTAGTTGCTTTCGAAGGACGCCCACGTTTTTTAGTAACTAACTTTTGCATTTAACAACTCCTATTTGTTAATTTATAATTATATATTACAGTAAGATGTCTTACTTGTCAACCTTTAATTTACGCTACTTCTTTGAAACCAAAGTTAGCAACAACTTGTTTATTACCTGCTTCGTCTTCAATAATGTCGCCTACTGAACATGAATACATTGGAGCCAAACGCTCAATGTTTTCTTCTGGACCCATGTTACCTGTATGAAATACACCATCAAGATTATCAGCAGTAATGTTTGATACATGTGTGTAATATCCACGTCTAAATGCATCACCGGCAACCATTCCTGTATCACTCTTACTAAGACCCATGTCTAACTTTAAAGACTGCTTATGAACTGCATCATGCCCTTCTGCATTGATTAAGTCAATTTCAGCGTCTGTTAAGTGTATTTGGTATAGTTTAAATTGTGCCATTTTACGTCCTTCCTTTATTGTTAATATACTTATATTATACAGCAAGATGTCTTGGTTGTCAACTAAATCAGCAAGAAAAAAACCCTTATATATCAAGGGTTTAAAACTTTTTTTGAAATTATTTTACTAAAGTTAGCTTAACTCTGTTAAAAAGAGTCTCTTTTGCGTTACTATACTTGCTTAATTCCTGTTTATTAACAGTTCCACGTATAGTTATTGTTTTGCCTTCGATAATATCAGTTAGATCTGGCTGTTCTCTCCACCAAAACTTAACAATATCTCGGTTATCAGATACGCATGTAATCATGTAAACGTCACTTGACTGTATAAACTTAACATCTATTACATCTACTTCAATGTCATAGCGAGCGCCTTTTTTACCAACATATTGGCTTATATGCTTTAGTTGAGACATTGTGTCGTTAAGTGCTTCACGCTTCTGGTCAATCTTTAAAGAATTTGGAACACTTGCAAGAATACTTACATGGAAATTATTAACATCATCAGAGGTTGCTCTTACTAGTCCACTTTCAAAGTTAGTAAGGCCACCGCCAAGTTTTTTCATCATTAATTTACCATTAATGCGTTCAATTTCTGCGGTTGCTTGATCTACGTATTTTTGATTAGGAATGTATTTTCCTTTAAAGTTTTTTACGGTTTGAATGATAACTGTTTTGTTATCTTTAATATCAGTGTAGATTTGATTTCCATCTTCGTCTACTGTATTAGTAGGTTCTTTATAACCGTATCCGCTTTTAACAAAGCCTTGTGCGTCAAATACTTCAAATGAGATGGCTAATATTTCAGCCGGTGTATAATTGCTTATATCATTTTTTACTTGTGTTGCTGACATAGTATTTCTCCTACTAATTAAACTTTATAATAATAGTATACGGTAAGAAGTCTTACTTGTCAACCTTTTTTTAGTCAAGAAAAAACCCAGTCCTAAAACTGGGTTTTTAAATAAGCAAAATAGGGAGGACTGGGGTGCACCTCCAAGTAGCACATCTAGATACCTTTTCTAACTACACTACCACCTACTCCTGCGTATCCGCAATGTGACTCCCTCCGTTTTCCGGGTAAAGCCTGGGTATAACCCCTGAGCAGTCAAGTTCGACGCCTAGGTAACGCCTCTTCCTTGCACTATAAACATTGAGCCGCTAAACTCTTTGTTGCTTATGTATTTAATATAATACATCTTGACCGAAAAGTCAACCTTTTTTTTAAACTTTTTTTAAATTTTATATATGGTTTCTTTGTTACCTTTTGCAACTAAATTCCATGTTGTTTCTGTTGCTGTTCCTGTTATCTGCAAACAAGGTCTTTTAGTCCAACTACCATTCCATGTAACATGCGGCAGTGTGCTCCAATCCCATGCAAATATTGTTCCTGCTTTCCATTGTGTATACACAATGTTTCCAAATTGAAATATTTGTCCTGGTTCGTGATCTTCTAATGTAATTAAAAAACGTATCTTATCAGGATGCTGATACTTAAACTCTGGGTTGTCAATAACTCTATCCTTGCGTGGGTTTCCGGGTAAGTTATCAATGTGCCACATTAACTGATCATTTGGATACTGATCGTTAAATTTACATGTTAGTTTCTCATCTGTGTTGAAACAAAACATGTCTGTAATCTTTGTAAACTGTGGAAACTCTCCTGGAAACTTATCGTAATTAACTTTACGAAACATAGTTGTGTTTGGCTTTCCATATGGGTTGTCTGCATCTTCTACGACATGATCTTTGCTTTTAACATTAGCCGCATGCTCGTATCTTTGTTCGTTGTAGATTTGAGTTCGCACACCCTTGCTACGTGCATGTTCTATTTCTGCTTTCCAGTCGCCTGCTAATACGCCTGCGATCTTAACGTATTCGCCTTCTTTATCTTCTTTAAATTTATCAAAGTGCCATGGTGTTTTAAAAGGTGAGGGCATTTATTACTCCTGAGTTTAGTAACACATCATTGTGCTCAGTATTATTTATCAGAGTGATATATCTTCTAATCCTGCGGCACGTAGTTTAACTACATTATTAATTTGAAAGCCTTTGGCTTCAAGTGCCTTAATTATACCTATATATTTGTTTCGTATTAGACTAAAATCATTGATTAGATATTGTAAGTCTACTACGTCTTGTTCACCGTCTACATATTTTTCTGCATCACGACTACTTAATGCTTTGTTGTAATTTTCTAAAAACTTACGAAATGTTCTACTACGTAGTTTACGCATTTCTGTATTTAAATGTTCTAATATTGCTTCTACTTCTTGTAATTGATTAAATCTGTGTTCAACAATACCTGGCATTTCTCTACTGTGTTTTTCTAACACACCTTTCATACCACACTCAAACCTGGCGGCATCAATTTCACGTTCATAGAAAGAGATAGCCGAAACTATCTCTGCCATGTTCTGCGAAACTTTACGATACCAGTTACTCATTAATCTTCATCTTCCCAATATTCTTCTGCATATTCTTCGTCAGAGTCGTGGTCATCATTGACTTCAAAGTGATCTGCAAGTGCTTGGTCTAAATGTTCATCGTGATCACCTATTTCAACCGCATGTCTTGTTAGATCTACGCCGTAATCATCTAAAGTAAAGATATAGTCTTCTGCAAACTTTTCTTTATTTTTGTCTGGTATATGTGCTATTGCTTTATCGAAAATTTGTAAGAATAACTCTAAATCGTTATCACTCAGATTCATTAATAACCTCCTGGTTAGGTTGTTCGCCATCGCTATCTTTTATGTGATCTGGTTGCATATCCCATTCATTCATAACAAGATCCAAGCAATTATCTTTGTTAGCATTCCAAGGTTTGCGGAACATTTTAATTACTTCACCTGTTACCGGGCTAATATATTCTAAACTGTTACCACTTTTCTTAAGAACATCTTTTGCTTCAAAGAATTCAACTAGTCCACTGTATGGACTCATACCTGTTTCGTATGGAATTTCTACTTGCACACTTTCAAATGGTTTTGCATAACGTGTTTTCATTACCTTACACGCTGCTCTAATACCAAATACTTGTGATGTTTTATTGCCTTCTGCATCTACTTTTAGTTTAAGTTTACGCATTGCGATAACAATACTACTTGCATAGATAAAGCCTTGACCACCTGAGATCTTATCATCTGGATCAAACATATCTTGTGATGCATATGTATGGTTTGTGCATAACATACCAACATTAAACTCACCAAACATATTAACTGTGTTACGAACTAATGAAGTTAGTGCTTTAGGCTTACGACCCATATCACCTTTCATATCACCTTTTTGAAACTGATCAACATCAGTAGGTGTTAGTAACATACCTAAACTATCTACAACAAATAATACTTTAGGACGTTCTTCCTTTTCTTTATCTGTATATTCTGCTTTATAATCTTTCATAAAGTCACTCACTGTGCGAGCAACATCATCAATCATACTCATGTTTAGTTTTAGTAGTTTATCTTCAGCAGTATCTACGTCAAGTGCATGTAGCCATTTCTCATCTAGTGCGTTTTCACTATCAATAAGAACTACAAATATACCTTGATCTTGTGCTGCCTTAACTACATTACCTGCTGCAATGTAACTTTTGCCTGCACCTGATTCTCCTGCAAGAACAGTTACTTTACCTAAAGGAATACCTTTCACAAAGTCGTTACTGATTAATTTGTTTAGTGTGTAGTTGCCTGTTGAGATCCATGTGTCTGGATCATTAAACCCGACACTTAGTCCGGGCACCGCTTTAGTAATACTTTTACGGAATTTGCTTACGTCAAAAGGTTTTGCCATTTATATCTCCAATCTAAGAAACTTGGACATGCTTATGCATGCCCAAGTTTTGTTATTTACTTACGATTACGAATCGCTGCTAGAATGTCTTCTGCACTCGGTGCCGCCTGACCTGTTGTTGCATCTGCTGGTGCAGGTGCTGGTGCTGGTGGAGGTGTTACTGGTGCCGCTTCTGCAACTGGTGCCGCTGGTGCTGTTTCAACTGCTGGTGCAGGTGCTACAGGTGCCGCAACTTGTTCCGCTGGTGCAGGTGTAACTTTAGGTGCACTTGTTGGTGCGTCTACACCGTATGGACGATAAAACGTTCCAAAGCGGTCTACATCATAAAGTTCACCATTTACACTTGCTTCAAACATTTCAAAGATAGCGTTTAAGTGATCTGCATCTGGCTTCTTAGGTAAGAAGTCATTTAGATTATGCAATCCATTTGCTGCAATTCCATCACGCTCTGTTTGATCTAAACTACGTGAACGTCTGCTCCAATTAGATGTGCTATAATCAGCATATCCACCTTTACTAGACTTGACTACTTTAAAGTCAGTTCCTGCTTCATAGTCTGTAGGAATCTCTTCAAACTCTGGATCCATTAGTGCTGCACTAATGATTTTATAAATTTGAGGTGAGATAACAAACCTACGAATAGGATTCTCTGGTGTGTTGTCTTCTGGTGAATCGTTTTGTGTAACAAAACCTTGAAAAATATAAGAACGCTTTTTCCAATACTTACGAGCAGTATCTTCTAAAGCTGGATCTTTAAACCAAGGACGAATTTCTGCGTGAACAGGACATTGCTCGCCCCACATTTCAACACAAGGAACTTGAACCATTACTGGTTTGTTCTCGTCTTGTCCTTTGACTCCTGGAAAGCTCAAACGGATCATTTGACGTTCTTTCCAAAAGAACGTATTTGATTCATCTGCGTCTGGTAGGAATCTTAGTGTTGCACTTGAACCTTCTGCGATGTTCCAATGTGCAAAGATGGCGTTGTCGCCGCCTTGTGCCCCGCCTTTGGGGCCTTTTTCCTGTGCTTGTAGTTTTGCACGGATTTCTGCTAATGTTGCCATAGTATTTCTCCTTTGTTAGCCTATGATAGCCTTTATTAGTTTTATAAAGTATACAATTCACTTGCATACAGTTGTTTTGCCTTTGTTAGCCTATACAGTATACTACTTTAAGTGCTTACTGTCAAGCACTATTTCCTATTTTTTAGGAAATTCTTTTACGAAGTTCTGCAATTACAGAATCTGTAATAGATTCTTCTTTTGTTACAGCTACTTCCATTTTTGTTGCTGATCCCTTTTTATACAAGAAGTTAGCAATTTTTGCCGCTAACATTGTATTATTAGTTTTCATATCATGAACATCATTACTCATTTGTGTTAACACATTAAATAATTCATCATTCTTAGTTGTCATACCAATATAAGATAACATCGCACTTAACTTAGCAAGTGGGCCCATTCCGCCGCTCCATTTTACTGGATCTTCGTTGTTAGGGTTATCTGGATCGTTTGCGTCAATATGTAATTTAAGATCATCTCCGGATTTGATTATAGCCATTGTGTCATTTAATAGTTTATCATGCATAGTATCTTTACCCTCACGTTCGTTAAAAATGCGAGATACCGTAGAAAGGACTTCATTCATGTCTACAGTCTCAAATGTATTATACAAGAACTTATCGGATATGTCAACCGAGTTTTCTTCGGTTTCTACTATTTCTTTTGTTTGATAACTATTATAGCCTCTTAATGTTTGGAGACTTCTTACTGTTTCTTTAATGCTTTTTAATTGCGATTTGATAGTTTCAACTACGTTAGCATTGCCTTCGTTAACTAATTTGTTTTTTCTTACGTGTGTAAGGAACTGTGCCATTTCTGTTGCTTCTTTACACATATTCATAATGCCTGTGCCTTTAGCATCTTCAAATGTTCCACCATGGTTAACATGCATGGCCATAGCTTTAGCACCTGCCATATATTTGTATGGGAATCTTGTTTGTTCTTTATTTGCATTTTCAACAAATAAACTATGTATGTTTCTGCTTCTCGCTCCACGCTTTTCTTCATTAACACCTTTGCTGTGTCTAATGATTAATCTTGCGTTTTCTAATTGTATGTAGCTTGTTTTTACGCTACCAAATGCTTTACTAAATCCTTCTGTCACGCTTTGATGTGAGAAGTCTTTTGGTTCTATGTTTTTATCAAATCTTTTCACTGTATATTCACCCATTTGTTTATGCACTGCACTCTTAAAACTATTTAACAGTGGCTTATTTGTGTCAATGTCAAAACCTGATCCTATTTGAACCAATAATTCTAACTTGTTATCTTCTGAACGTAATGAAACCATCATATCATGTTCGTTGACATAAAATCTTGTTGCTTCTTCTGAATTTAATGTTTTTTCTCCAGAATCAGTAAATAACACCACATCGTAATTGGCGCCTTTTATAATATTAAATATTTCTTGTGCAACTGTATTCATTGTGTTCCTCTTTATACTATTTATGCCAAAACGTAAAATTATAACATACTAAAAGGCATAGGCTGCATAAAATCGTCATCATCGTCATCTACTAGGTATTCAAATGCTGATTCTTCATAGTTAACAATTTCTTGTGCCATTCGCACTATTAATATAAGTGCCATAACCAAGTCATCGTGTTCGCCGTCTTTTGCTGAATAACTATTACCACGTGCAATAAAGACTTTGAGTTCGCCCAATAAGTTTTGACTTGCTATTTCTAGTTTATCTGTTTCTATCCAATGTTTTAGTTTACTACATGCTGTAAGTTTACTTTTATGTGTTGTAGTAAATCCTTTTCTAAACCTACGTGCATTACCGTGCCGTTTTGTTTCACTAATGAATGTGCCTGGAAAAAATTCTTCACCTGTTTCTGCAATTACAACTAAAGCCGCTTCACCTAGTGTGTTATTCTCTACACTATAATACTGTTCTGCTTCACCATCTGTTTCAGTTTCTATATACATTAATATTTCACGTAGTATTTTAATCTGACCTTGAACAGTAGTTTTATTGTGTTGCCATTCTGCTACTTGTTTCATTCCTGGCATTTCGTATACCTGTATTGCAGCAGAGTCGCCACCTGTTCCCAAACTTGGGTCCAATGATGACATGTATATTTTGTCTTTGCGTATTGGTCTATACCAACGCACCTGTCCCATTTTAGCATATGGTTGTTTTGCTTCCATTAATGATAGTTTGATACTGTCAATAAGTGTCTCGTCAAACGCAATAAACTCATTTAAGTGTTCACGTCTAAAACGTTCTTCGCCAATTTTGTTGCGTTCTTCTTCTGCCCATTCTTCATCTCTTTCTGGGTGATATTTCCAATCAGCGTTAAAGGATTTGAATCCATTTAATCCCAATCCATTTTCTGTGTCGTTACCAAATTCATCTTGTGCTTTAGCAGCCTCTCTATAAATTTGTGCAAATTGGTCATCATCCTGATTTGGTGTGCTTGTAATAATACATTTACCACCAGTTGATAATGTAGGTGATAGTGCTGTCCAAAATTCTTTGGCTATGTTAGGACGCACAAATGCAAATTCGTCTAAGTATGCTAATGATATACTCAAACCACGTCCAGTATTTTCTGTTGTTGACTGTGCAATAATACGTGACCCATTATCAAATTCTAAACTACCTTTATTGTAACTTGTTACACCTGCACGTATAAAGTCTGGAAGTGTTTCGTATGCAAAACGTATACGTTGCATAATTTCACTTGCACCTGAATATTTGTGTGCTGCAATAAGAATCGTTTGATCAGGAACAAACATAGCATACCATAATAGATATCCTGCTGCCGCTGTTGATTTACCCATTTGCCTACTTACCAATGCAATACTGTATCTGTTGTTGTGATAACAGTCTACAAGTTCTTTTTGATAATCAAATAAGTCAAATTTTACACGACCTTTAGTTGGATGTTGAATCCAACAATGGTTTATCAAGAAGTATTTTGGATCTTCAGCACACTTGGCTAATTCCAATAAATCTTCTTCTGTAAACTTTTCTTTTTGATACGGAGTTTTGGTTAATTTTGTATCTGCTGTGCTCATAATACTATTTAGTCAATAAAAACGGCGTAGTTAATTAAAACTACACCGCTCTGTTATTCACCTGGGAGGAAACGTGAACTTTTATTTTTCTTTTTTTGCTTTGTAGGCTTCTTTAAGATCTTCTACTGTATGTTCTTTGATTCCTACTTTCATGCTTTCTGCATCTAAGTATCTTTTTAAACTTAGATTAACGCTTTGTGCAAAGTTTTCATATGGTTCACCATGTTCTGTAGCTTCTTCTTCAGCTGCACCTTCTGGTGTGTTTGCCCATTCGTCTAATTTTGTTTTAATTTTTTCTTCTGATAAACCTGCGTTTTTCATCATGTTAACTAGTTGTGTAGTATCCATTGTTGGAGACTCTTCTAATTCTTCTTTATCGTCTTCAGCTACTGCTACTTCTTCAAGCTCTTCGGTTTCTTCTTCAACTTTGTCAGCTTCTTCTTCAAGCTCTTCGGTAGTTTCTTCTGTAGTTTCTTCTGTAGTTTCTTTTACTTCTTTATCTTTGGCTGCTTTTTTCATTGTTTCTTTTTCATCGCCATCGCCATCTAAGTCAGCAAAATCTGGTTTTGCTTTTGCTTCTGGAAGTTCTTCTGTTGATGGTTCAGTTGGTTCAACTGACTCTTCTGTTTCTTCATCACCCATTGGTAACTCATGATGACGTCTAAAGTCTGCTACAAAATCTTCAATTTGATCGCCACTTAAATAACGAACTAAATCATCAAATACTGGTTGACAGTCACCTTCAAAATGCATATCAATTAAATCATAAATTGGTTCTGCAAATTCGCCAACTGCTTCTTGTGCCACTGGCTTCATTTCTCTTTGTGTTGCTTCTGGAGCCGGGCTTGGTGTTTCTTCAACCTTTGCTTGGCTACCAGCAAGTTTTAATATTCTCTCTAATTCACTCATTGCCTTTTTCCTTTTCTTTACGTAACTTTAATAATTCTTTAATTAATGAAGCGTTATATTCATCACCTGATAAATCCTTTGCTGGAACTTCTTCTGGTTCAAAGTGTTCTTCTTTTTCATCAACGTCTGTTTCGCCATCGCCTTTTACTTTTAGCACACCATCTTTCAATCCTAACATGTTTCCAATTTCATTTTGAATTTGGCTTGCTGTTGCAATTCTGTCTGTTGAAAAATCATACATATATACTTCATACCCTTTGTGTTTAGGGAAGTCTCTTGGCGCACTTTGTAGTATAGTTTTCTTCTCACCACTAAGTCCTTTAGAGTCGTATTTCATTAAGTGGTTCTCTATGCGATCACATTGCTCATCAGTTAATTGATGAACGGTTTTAATACAGAAATTCCAAGTTTTATCAGATTCTGTTAGATATTGTGTAAATGATTTCATAACGTCTTCTCCATAATACTATTTATCATCATTCTTCATTTTAGTCATGATTTCAGCTAACAATTCTGATCTGTCTCCAATGATACGACCAGTTGCTTCTTCTGTATCCTCATCTGTGCCTAATTTATCTTTTACATATGCATCTGTTTTCTTTTCTTCTTGCTGTATTCGTTGTTGACGCATTTGTAATTCAATCATTTTCATTTTTTTGTCCATTTTAGCCTGTTTGGCCTGTAATGCGGCCGCAAGCATTTTACTTGCACTATCAAATATTGGTGCAGCATGCCTATCTTCTACATTTCTACCTAAATCTACTAAATCATCAAATGTTGCCATAGCCTTTGATGCATATGCATCCATTTCTCTGTCAAGCTCTTCCATTCCTGTTACCATTGGAAGTGCTGCGTCGGCACGCTCGGCAATGCTTAGATCATCTTTATATTTAACTATTTCGTTTTGAGTTTCTTCAACTGTCGGTTCATCAGGTTCAACTACTGATTCTGGAAGATTTGGCATTAAATCTTCAATTTTTGGCAGATTAAATTCTTCTTCTAATTTTTTTGTCATGTTAACCTCATTATAGTAGTATTTATGCTAGTTTTCCGAACGCCCATTTACGTTCTTTACACCACCAGCATTCGCCACAATGTTTAGAAAAATCAAATGTGGCTTCTTCACAACTTCTGGTTAAAGGAAATAATGTATCAGTTAAGTTATATCTATCATATAGTTCTGCTACTATCATCTTGTCGTATTTTGCAAATGGCCTGTTAAATTTCCAAAGATCAGGTTCCATATAAAGTTCTTCAGTAGGAACTGCAACATCTGAATCTCTTTCTAAATCTCTACCGTCTGCAATATTATGTAACTCTAACTGTTCAGCTGATGGATTTGCTGTAATACCCATGTATTGAACAGAATCTTTATTATGTAGACTTTGTGTTAGACTTTCTATATCATCGCTATATGCTGTTTTATTAATATCTACTCCATTCTCGTCAGGTCCATCATTACTATTAGCAACAGGTAAACTTTCATTATGATAATGCTTATAGTCACCCAATGGATATATTTTATCTATAAACTTTACTACTTGGTTTGCAAATTCATACTGATATGGTTTAGTTGATCCTACTGTGCTTGAAATTTTAAAATTAAGTTCTGTATTATATTCATTTTTATACTTTGCTAAAAGGAACATAAGTATTGAACTATCTGCTCCTCCTGACATTTTTACAATTACATCTCTACTGCCAGGAATATATATGTTAACATCGCCTTGACTAGTAGGCTCTGTCATTGTTAAATATTCTTTGGTCATTTCTTCCTCACAATTTTGTATGCAGAATGAGATTCTATGTGTTTTTTAGTAGAGTTCCCAATTGTTGGTATCTTATACTGATCCATATATGCACTACTTAGCAATGGGTTAAACTCTAACCAAATTTCACCATTTATTTTTACAAGGTCTAAAAGTTTCTCGACTAAGTTTGAATATTGTCTGTCTGTAGAAATTGGTCCACCTGACTCGCTGTGCATTGCATTTGCATTTGCAATTATATAATCGTATTGTTCATCTTTTTTAAGTATATCAAAACTAGTGTCTAATCCTGTATATTCCCAAAATATTGGGGTTACATATGGCGAGAGCCCACAATCTATCACTTCATTTTGAGATGAATTTGTGGTAATAACTGTATTGCCTTGTTTTGTTAGATGATGACTTAAATGTCCAGATCCTGCTCCAATTTCAAGTATAAAACTATGACTTTTTATGCCTATACATTGTATTATTTCGTTAGATTCAATTTCACGCTCTTTATAGTCTACATGCCAGTCCCATACGCCTATATTGATTTGTCCTAATTTTTTGGTCATTTCTTTCTCTTCTTAGAACGAGTAGGTTTATTAAAAATTTGATGTTCGGTTATTACTCTAAAACCCATTCCTTGTTGTCTGCACCATGCTTTTGCTGATTCCCATTTAGCATGATTAACTACTGCTTGTGCTTTATCTATCTGTGTTTTGGCTTCGCCTAATGTTTGCTTTGCTGGTTTAATCTCTACCATTTCTGCATGGTTGCCGCCTTGTTTATCTTTATAAACCAAAAGCAAATCTGGAACATATGTTGATGCTTTACCTGTTAATGGATTTCTGTATGGAATTCTATGTGTTTCACTGCCCCAACCTAAAACGGCTGGGTGGTTATCACACATACGAAATACTGCTAATTCCCATCCACTTCTGTAGCGTGGTGCTTTTTTACCTAAGTATTTACCTGGGTTAGAAATCTCATATATGCCACTCATATAGTTAGGCATAAGTTACTGTCCTGAGTTTGAAGATTTTATTTCGAAGCCTTCGTATACAAAAGTTAATCTGTATTGAACTAACTGGCTGTCTGAATAATCTAGAGTATCTGCTGATATATCTGTAATAAACGGATTGTAAACAGTTATAGTGTTTATATCTGTTTTACTACCTTGTCTGATGATATTTAATGTTGTAATGTAGTTACGACTTGCTTGTAATTTAAAACCTTTAGGACCTGCAAGATGAAATACTTCATCTTGGTCATTCATTGGTCCTTCATAGTAATAGTTTGAATATTCTTTGAGGAAAGATTCAAGTGTTGCCGGGTCTCTTGTGTCATATGCAACAACAGTAATAGGAGTGTAATCATAAGTAGTTTGAACAACTTTTTTACGATTATAGGCATTCATTGTCATTGCAGACGAAGACCAGCCCGGCATTGTAATACTTGCTATCTTATCAAGCGGAACATCTCCATCTAGTGTAGTAAGACTGGCAGTAAAATTGAACTTACTTCTTGGTACACCTTTAACAATCGAGGCCTTTTGACCTTGATTGTATTTGTCATACGCATAGTTCGTTCTCATTTACTGTCCCTTCTTCACTAGAGCTAAATTAACTTAGCTCGGGTTTCTTAAGTAGTGGCTTTGCCTAGGGTATCAGTTTCTACGTTTGTGTCTGCCATGAGTGTATTAGAGGCGTTATCATAACGTATTGTTGCAGTAACCTGCACCATATCAGATGTTCCATAGTTTAGATCACCATATTGAACATTTGACAAGTAGCACCCTACTAATTCCCATGAATCTATTACCGTTGGTTTAGCTTGTCCATCTAGAGTTTCAATTAACATTGTAAATTTGTATGGATTTCCGCCGCCTGCATCGGTTCCGGTTCCTGCTGCACTTGCCGTTGCCTTTATTGCTTGGCCACCTTGTGTGCTATGATCTAATTGTTCTCTAAGTTGGTTACCAATTTTTTTAATAACGTTAGAATTCATATCGTCACGCATTACCAATGATACTGGTTCCCATGTGTGCTTACCTGCAAGGTATGTTTTTGAGTTATAAGAATCTACTATAACTTCTTCATGTGTTATTGATGGGCGTCCTATACTGATAACGTTTTGCGTTACTTCAGTGATGTTTGCAGCGTTGCCGCCTAAACCAGTAAACGATACACGAAACCTATATTGCAACTTAGGCATTAAAGTTGCATTAGCATTTTCTACCGGGACTCCAAATTGTGTTGTTACAGCCATATTGTTTTCTCCTTGTAAACTGTATAAGTTTTTCTTCTACTAGAAAAACTTAACGTTTTTCTATATATTGTATTTATCAGATTAGACAAAAAAAATAAAGGCTACTTTTAAAAAGTAGCCCTTATTCGTATCTTATTGTATGATATACAAAATATTAGCTTAATTCGCCAGTATTTACAATTCTAATTGGAATGTAAATAAACTCTGCTGACTTTGAAGGCTCAATTGCCACGTCAATCCAAAATTCGTTTGCATCAATTCTTGCTGGTGTGTTGTTTGATTCATCACATACTACTGCAAAGTCAAAAACACCTCTTGTTTCTAATATACCACTCATAAATCCATCAAATGTTGATTTAGCATTTCTGCGAGTCGCTTCATCGTTTGGTTCAAACAAGTAAGGTCTTGCAATAACTGAGAATCTTTCACGTAAGTATGCTGTTAAACGAGCAACATTAACACGATCTAATGCACTAGCTGATGGGTGTAAAGTCTTTTGACCCCACACTACAACACCTTCTGCAGGAAATCTTGCAATTGGGTTCAGTCTAGCATTATACATTGTGTCTCTGTTTCCTTGTGTAAGTGAAACTGATGTAAATTCATTTTCAGAAGTTAAATATCCAACACTTGCTGCATTTTGAACTTGACCACGTGTTAAGCCTGCTGGTGCAAACCATTGGAAGCTCACGTTATCACTGTATGCATATGTGTATAATGCCATGTGTGATGCTGGAGCAACAACGTTGTCGCCAGTTGCTGGGTTAGTTGTTAATGCATGTGGATAATAAACTGCACTATAAGTATTTTTAGTAGCTAATCCTGATTCACCGTTTGAGCTTACGCCTACTCCGTTAACCCAGTTAACTGCTTCTGTTGGAGTTACACGGAATGGAGCATCAATAATAACAAACGCTGTTTCATTGCGATTGCTGTTTAATGTTACCATTTCGTCAGTCATTTCTGGATATCCAGGTGCTGCAATTAAACTAAATGCTACTGTTTCTTGTTGTAATTCTGAACCTGATGCACTTGCTTGCATTGCCGCTACCACTACTGCTCTTTGGGCATGTCTACCAAATGAACCTGAACCATCAACTTGGTTAGAAGCATGGTTACGCCATTTCCAAGATGTTGTTAGTGATGAATTATACTTTCTAACTGTTCCGCCTGAACGACACATGTTAATACCAGTTGTTCCAACTGGGTGTAACAATGGGTCTGGAGAACCTGCTAATAGAGTTGCTTCAAAGGCAGCTGCTGTTGTATCGTTGGCAGTAATATCACCAAACACAACACCTGCTGATGTTGTTTGGTCTGCGTTATCTTTCTTAACCCATGCAGCACCGTTTGAACGGTAAATTGCTGGATAGCCTGCTTCATCAGTGTCAACCCAATAGTCACCTAAGGCGCCTACTGCTGGCTCGCCTGTTGCGTATGAAACGTTAGTTACACGTTGCCATTTTTGTGTTCCACTATCGCTTGCAACTTCATAAATTGCTAATTCGTTAATGTCACCATCATGCCAAACTGTTCCATCAACTGGCGTTCCGCCTGGTTGTGTGTTTTGTCCAACTACTACTATATCAGCCCAAGCTGAGCCTGTGTATACTTGAACAGCAAGTTTATCTGTTTGGTGGTCTAACCATATATCACCTGCGGCTAATGTTCTGTCTTTAGCGCCTGTTCCGTTTTGCATTACATCAGCTGTTCCGTTTGGTGCTGAGTCTTGTGCATATGTTACTGCTTTTGCCACAAAAGAACCTGCTGCTGTTGTGTATTGTGAAACATTTAAGTTAACACCGCTACCTGGTGTAGTAGTTTTAACCCATAAGTCGCCTGCACTTGGTGAACTTGGTTCGCTGTAGTGTGGTGCAAAGTCATCAACTGCTGCTGTTGCCCATGCGCCACTGGCTTCTTTCCAATATTTAATTTCAGTATCAGCTGCACCTACGGCTACTTCTACTAAGTATCCACCTGTTACAACTGTTGAAGTTGGATTGCCTTGACCGTCTGTAATTTCTACTGTTGGTGTAACCGCTTCCCAACCTGCTGTTGTTGAGTATTTAAACAGCCCCCAGTTAGATGTGCTTGGGTTAAGCCAGTATGTGTTGTTTGCTGCAGGACCTGTTGGTGCTGAGCTTTGTGGACGTAATGATGTTAAATCAACATCTGCTCTAACAATATAAGCTGCCGAGCTTTGTCCTAAAAATGAATATGCGGCTAATAGTCCGTATTCGTTAGTTTCATCACCTTGTGCGACAGAGGCGCCTACTTTATGGAAATCAACATTACCGAAGTTTTGTGTTAATTCACGTTGTGATGTTACTAATACAGGTTTGCCTGCTTTTGATTTAACAGTTTGTGCTGCTATATCTGTTGTGCCAGTTGGGTCAACCTTGTCTTGGCCTGTCGCAATGAATAACATTGGAACTGTGCCTGTGCCAGTTGGACCGTAAACTGATTCGTCTGTGATTGTTACCTGAACTCCAGGTGAAACAAGATTTGCCATAATTTAGCTCCTTTATTAAAAACGTAGAATCGTTGTCTACTTGTATTTATGGTAGGTGCTGTAAAAAGGGGTGGTTACAGAGTTAAGTATATACTTTATAGCAGGTATTTTAGCGTTTGTTGACGTAAATCTTCCAATGTGCCGATATTGTTAATCTGTTTATCAAATGTCCAACCTGCCCAACTCCATTCACTTGGATGAACGCTTGGGTATTGTGTTTCCATTATATGTGGTGCGTGTTCTATATTTGCCTTACAAGCTGATCCCCACCATTCTGGTTCACCGTCTCGCCAAACAACTGCGGTAGTTCCACCGAAACGTTTTATTACGTTTAGTTCATTAAAGAATCTACAATCGCTTATAACAACATTCTTTTCGGCCATTGCAATTTGACGTTCACATGCTGCAACCCATATATCTGGATGAAAATGTCTACGCATAACATCTGTGCCTACTTGCTGTAGTGCTAGTCTGGGTGTGAAGTTAGGAATACTTAAACGCTCTGCCCACCATTCATCAACAGTTTCTCTCCAAACTCTGCTTTCTGGTGTATTGCCTTCTAGTAGTATTCTATCCCATTGAAATATATTAGCACATGCATCTTTTAATACACCTGCAAAACTAATACGCTGAAACCCTTCTTCGATTAAGAATCCGGCCGCTGTATCTTTGCCGTGTCCAATAAGTCCACATATACCAATTACTTTTTTCAATGAAATCTCCTATAACTTTTATATATTATAGTAGAATATTAATGATTTGTCAAGTATTATCCGATAACAAAACCTAAGCCGCTTTGTCCATCATTATATAATGTTAGCTCAGTTTCTAATTTGTCCATCTCTGCCATTGCATCAGTTCTAAGTTGATCTGCGTTCATTGTAGTTCCGCCTTGTGGTCCTGCAATCTGTGTAAATTTACCACGTGCTTCTGCTATCATAAGTTTTGCATGACACAACGAGTAATCTTTAAGCCAAGGACCAGCATATTGATCTGATATTAGTCCTTCATCTGTTCTATAGTTGTAACACCAAAGAACAGCATTATCGTTTGCTTTAAGTTTACGATGTATAATAAGTTTTTTATCTTGTGGGCGCCAAGTAAACATAAGCTCTGCTCCAAATAAGCGACCCATTGTTTCTCTGCTTTGTTGTAAGAAGTCAAATGTAGATAAACTACCTTTACGTGATGATCCTAGTAAGTATGTTTGCATGTATGCTGATTGAAATGGCTCAAAGTCATTACCTGAACCTGCACTTACACCTGTTGTTCGTCTATAAATGTCACGCACTTCAATAACTTCATTTGGTAATGTGTATTCGCTTTGGTCTTCTAAAAGTTCTAATACAATAAAACTTTCTTCAACTGCATTTTCACTTCGTTGTCTGTATTTCTCTAGGCTTTTTTTAATGGCTAGTTCGTAATGTTCTGGATCAAGTTCAACATCGACCATTCCTCCGCCTAAACGAAGTTCAATTTCTTTTTGTAATTCTGCTTTTTTGCTCATGAATACATTCTCCTGGAAGTTCTTTTCCTTACTATGTATTTATCTTATTCACTAAATAGATTTGTTGCAATTTTTACCATTTCTTCTGCATATTTTTTATCTACAGCATTGGTTGTTTTTAGTTTAGCAATATCTGGTATTTCCCTTGCTGATAAATCTTCTAGAAATTCATAATTATCTTCATAAGGGTTTAAATATGTTATATCTAATTGATCCATGCTTACATGTGTTAATTCATCTACTACATTTCCTAAAAATGGATCTCTAATATCAAAGAACTTATACTTTTCAGTTTCAAATATAAAGAATTTTCTAAAAACAAAATCATCTTTTACAAAAGCACTTAGGTGTGGGAACCTTCTAGTAATTTTTGAACTTTTATCTCCAAACAATGTGCCAGAAAATACATATATAATTTTCCATACGCCTATTTTTGTAAGTTCTTGCACTGCTACGTCAAAATCAAGTCTATCTTCAAACATTATAATATTATTAAAACCGGCATGTTGAGCAGACTCAAGTGATACTAGCCCTAGCTTCTGATCTAAATCCATATCAAGCGAATGAGTTTCTGTATTTTTACAATCTATAATTACACCAAACTTATCATCTTCACTTATGTTAAAAACTTCATAAGGATTAATATAAGTGAACATTAAAACACTGCCAATATTACTGTTTCGTTATTGAAGCGACCGTTAAGTTTTGTTTCTGTTGTTTTTAGTGTTTGAAACAACTTCTCTGTCTTAGACTTTGTAGTTTTTTTAATCATTGGTAAAAACTCATCTGTTTTACGAACTGTGCGTTGCACACTTTTTTCTTCGTTATAACCTTGAAGTGTTGTTCCTTTAACACTTAGTCCTGATCCATCTCTACCTAGTTTCAATGGATCAACATTACTTGCATAATATAATCCAATTTTGCGATTTTTACAATTAAACACTAATGCAATATTGGCTCCAATAATCTTTTCAGGTGGAACACTTGCAATACCATAATTACTATCACTTAGTTTGTAATTAAGTTTTTTAACAAGTTGATCTGCTGACTTGAATTTAGCCTTACGTGGCTTGCGTTGTGCTTTACTTTCTACAGAAATAATATCACATGCATCTACAATACGCTGATACATTTCTAATAGAGTTTTTGCTTGCTTGGCTGATAAATGATCGTATCCTTCTTTAAGTTGAGTATACATATCTTTCTCATGTTCGCTCATCTTCTTTAGTTTAGCACTAGTAGGAAAGTTAACCAAATCATAAATTTCATCACGCTCGCCTTGATACCATGTTTTAATTAATCTTGCATGTCCGGCTTTACAATTTTCTCTCCGTAATATTTTTACTGGCTCAAACTCCTTTAGTAATTGTGCATCATATTCAGATAGATACGTATCTACAAAATTTTCAATATCATTTGCCATTACAATACATGCTTCACGCATACGTTCTTGTATGGTAGGTTGATATGTGTTTGCTTTTTCTTTTACAATTTCTTTCTTTGCAGCAAGGATTGGCTTACCTGCCTCTATTGCAGTATTAATTTGCTTTCGTAAAAACTCTGTTGCTGGTTTAAGATTGCCCATTGTTCCAGCCAATGATTCCCAATACTTATCTTCTTTTTCATTATAATCTGGCATACCTGCTGATAGTAACTTGGCTGTAATTCCTGCTGTTACACTTAGCGAATGTCCTGGTGCGGCCTTAACTGCTTTTATATCTTCTTTAGAGAACTCTTCTCCTTGTTGTTTCATCCATTCTTCAACTGCCGGATAAAGATCTACTGGCTTGTAGTTGTGATAATACCATTCACGGGCATGTTGAGCTTTGCGATGAAATTGTTCACCTGTAAGTTCTTCCCAACCTTCCCAAGTTGGAGCTTCAAGTTTTGCACCTCGCTTAATGTGTGGTGCTCTACGTGGCGCCTTTTTCTTTCGGGGCTTTAAGTTTGTCTTTGCCATGTAGCTTCTCCTATAATGATGAAATTCTTAAAAGTATAATATTACAGTTTATTGGTTTTGTCAACCATTGCGGTTAACTACCGGTAACAAGTGCAAGCGATCCATCGTCTTGCATTTCAAAATCTTCAATGTAAATGTGCCAATCACCAACAGCTGCTTTAGCCTGTTGAAAACAACTTTCAGCGGCACGCCAAAGTTCGCCAACGGTACCATTTACAGCCATTGAGCTGAACTCAATCCAAGTAACTTCACTTTCTAGTGTATCTCCCATTGATTCAATACACTTGTATGTAACTTTGCGTGGCTTGTTAGTAAAGATCTCAAAGTCCAACGGCATTGCAGTATCGCTCATTGACCAAACAGTTTGGTAACCTTGCTGTTCTTTAAGATCATTCCAATGTTCAATCTCAAGTGTCATATCATCCACGTCTTCAAATTTCACTCCTTCAAAGTGTAATATCATATCATCTACTGTATCGTCAAATTTTCCTAGTGCTTTAGACATTTTTCTTCCTTTTTACTTAATTTACTTATACAGTATAAGATATCTTGGTGCATTTGTCAAGAAAAAACCCAAGAAAAGAATCTTGGGTTTTCAATTAGTTACAATTTTTCTTTATTTTTCTTTGATTTGTCTTTCAAATTCTCTTAAACGTTTGAACACACTCATTAACTCAATAAGTGTTGGCCACGCTCTAAAGAGATATTGCATACTACCTTCAACACGTCCAAATGCACGAATAATCTGTTGCATTACACCTAGTGTTACAACGCCGGCTACAATAGCTGGTGCTAAGAACACATAAGCTGATAACACGTTTGCTTGTAAGTATGTAATACGTCCTACATTAAAATACAAATAACGCAAATAAGACTTAAAGTGAATACTACGAACATCTTGGAAAAGTTCGTTAATAGTTTTTGGTCTCACATTGCCATCATCTTCTGCGATAACAAGTATTTTTCTGTATGCCGCTTCTTTCTTCTGCAAATCATATTCAACACCAACTAAGCGTAATATCCAACCTAGTGCTATTAAGAATAATGTTCCGCCTACTGACCAAACAATAGCACCTGTAACAAGTCCATATTGCCAATCACCAAAGAAGAAGATAGGAATACCTACTGATAGTCCTAATAGAATAGGAACGAACTGAACTAGAACCATAATTGATTCAATAAAACTTGTTCCTAATCCTTCCATAATACGACTAAACTTAATAGTATCTTCTTGCACACGCTGAGCGGCGCCTTCGATAGTTCTAGCTTTGTCATATACACTATGATACCATTCAACCATTGCTGTGCGCCATCTAAATAGATAGTGTGCTGTAAAGAAACTTACTACTACTGCGATACCTACATAGATAGCCGCCAAGTATAAGAAACTTGCTAAACTACCCCAATATTCACCTATGGTGATTGCATTGGGTGTTGCTAATGCCTTTTGAATCATATCATAAAATTGGCCGAACCATTCGTTAATCTTAACATCAATTTCGACTTGTACCCAAAGCGATGATAGGATTATTGCTGATCCTAGCCAGGACCATAAAGCCCATTTTTTTACTGTAAAAAATCTAAACATAATTTTTCCTCTTTATAATGCTAGTTAAGATTAACTACGCATATAACTATTTACCATCTTGGAAGTTCGCAAGTCATAAATACTGTATATAATAGGAAAACCATATGCCAAGATTAAGTTTATATAAACCATACAAAAGCAACGATTATAACTTCATGGATAGAAGTATTCTCGAACAATTTTCAATTGGTGGTGTCGCAATACATGTTCATAAGTATCTTGGACCGCAAGATGACCCGTCTAGTAACGATCCAAGTGAGCCTAACTATAGTAGTGGCACACAAAAAGATATGTTATCTGGTGAAGAATTAAATCCAGAAGGTTTAGTTGATGAAACTAAAATCCAAGACTTACTGTTTATGGAAAACAGAGATCGTAAATACGATCCTGATATATTTGAACTACGTGGTGTATATAATGTAAGTGATAACGATTTTGATCTAACACAATTTGGTTTATTTTTAACAAATGATACACTGTTTATTACTTTTCATATAAACGATATGGTTCAAAAACTTGGCAGAAGATTAATGCCAGGCGATGTTTTAGAATTACCACACTTACGTGACGAATTACTATTAAGCACAGACAGAGATGCTGTTAACAAGTTTTATGTAGTGCAAGATGCAAGTAGAGGAAGTGAAGGATTTTCACAAACCTGGTATCCACACATTTGGCGTGTTAAGGTAGCACCATTAACAGATACACAAGAATACGCAGATATACTTGGAACTGCTGGTGATCCAGATAGTCTTAAAAATAGCCTTAGTGCATACAAAACCGAACTTAATATTAGCAATGCAATTGTAGAGGCTGCAGAAGAAGCCAATCCAAATAACTTACCACTGGCAGAACATTTATTCGGAGTAGATGATCAAAAAGAAAGTGCATACGAACATGGTGAAGTTTTACAAACTGGTGATCAATTCCCACAACAACCAAACGATGGAGAATATTTCATAAGAAATGATTTCAATCCAAATAGATTGTTTGTGTTTAGAGGCAGCAGATGGCATAGGTTATATGATAACATTACAGACAAAACATGGTCTGATAAAACTTACAATGCAGGAGACTTTATTAACAATAATGCAACAACAGTTGTTGATAATACAGAGGTCCCAGAACGTCAAGCATTATCTAAGGTGATGACACCAAAGAAAAAAGGACTAGATTCAGACTTTTAGGAATAAGCAATGGCAGAGCAACAATACTTTTACGACAAACAGATTAGAAGATACATTCAGCAGTTTATAAGACTGTTTAGTGGATTTAGTGTGCAAATGGGCAAGGATGATACTGGCTTAGCACAAATGCAATTAGTTCCTGTTCGTTATGGCGATATTAATCGTATGGCAGCACATATAACAAGAGAAAATTCAGAAAACATTGTTAATACTGTTCCTTTTATTAGTTGCTACGTAACTAACTTAGCTATGGCGCCAGAATTAAGAACATTTCCAGCTCATATTGATAAAGTTCAAGTAGCTGAAAAGAAATACAACAATGTAACTGGCGAATATGGTAATGAGCCTGGCAACAGATATACAATCGAAAGACATAATCCTGTTACATATATGTTGTCAATGAATTGTGATATATGGACATCAAATACTGAACAAAAATTACAACTAATGGAACAAATATTAGTGTTGTTTAATCCAACGTTAGATGTTAAAACATCTGCTAATCCATTTGACTGGAGTGCTTTAACTTATGTAGAAATGAAAAATACTACATGGAGTAGTAGAAGCGTAGGTAGTAGTATTGACGATATTATTGATGTTGCATCTATACAGTTTGACATGCCAGTATTAATTAACCCACCTGCAAAAGTTAAACAACAAAAACTTATTCATACTATTATTAATCAACTATATAATCTGGATGATGCAGATTTAGATAATTTTAGACAAAATACTCCATTTGATAGAACTTCAGTTGAATATACTGTCGTTACATTCGAAGATAGAAAAATTAAATACGAAGATGGTGAAATAACACTACTTGCACTAGATGGCTCTAACTTAGATTCAAACGATGCTATCATTACATGGGAAAAAGATTTAAAACCTTTTGGAACATTACGTCCTGGTATTAGTCAAATTAGATTAAGAAAAAATTCAGAACCAGGCAACGACGAAGATGATATAATTGGAAAACTATACGAACATCCAAATAACCCTGGAAAATTAAATGTTACAATTGACGAAACTACTTTGCCAACTAATACATTGAGTCCTATTAATGGAATAATAAACGGTATGATAAACTATCCAGGCGATGGAACTGTTCCTGCTCCAAATACTGTAGGAATTAGATACTTATTAATGGATTCTATTCCTGTTAGTTCAAATTGGAATGGATTATCAACCGCTAACAAATATGATATTGTTGAGTTTGATGGAAGTGGATGGTCTATAGTATTTAATGCTAGTTCTAATATTTCGTCTACTCATTACTGTAATAATATATCAACTGGTGACCAGTTAGAATGGAAAAATGGTAATTGGGTTAATAGTTACGAAGCTGTATACAATGCAGGATTCTGGAGAATCTACTTATAATGATAGAAGCAAGTGGCTGTATTTTTCTTAGCTCACATACTGGAAGAATTTTATTACAACTTAGAAGCACTAATGTTACTCATTCTAAAACATGGGGATTTTTTGGTGGGAAAAGTGAAGAACAAGAACGTCCAGCAGAAACACTAAGACGTGAGATAAAAGAAGAAGTAGGTATAATGCCTGAAATAGTAAAAATTATTCCTATAAGCAAATTTACAAGTGGGAATGGTAAATTTGTATACAACAGTTTTGTTGTAATAGTTGAAGAAGAATTTATTCCTATTCTCAACGGAGAAAGCAATGGATATGCTTGGGTTGATATAGGTCAATGGCCTAAGCCATTACACCCAGGTGCAAAAATACAATGTAAGTCAAAAGATTTCTTAAAGAAAATAAAAACTATCTACGCAAATGTTAGTTAGCACTAATACGTTTTTTCATACTTTCAACAAACTGTTCACGTAACCATTCAAAATCATTAATTTTGTTTAGTGCATCTACATCATCTTTGTGTTGAATACCATATGCTTTGCCTTCATTTGCGCCTTTAATACAGTAACGTCCAAAACGTCCGCCATTATCATCTTCACACCATGTTTTTAAACGATCTTCAGTTTCTTTAACAGGAGAATTAGGGTTAATTTGTGATGATAATTTTACACATTCACGGAATGCACTACGCCATGTTCTAAATGGATCTCTATTAAAACGTGTTATGTTTGAAACATCTCTAACTGGTTGATAAAATGCTGATCCTGTGCTGAAGTCTGGTAACACGTGTCCCATTTCAATAACTTGTTGTCTTGGAAATAATTTTATACCGCCAAATCCATATTCCAAATCATTAATTGGGTTACGAGCAAACCATACATATGTTGTATTAGCTCTTTTTGCCATTGGTGGAATATAATCAAAACAAAAATCATTCATAATATCTGCATCTGCATCAACAATATATACCATTTCTGATTTTGCTAGTTCTCCTGCTTTTTTATGAGCATTACCGATGCCTTCTACATTTTTAACATGTATTGCATCTGGAAAACGAACTTTTAGTTTTTGATAATTGTGGTCTGCTTCTGCTTCATGGAAACTGATCATAACAATATCAAAGTCTGCTTCGTGATAAGAGCCTATTACTTTATTTTTTACTGCTCCGTGTATTACGCCACCTGTTGGAACTAGTTGAATGTCTCCCCAATTTACAGGACGTCCAGTTCTTTTAATTACCTTTGGAAATTTGTGTATAACATTATGTCCTACATCACTTGGTTTATAGTGCCAAGGAAAATTAGGGTTTACTGTTGCTCCTTTAAGAACAACCCAAACCATATCTGATTTACCTGCATATTGTGATGCAAGTTCAGATAAAGAATCTGTATCAGTTGTTTTTTGATCTACGTAAATTATTGGATATGGAGTAAAAATAAATTTCTTTAATCTATCCCAAGGTGTAATTACACTTTGTCCATTAAAACTAAGTAAATTATTATTTATTGAAGTTTTGCTAATCATAACAATCGCCTTTTATTGTGTATTCTTTTGTGCCTATATGTGCAACTCTATCACTTAACTGATTGTCAACATGTGAAATATATCCATGTGTTGACGCTTTTTTGCAAAAATATATATCTTCGCCCATTAAGTTAGTATAGTCATCATTCCATTCAACGCTATAGTGAGGTTTAGGAATATTTTCATATACACATCTATTTACCAATAACAACCCACTGCCTAATGCAAATACTTCTTCGACACCGTTGCCGCTAAAGACTCTTTTATCAAGATTGGTTTCATTTTTAAATGCTACCGGTCTATGCGGTTTTACCCTAGTGCTATAATTTGCTCCTACAATGTCTTTTTTATGTGATAGCAAAGAAAATAATGCATCTACTGGAAATTTCATATCACTGTCAACCCAAAATATATGTGTTGCTTGTGTTTCTAAAACTTCGTCAACTAGTTGTTGGCGTTGCATTGCTACTTCACTACCCATTACCATATGTAAGGAAACTTTTTGTCCTGCCTCACCACATTTTTTCATAAGCATAGCCAAGCTATAACTAAATGTAGATGTTACATGGTCCCTTACTGGAACACATATTGCAACATTTGAGATATAATTAGGTTTCTGTATAAACTTGGGTATACTTACCATTTAAATTAATCAGTAAGTTCTGAGCCAAGCTCTGCTTCAATTTCTTGCACTGAGTCATTTAATGATTTAGCAAGAGTTGTGGCTGATTTAACACATGATGCAAATGCATCATCTGATAGTGATGCCATATAATTCATATGCTCTGGTTGAACTTTACCAATTGTAAGAATATCAATTGCTGCCAAACGTGCAAGACGTGATATCCAATATTCTTCTTCTGTTGCTTCAATGCCGCTAATTAAAGCGTCAAATTCACCGTTTTTAGCAACAAAGTCAGTAGCCACTGCTTCTAGTATTGCTAAGTCTGGATGTGACTGTGAACGTGCTTGCATTAGCTCATTTTGTAAATTTAATGCTTGACGTTCTATTGTTGGATGTGCTCCCAACAAAAATGTTTCTATTTCAAATCGTGTTCTTGAACTCATAGTTTTCTCCTGTATTGAGTATACTTGTATGTATTCGTTTAATTATACAACATAAAGCATACACTGTCAAGAGCGACTCGACAGTGTATAATCATAATTTATGATGCGCCTGTTGAGTTAGGGTTTTGCCATCCGCCAAAAGTGGCCGATAACTTAATGTTCGTTGTCACGTTAGGTGAGATGAACGTTCCTAATTGGTATAGTGAAACTGTTCCACTTAATCCAAAGTAGTCACGCACTGTGCTCATGCTAATTTGTGATCCGGTTGCTGGTAATGCCATTCTTGTTACTCCTCGAGTTTATTAACGTTAACAAACACTCGTTTGTTAGTATTATTTATCGTATTTAATATATTAGATGTGTTAATGGTTAATTATCTTTTGCCTTTTAAAAATTCTACTTCCTGTATGAGATTTTCAATTTGGCTTTGTTGTTCTTTTATTGCTTCAATAAGAACACCTACAATGTTTCCATATGCTACAGATTTATAGCCTGTATTACTATCATTGTGAACTACTTCAGGTAATACTTGTTCAACTTCTTGTGCTATAACACCAATTGACTGTCTTAGGTCGCCTGATAGTGAATCTGTTTTATCAAACATAACTCCACGCATTGCATTTACTTTGTCTAATGCATCTTCTATTGTTGTTATGTTGCTTTTTAGTCTTTCATCTGAGAATGCTGTAACATCACCTGATGCAGTAATTTCTCCTGTAACTGATAATGCTGAACTGCTAAGAACCATTTTTTCAGTATTATCAATATAAAATTGTATTTGTGTGTCTGCGTCAACATTTCCTACATCTGCATTAAATCTTAGGTTGTCACCAAATGAAACCATATCATGATATAATCCTGTTATAGTTGTATCATTTAATCTAACTCCTGGGTTTGTTGATTGAACAGTAAGTTCTTGTCCAGGTGTTAATGTTCCAACTGATAATTCTCCAGTTACTCCAAAATCACCTGTATAACTTCCACTCATTTTAAACTCTGTTCCGGTTAATGTCAACCCATTTCCGGCTGTATATGTTGTGTTTGTATCAGTATTTGTGTCTGTGCTACTAATAGTAAAGTTAGGATATGTTCCACTAATACTTGTAGCACCTGATCCTGTTAAACTTACAGTTTGGTCTGGTGCAGTATTTTGAAATTCTGTTCCAACTAAGTTTAATCCTGTGCCTGCTGTATATGTTGTATTTGTAAATGATGTAATATATCCTGCACCATTAGTTAACTGATTGTTATTAGTTGGTATTGTTGGCTTATTAGATAAATCTGTATAGCTTCCACTAAACAATTGACTAGTTGTTGCATAACTACTATCGTTTGTAAATGAACTTACATTAGTTGGTATACGTGCATCAACTCTAGCATTAGTATAATATAAGTTTGTTCCTTCTGTTAAATCAGAAGTAGTCTTAGCGTTAAATATTGTATTAACTCTAGCATCTGTATAATATAAATTTCCGGCTTCTGCAATGTCATCTGTATCTAATGCACCTGTTCCACCTGATACTGATGAATCAACATATGCCTTGGTTGCGGCATGATTGGCACTACTTGGTGCGCCACTTAATGTAAGTGCGCCTGTCATAGTGTCGCCTGCTTTAGCAACCTTTGTTCCTATTGCTGTAGTTAATGTTGTGCTAAGATTTGGATCATCACCTAATGCTGCGGCTAGTTCGTTTAATGTATCTAATGTTGCTGGTGCTGAATCTACAACACCTGCTACCGCTGTATCAGTGTATGCTTTTGCATCTACTTCGGCTTGGTCTGCATATGATTCATATGCAGTTGTGATTGCTGTTTCTCTTGTATCAGTGTATGCTTTTGCATCTACTTCGGCTTGGTCTGCATATGATTCCATAGCAGTTTGTAGCGAAGTATTTGCACCTGCCGCCGTTGCTTCTGCCGCCGCCTGGGCTGCATCTGCTTTAGTAGTTGCATCTGCTGCCGCTGTGCTAATTGCATCTGCTTCGGCTTGATCTGCATATGTCTGATATGCAGTTGTGATTGCAGTTGTTTGAGCTGTATCTAATGAGGCTGCTGTTGCTGCCGCTGTAGAAATTGCATCTGCTTCTGCCGTATCTGCATACGATTGAGCTGATGCCAATGCCGCATTTGCTTTAGTAGTTGCATCTGCTGCCGCTGTGCTAATTGCATCTGCTTCGGCTGTATCTGCATATGTTTCTGTGGCATAATTTTTTGTGCCTAATAAAGTGTTTACTCTAGCATCAGTATAATAGAGATTGCCTGCTTCTGCTATGTCGTCTGTATCTAATGAACTTGTTCCGCTTGATATTGAACTATCTACATATGCTTTAGTAGAGGCATGATTTGCATTAGTAGGTGCACCACTTAATGTTAATGCTCCTGTTAATGTTCCACCTGCTAATGGTAGCTTAGTGTTAATGTTACCTGTGTTTGTACCAATGTCGGCAGCTAATGCAGATGTTGTTGATGTTAAGGCCGAGACAGCTCTTGCATCTGTAAAAAATAAATTAGTTGAGCCTTCAGTGACATTATCAGTATTAATTGATGCTTCCGTTAAATCAGCAATATCAACATTTTTTAATGTAATTTTTGGTGGCGAGGCTCCATCATGTGTAAATACATCTACGCCGCCAATTTGTAATTTATCTAGATTACTATTTGTTTCAATAACCGCTGAAGCGTCTATATCTTGTATTACTGTTTGGTTACCAATTTTAAAAGCCACGTTTAATCTCCATCCTATATTATATATTTATGCTTGTTATGGAATAAGCTGATATGTAGAAGGAATAAGTTGAACCCAATTTGTTCCATTATATCCTTCAAACATTTTTGTTGTTGTATTAAACCACATCATGCCTTCTACTGCTGGAGATGGTCGACCTACTGCCAGTCCTTTTGGCAATACAAATGTAGTTGTTACTTCAACATCACCAACTAATCCGCCAGTAAATGTAGTGCTTGTGCTTGACACATCTACAATAACTGTGCCAGTGTTGTTTATAACATCACCACGGAATGTTGCTGGTGTTGAAGCATCACCTGGATTCAATACAATCGATGTTGTGTCTGTTTCATCCGCTAAATTATAGCCAACTTTATTAGCATATGAAGAGTCTGTATCAGTAAAACTAATAACACCAGTGGAACTATCATAAGACAAACTACCAGTTGCCGAAATGGATGCTCTTGCATCTGCATCTGTATATTGTGTTGGTAAATTGCCTGCAACAAGTGTATCTGCAGTAAGTGTTCCTACTGTAATACTACCTTTTGTAATTGCACTTGCATTTATACTATTAAGTGATTGTGGCGTTAATTCAACTGAATCAATTAGTAGAAATGTATTTGTTTCGTGATCTCTAACAAAGCCGGCATAAGTTATAGAGCCGATTTTGCCCAACCACCCTACGTCTGTTGGTAAGCTACTATCTTTATTCAGTATAAGTAATGGATCATTAAATCCAACGTCATTACTTATAAGATTAGTTGATTGTATTCCTCTGAATGCCATTTAAATTCTCTCTATGTTATGTTAGTATTTATCAATAAAAGAAATGTTAGTCATAAAAAAAGCAGTGCCTAAGCACTGCTTTTAATGTTAGTAATTTAAAATTACTTTTTAAGTTCTTTAACTTCTGCTGATAGTTCTTTAACCGCTTCAATTAATAGACCTGTAATGTTACCATAAGCAACATGATGTAAACCGTTTGCATCTGTGTGAACTGCTTCAGGTAATACTGCGTTTAATTCCTGAGCAACAACACCTGTTGATACTGAACCGTCTTCTAGTCTTTCAAAAGTAACACCGCGAACTGCTTCAACTCTATTTAGAGCGTTGTCAATTGTTTGGATGTTAGTTTTCAAACTCTCATCTGAGTAAGCTGTAATATCACCTGTTGCTGTAAAGCCACCTGTGAATGAACCTGACATTGCAATATCGTTTGCATTAACAGTAATACCGTTACCTGCAATTGCATTTAATGTAACACTTGAGTTTCCAGTTTGGTTAGCAGTGAATGATCCACCACCTGTCATACCAGCACCTGCTGTTACTGTCATTGTTCCATCACCAATTGTCAATCCACTAATAGCTGCTGAAAGTTCAGCATCTGTTGCCATTGCGTCTTGGATTTCTTTTAGTGTATCAAAAGCCGCGCCTGCACCGTTAGTTACGTCTGAAACTGCTGCTGCTCTGGCTGCATCTGCTTTAGTAGTTGCATCTGCTGCCGCTGTGCTAATTGCATCTGCTTCGGCTTGATCTGCATATGTCTGATATGCAGTTGTGATTGCAGTTGTTTGAGCTGTATCTTTAGCTGTTGCATCTGCACTTGCTGTTGCTTCTGCTGCCGCCTGGGCTGCATCTGCTTTAGTAGTTGCATCTGCTGCCGCTGTGCTAATTGCATCTGCTTCTGCCGTATCTGCATAAGTTTCTAATGCAGTTGTTTGTGCCGCATCTGCTGCCGCCCAAGCTGTATTAATTGCAGCTTCTCTTGTATCAGTATATGCTTTTGCATCTACTTCGGCTGCGTCTGCTTTAGATGTTGCATCTGCTGCCGCTGTGCTAATTGCATCTGCCTCAGCTGCGTCTGCCTTAGTAGTTGCGTCTGCTGCCGCTGTGCTAATTGCATCTGCTTCGGCATTATCTGCATATGTTCTGTATGCTGATGTAATTGCTACTTCACGTGCATCAATATATGAATGTTCAGCATCTGCTTTAGTAGTTGCATCTGTTGCCGCTGCTGCCTGAGCCGCATTTGCTTTAGTAGTTGCATCTGCTGCCGCTGTGCTAATTGCATCTGCTTCGGCTTGATCTGCTTTAGTAGTTGCATCACTTGCCGCTGTGCTAATTGCATCTGCTTCGGCTTGATCTGCATACGATTGAGCTGATGATAATGTTGCCGCATCCTGTGTGTCAACATATGTAGTTGCTGCTTTTAGACCCAATGCTGTAGTCATTGTTGCACTAAAGTTAGCATCATCACCTAACGCTGCCGCTAGTTCATTTAACGTATCAATTGCACCTGGTGCCGAGTCAACTAAGTTAGCAACTTCAGTATCAGTATATGAAGCAGCTGCTGTTTGTGCCGCATTTGCTTTAGCTGTTGCGTCTGCACTTGCTGTTGCTTCTGCTGCCGTTTGGGCTGCACTTGCTTTAGTAGATGCGTCTGCACTTGCAGTTGAAATTGCATCTGCTTCGGCTGTATCTGCGTAAGTTTGCATTGCAGTTGTTACTGCTGCGTCACCTGCCGCCCAAGCAGTATTAATGCTTGAAGTTTGTGCCGTATCTGCCGCTGCCCATGCCGTATTAATTGCTGTTTCACGTGTGTCAGTGTATGCTTTAGCGTCTGTTTCTGCCGTATCTGCATATGATTCATATGCAGTTGTGATTGCTGTTTCTCTTGTATCAGTATATGCTTTAGCGTCTGCTTCGGCTGTATCTGCATAAGTTTCTAATGCAGTTGTTTGAGCTGTATCTGCCGCTGCCCATGCCGTATTAATAGCCGTATCAGCCGCTGCAAATTCAGTGCGGATAGCCGCTCTGTCTGTAGATGCTGATGCTAAAGCTGTAGTAATAGTTGCCGCATAGTTGGCGTCATCGCCTAATGCATTTGCTATTTCATTCAAAGTATCTAAGGCGCCTGGCGCTCCATTTACTAAGTCTGAAATTGCATCATCAACATAAGATTTATTTGCACCATCTGTTGCTGCTGTAGGAGTTCCTACATTAACAATTTTATTTGAATCTGCATCAATTTTATCACCAAATACAACCGCTGTTCCACCTGCGTCAGTAATTTTCTTACCTGATCCCATTTGTAACGTTTGTTGGACTGAAATTGGTTGATCTGAAGCAAATGCAATTTGTCCAGATCCTGTAGTTCTTGTTAATAGACCTTGGTTGTTGTCCGCCGATACGACGATTGTTCCAGAGTCTGAGTGAAGGACTTTTTGTCCATCAACATATAATGAGCCTTGTGATAAAAACAAGTCTCGCCATTTCTTCGTTGTTGAGCCTAAATCGTAACCTGTGGTTCCATCAGAGTCAACAGTTGGAAGAATGTGGCCGGTCATTTCCAGATTAGCTGATATGCTTGAATCATCGCTAGTTTGGAAGCCGCCGTCGATTATAAATTTTTTCTGTGCCATATTTTAATTTTCCTTTTTCGCGAAAAACGGATCTACATTGAGTAGCAATGTATTTACCGTTATCTTTAACATATTAAATGCTTTTATATTCATAATATACTTAACCTCTAATATGGGGTGCAACCTCGGGCTGCACCCTATTAATATTGGTTACCTCAACTTACACATCAATGTATGTTGAAATAACTTTTACTGTTGCTGTTCCTGAGTTAGTTGTATAGGTTAACTCTACGTTAGCTCCGTTCATGTCAACACTTGCGTCACCCACTAAGCTAGAACCTGTATACACCATCGCATATTCTGTGATGTATGCTGTAGTTCCATCGTGTGTAACTAGTGCTTCACGTGTTTCGTAATTTCCATTACCATCGTCTGCTTGTATAATATACTTCGCTGAACGATATGTTGCTTTAGCAAAGGTATCGATTACATCTCCACCTGTTGTAGTTGAAACATTCGAACCTTGCACGTATGCTTTGATATCAGCTGATAATTTATCAGTTGTTACCTGTCCTGCTGTTAGCGTTGGTGATAGTCCTACTTGAGGAGCAATAACAACTGCTTGTGTGCCTACCGGCATTGCAGATGTTAATGTAATCACTTGGCTAGCAATTGTATAGTGTGTAACTGGATCCTGAATAACACCGCCAACAAATACAAATGCATCCGCTTGATTAATATCTTGCGTTAATGCAAATTGTGTTGCAACACCGTCACCTGCAATAGTTTGACGGAAGTTGTTAGTGAATATCAATGAAGGATCTTTAAGTTCCATACCATCTTCGTTTGAATTAACAGTTAAAACATATCCATCTTTGTTAGTATATGCTGTGTCGCTTACATCTGTTAAATCTAGGACTGTTTTATCAGTATCAACGCTAATAACACCTGTGCTATTGTTATAACTTACTAAACCATCGCCTGCTGTATCTGTTACAGATATAGCTGCTCTTGATCTAGCATCAGTGTAATATAGGTTTGAACCTTCAGCTAAGTCGTCTGTGTCAAAGTTTGACAAGTCTAGTGCAGAAACTGCCGCATCTAGTTGACTTTTGTTGATGGCATCGCCTGCCGCTGTTCCGTTTGCAAGTCCAGTTACTTTATTGCTACCCATTGCAATATCACCCGACATAGTTCCACCAGCAAGTGCTAGTTTAAGGTCGATGTTTGATTGTAATGTAGTATCTGCTGCCTTATAAGCTGTATCTAACGCCGTATCTGCCGCTGCACGATCAATTAGCTCTTGAGCTAAGCCTGCCGTGTTAGTTGCAATATCAGTTGCGTTAGCATTTACTAGTCCAGTCAATGTGCTATCAGCACCTTGGAATGCAGTTACAATTTCTGTAAGTGAATCTAGTGCTGCTGGATCAGTGTTGCTTAGAATACCTGCAATTGCTGTTGCGTTTACCGCCTCTGCCGCTTGTGCTCTTGTGGCTTCTGCTGCAATTGAGGCTGCGTTAGTTACAACGTCTGCTGCAATGGCGTTTTCTGCCGTTGTAGCTCTTGTTGTTTCTGCCGCAATTGCGTTAGCATTTGCAACTTCTGCCGCACGTGCTGTAGTTGCCTCTGCCGCTACCGCAGTAGTTCTGTCAGTAACTTCTTGTGCAATAGCATCTGCGTTTGCTTTAGCTTGTGCATCAAGTAATAAGTCAACTGCTTTTAAGTTAGAACCAGCATCAATGTAGTTTGAACCACTGTGTGCTGTATATGTTCCGTCTAAGTTCAGTCCACCACTTGCCTGTGTTGCTGTAATTTCTAACAAGTTAGCCGCTGCCGATGCCGCATTTGCCTGCTCAGCCGCTCTGGCTGTTGATGCCTCTGCTGCTAAACCGTTTGTAAGAACTAATTCTGCCGCTTCTGCTCTAGTCTTTTCAGTTAGAACTTCTGCATCAGTATAAGTTGCCGCTGCCGTAATAGCATCTGCTTCTGCCGTATCTGCATACGATTGTAAAGCTGTTGTTTGGGCTGCGTCTGCTGCCGTAAATGCACTTGTTACTACTACGTCTGCCGCAATATAAGCCGCTGTAACAACACCGTCAGCTGCTGCAAATTCTGTGCGAATTGCCGCTCTGTCTGTGTTTGCTGCCGCTAAGTTAGTATCAACTTCACCGTGAACTTCGTTTACTGCTGCAACTAAATCAGATGCTGTAGTATTTAAGTTACCAATTGTGCCTATATTAGTAGTATTAGTGTTTACTTCACCATGCACTTCGTTAATAGCACCAACAAGTGTTGTTGCTGTTGTGTCTAGTGATTGTCCACCTGTTGAAACTACTGCTTCTAAACTATCTAAACGACCTTCTGCTGCGTCCATTTCTGTTTCTAGTGTTACAATGTCAGCTTCGTTAGTTGTTAAACGTGTTCCGTTAGCTGTAATTAGACCTTGTAAAGTTGAATCAGCGGCTGCAAAAGCATCACCAATTTCTTTTAATGTGTCTAATGCACCATCGGCATTTAACAAGATAGCGTCAACACGAGCTGATTCAGTATCAATGTTACTTTGTAACGTTGCGTCTGCTGCCGCTCTGGCTGTTGATTCAGTTGTAATAGCTGCTGCGTTTGTAGAACCAGTTACTGTGTTAGCGTCTACGTCTGTGCGTAAACCTGCTTCAATACCAGTTGCACGTGTTACTTCATTTGTAATAGCAGTAGTGTTTGCACCTTCTGCCGCTCTAGCAGTTGTGGCTTCCGCCGCAATTGCGTTTGCGTTTACAAGTTCTGCTGCTCTGGCTGTTGTAGCTTCTGCTGTAATGTTAGCTTGTAACGTGTTATCTGCAGATGTTCTATCTGTAACTTCTTGTGCAATTGCTGCCGTGTTAGTTGCAATGTCACTTGTGTTAGTTGATATGTCACCAGCGTTAGCTGTTACTTGAAGTTGAATAGCTGCGTCTGCCGCCTTATAAGCTGTATCTAGAGCCGTGTCAGCTGTTTGAAACGCTGTAGTTACTGCCGCGTCACCACTATCAATACGAGCTTTTACAGTGTTACCATTTGTTCCGTCTACAGTTGCATCACCAATTAGTGCTGCGTCTTCTGTATCTGCATGTGCAATCGCTGCCGCCTGTGCCGCGTTTGCTTTAGTAGTTGCGTCTGCTGCCGCTGTTGCCACAGATGCCGCATCACCACTAATTCTTGCAGTTTCTTCTGCAGTGATATTAGTTTGTAATGTAGTGTCTGCTGATGCACGTGAAGCCGCTTCAGTGTTGATATTACCTTGTAATGTAGTATCAGCACTTGCTCTTGCAGTTGCTTCAGTTGAGATAGCTGTAGTATTTGACGCAATTAAGGCACTAAAGTTACTGTCAGCTGCCTGGAACGCCGCTACAATTTCTGTTAACGAGTCTAATGCTGCTGGATCTGTATTGCTGATAATGTCATCAATACGTGCTGTTTCTGTGTCAATGTTTCCTTGTAGAACACCTTCGCGTGTGTCTGTGTATGCTTTTGCGTCTACTTCGGCTTGGTCAGCATATGCTTCCCAGGCTGTAGTATTTGCAGTTGTTTGAGCTGTGTCAGCCGCTGCCCACGCCGTATTAATACTTGTAGTTTGTGCCGCATCTGCTGCCGCCCAAGCTGTATTAATTGCTGTTTCACGTGTGTCAGTGTATGCTTTAGCATCTACTTCTGCTTGATCGGCATATGCCTCCCACGCTGTAGTATTTGCTGTTGTCTGAGCCGTATCTGCTGCCGCAAAATCAGTTCTGATACTTGTATCAGCGTTCTGTCTTGCAGTTTCTTCAGAAGCGATATCAGCCGCGTTTGCCGCCTCAGCTCCTCTGGCAGTAGTTGCCTCTGCCGCTAAATTTGTTGTTAAGGTTGAGATATCTGCGTTAGTGGCTGAAATTTCAGCTGCTAATCCATTTGTTAATGTTGTGATATCACCTTCATTTGCAGTAACACGAACGTCTAAGGCATTATCTGCCGCTGTTCTTAATCCTGCTTCAGTAACTACCGCTGCTGCGTTAGTTGCCTCAACTCCTTGTGCTCTAGTAATCTCAGCCGCAATATCACTTGCGTTTTGAGTTTCAGCTGCTGTTGCTCTAGTAACCTCATTTGAGATTGCTGTGGCGTTTGCTGCAATACCTGCCGTAAATACTGAGTCTGCACTTTGGAATGCAGTTACAATTTCACTAAGCGAGTCTAGTGCTGCTGGATCTGTGTTACCTATAATATTTGTAATCTGTGTTTGTAATGCCGTATCTGCTGCCTTATAAGCTGTATCTAGGGCACTCTCAGCCGCTAATGCACGTGTTTCCTCGTTTGAGATAGCAGTGGTGTTTGCACCTTCTGCCGCACGAGCCGTAGTAGCTTCGTTTGTAATTGCTGTTGTATTAGCCGATTCTGCTGCTGTGGCGCGATTCGTTTCTACTAAAACTGCTGCTGCGATATCTGAAGCAACTGCTGTCTTGGCTCTAGCATCAGTAAAGTATAAGTTTGAGCCTTCTGATAAATCATCGGTATCATATGAACCAATAAGATCAGCTGCTGAAACTTTCTTCAAAGATGATGAAGCTGCGACGTGTAATAGAATTGTATCTAACGAATTAACTGAACTTGCACCTGTTTGGCCAGAAACGGATGCTGCGTCTAGTTTGGATTCGGTTACTGATGCGTTAGCAAGAGCCGGCGTTTTTATTTGTCTAAAAGCCATGTTAGATTTCTCCAATCAATATATTGATAAAAACATATAAATTCTTTTATATGCCCAAGACAATGAGCTCACACTCATTGCATAATGTTATTTATCAATATATTGTGAAGATTATAACGTATGAAAATGATATTTATGACTTTAATTTGGTAAGTATCTAAAGTCAACTACTGCGTTAGTGGATGGTGCAGTAGTAATGGTTAGCGTTGATCCGCTAATGCTGTATTCAGTTGGTGGTAGAATTAATCCGTCTACAATAACCAATACACTGTGAACAGTATGTCCAGGTTGTATTAAGTAATCTGTAGTGGAGTTGTTTCCTGTATACTGACTACTAGTATATATCAAATTTAAGTGATGGTTTTCTATACTGTTATTGGCAGGTGATGACATTGTTGCATATGGATATCTATACTTGACATAAATGTTAAATCCAGAATCTGGTAACACATTAAATGTTAGCGTAGTTCCACTTACAGAGTAGATGCTAGGTCGTTGTAAGACATCGTTAACATACACATCAATTTCTTCTTCTCCTGCTGGAGCATCAGTAAGTGTAAATGAGTAACCTATACCGTCTGCTGTAAATTCTTGTGATGCTGGAAGTGACGACTGTGTTAGTTGTCCGTCTACAAAACTAAATCCGCCATTACCATCTGTTTGTAGTATTTGGCCGTTTGTTCCGTCACTGATACCTAAGTCAAGTATTCCACTTACATCACTAGCAATTGTTATGCCTTTTGATCCAGGTGTTGTAACTGGTGTAATAGTAATATTATTACCAGCACGAATATCAATTTCGTCAACAGCACTTGCAACAATATCAGTTGGTGTTAAATCACTTACCGTATCGTATATGTGCCACGTTTTAAACGTTGACTCAAGTGTAATTGTAACTGTGCCATCGCTGTTGTCTGTTAGTGCAAAACCACCATCAACATCAAATTTCAATCCTGTTACATCTGCTACACTTACGTTTGATGACGGGTCGTTAATTTCTTCAACTGTAAGTGCCAAATCGCTTCGTATAGCGGTGTTTACGTTAGCAAGCTCTGTTGATGTTGCGAACGTTCCATCAGCTGTTTGAAACGCATTTACGATCTCTGTAAGCGAGTCTAGTGCTGCAGGATCTGTGTTTGTAAGTATGCTTTGAACTTGAGATTGTAGTGTGCTAATATCAGCTGATATACTTGCTGATGCTACGCCAAACTGTCCGCTGTATGTAGCACCTGTAATATAAACACTTTTACCTGTAAACGATTTACCATCTGGTAAGTTTTCACCAATAAAGTTTAATACACCTGATTGATAATCAAAGAACCATTCATCGTTATTACCACTACCAGTAGTAAAGACTTTGTTGGACATTGTTTCAGCACCAGCAGAATCTCCGCTAGTGTGAATATAAACGTTTACAAGATATGTTGATCCAAATTCTGTTGGAATCCAGTCTGTTATTCCTGTTTTCCATGTTCTGTTTGTTGACGCTGTAATATCAGCTGTAGTTTCAACTGCCGTTTGTAGCGTTACATAGCTATTAGAAGCAGAAGGTTTTACACTTGGTATTTGTGCCGACTCTGCCCAAATCGTATCACCACGTATCAGTAGTGGACTTGGTAAACTTTCGTTGGCCGCTAATTTATTAAAGACTGTGTCAGTCTTAGTGGCACCGAATCCAACTTTCTTAAATAGATAGTCTAACTTTTGATTATCGGATATTGCCATTAGTTAGCTTCTCCTATTGATAGACTGTTTATTTGTTTGCCACTAGCAATTGCTATTCTAACCAACACAACATTGTTTGTTGCATTACTCATGTTTTCAGCACCTAGTGTCATTGTGTAGCTTGAGTTAATGCTTGTGTTTGTTGGAACAACATCTGCACCTGTTAATGCACAGCCATCTGATCCGTTACCTCCGTTTCCAGTATCACTACCAGGAACACCTGCACCTGCATATTGACTTGTGCATTCGATCCAACCATTTAATCCACTTGCAGTATCTATGCCAGTTCCAGGAGCTGCAATCCACATACCTGCAATGCCCGTAGAGTTAATGCTAATGTCGAAGTTAGCAACAACTTGTCTACGGAATGCAAATGTAAAGTATTGTGTTCCTGTATCTGAACTTCTATCAGGACCAACTGGTAGGTAGCCTGTGCTATAATCTGCAGTGTCGTGTTTTAACACACCCCATCTTACAGTAGCTTCTTGACTTCCACTTACACTAATTGCACCAGTAAATGGTGTAGCAGTATAATCAGTTGATCCGACAATAGTAGGAGTGTCCGTAGAATCCGCCACAAAGTCTGCAATACGAATTGCATTGTCTGTGACTACCCCATTACCTAAACTGGATTCTACAGGTATGGACGACTCAATTATTCCAAATGGTGTCGCTGTATGCACTTGAACTTTCTCGGGAAGAGAAACAAAGTTTCCAGTGCCATTGACATTATATGCTCTAACTTTCAAAGTTTCCACAGCCGCTATACTTGAATTAGTAATATCGATTGTTTGATCAGCAAATTGATAAGTTAAAGTGTTCGCTGTTGGAATGCCAGCGTTTAGGTAAGGGGTATTCTCTAAATCTGAATAACTCTTATATTGAGTGCTAATAGTTGCGCCACTTGTGCTTTCTAAATTAGCACCATTAGATATTTCAAACACATTATTTGTATCTCTATATGCCTGTCCAATCCAATTGTTTACTGTAACACCAGCCATTGTTAATTTTGGACTTCCTGTGTTATAGTATGGTATGCCCGAAATATATCTATAGCTACCGGCAACATCTTCTGTAAGTGTTGCACTAGCTACATCAATAGTTGGGCTACTTGTTAGGTCGTCACAAACCACTGTAACATAGTTTGTGTTGCCTGTTTCACTGTGTTCTATACGTTGGTCGTTAACACCAATTGTATATTCAGAAAATGGTTTAGAAATTTTTGAATCAAATGTTTGATAAAAACCTGTAGGATAAGTTGAAGAACTTATACTATCGTTTGCATCTCTTTGATCACTAACAACAAGACTTCCAAAAGTGCCGTTTTCGTTTAAGGAAGTTGTAAAGTTTTGAGAACCATCGTCGACGCCATTGACAACTGATTTTACTGTTCCACTTAATCCATTATATGAATTTTGTGCAACACTAGTGTCAAGGTTTCCACTTGTGTATCGTCTTGCTGTAGTTGTTTCCAAACTTGCACCTGCTACTAATGGAGCTGATGCACTGTTTTCTGTGAACCCATGTGCCAGTTTAGGACTAAGTCCTTGTGCTGAGTCTGTTAGTGAAATTGTTTTGCTACTTAATCCGCTTGGTGCATTTGGAACTGCATTTACTTGAAAGGTTAAGTTAGCTGAATCTGTTTGTGCGGTTATATCCGGTGTTCCGCTTGCTGTAAAGTCTAATTGGTAGTTACCTGGTGTAACACCTGTAAAGTCATGTTGGACACTGTTTAGTCCTGCTTCATTATCATTAGCACTGCTATCGTTCCAATCATATTCATGATTGTCACCATTTTCACTTGTGTTACTTACAGTAACTAATGCTCTGTTTACGCCGTCATAATCTACGCCGTCATATACGTCATATTGATTATCGCCATTGCGATCTGAAACTGTATCTGCACTACCTGAGATGCTTGCTCTAACATCTGGCTCAACATGAATTGTAAAGTTTGAACTTGAGAAAGGACTGTTACTATGATCGTTTATAACTTGTAAGTTACCTGTAAAGTCTTGAGGTGTATTATTGCTTGAAAGTGTATACTTATGTGATATTGTTTGTCCTGTATCACCAGATTGATTACTTCCTGCGTTTACTGTTGTGATTGTTCCATCGCCAAACGCCCATCTATACGTTGTTCCAAACTGTGTGTGATTACCAATTGTATTTTCTGTATTGTTTGTAAATATTACAGTAAGACCGTTATTGGCTTCTTCGTTAATACCTGTAGTAAGATCAGAAGTTGTGTCGGGCGTGTGTTCATCATAAATTTTATATGAAGCATCGTCGTCAATTGGGAGTAATGATGGCGTAGCTGTGCTATGACTGTCTAATGTTAGTGTAACGGTTCTTTGCACTTCTGCTTCTGTGCTAAGAGCAAACGTGTGGGCTAAACGTCCTCCACCAACACCGCCTGCTACACTATCGCTATTAATAACTTCATCTGATGAGCCATCACCCCAATTCCATGTGTATTGAATTGTTGCTCCTGATGTGTTAGTTGTTGTATTTTCAAAATAGACAGTATCGCCATCATCCCAATATGTAATTGCGTTGCCACCTGTTGGTGCATCGTATACTACAAATGAAACTGCTGGGTCGCCTGTAAAAATGGCTATGTAGTCTTCTCTTATTTTTTGTGCTGAGCTACCTGCTCCTGTTCCTGTATTGTTAAACGCTGTTACGTCTACATCAAACGGAGATCCGCTATTAGAAGCATATGTATGTGTGGGAGTTGAATCTGTTGTGGCTGTGGTTGTATTTCCGTCACCCCAATCAATTGTATATCTGTTTGGATTACCTACTGAGCTAATAGTTAGTGTTGCTGTTAATCCTGCACCACCTGATGTTAAGTCAGAAACAAAGTCTACGGACTTAACATAAGAATCTGTTCTTATATTTTCAATGATTTCAAGTATGTCATCTGTGTCAGCGTCATTTCCGCTATCAACAGCCGTAAGTCTAGTTTCTAAAAATATTTTTGTGACAGCATCTTGATCATCAACAGGATCTACTACATCAACGATTCTGTTTGTTTGGGCACTAATATTGTTATTGCCCTCTGCATCAAGTTTTAAATCTTTATCACTTGTTGATATCTTTCCACTATTGTGGTTAATATTAATCGACATACTCTTCCCTTTTTCAACTTTACCATAATGGTTATGTTACTTACGCAACGATATTAAACGTTTACGCTAGAACGGAAGTGCGAAACAATGTTCCAACTGCCATTTACAAATACTAATGTTGCACTATCGCCTTTTGCTGTAAAAGTGATTGAAGTAAAACCTGCTCCATTTGTTGGAGTAACTGTAGCAGGACCTGATGGGGTATCTGATACAGTAATAATTTTTTGTTGGCCTTCTGTGCCATCTGCTAAAACAAGAGCAACCGCAGTAGAACCATCAATTGCTGATAATGATGTGCTTGCTGTAATTTCTGTTGTTTCAGTTGTTGTGCTTACAATAACTGTTTGTATATTGAGTTGATCCCACATATTGGAACTACTACCAATATCGTGTGTTTTTGTAACGCTTGGCAGTAAGTCAGTTGATATGTTGCTGTTAAATGCTACAGATCCACTTGCGTTTCCTAGTGTTATAACATCACCAGATGAAACTATTGTGCCTCCAATATATAAACTTCCACCAACCCATGCGCCGCCTTCGACATGCAGAGCAGAGTCTGTGCTACTTAAAGCATTTAAATCAAGATCTTTAATACTTTTAATTACTAATTGATCGTTATCTGGTTTTATATATGATGCCATACGTTATTCTTCCTTATGTTCTCTTTACAATATGTATTTATCCAAAAAAAGAATATATATATTTAGAATTAAAAAAGGGCCCGTTAAGGCCCTTAATTATTGCAATAATTTTTAAATTAATTTAAAATTTAAATGATGCACCGATTGCCGGTGTTAAACTTTCTGCATCTGTATCATACGATGCTTCTGCATAAAGATCAATTCCCTTGAATGAACTTTTAACTCCTGCACCAACGTGTTGAAGTTTATTATCTTCGTCGCCGTTAACAAACACTGAAATTACTCCAGCATTTGCATTTACTTCATATCCTAGCTTATCAGCAGAATATGTTGCTGTGCCACCCACTGACATGCTTGATGTAAGGTCAAGTGATGAACTTACGCCATAAGATTTTGCTTTAGTGTCAGTGTTATAATCAATTGCTGCACCCATTCCGATAACACCGACTTTAAAGTCGTATGCTGCCTGAACGTTATCAAGATCAGTTACGTCAGTTGATAAACTGTCAAAACCGGCCATTAATGAAAGACCACCTGCTTTAGCCATCACTGATTCGTTTACCGTAGGATTAGCAAGTGTAGTTGAACCTACTACTTCTAGTCCTGCTGATGGGAACAAGTCGCCTTGCTTACCTAGTGATACTGTTGCACCTGCAACTGCTGTTCCGATCTGCCAATCACCTAATGCAATTGTGCCATCTGTAATTTTAAGATCAAACCCACCAAACGCTGGACCAGTTGAATCTAGGTCAAGGTTAAGTGTTGTGTTACTGACATACTTGCCAGTTGTTGAGTTTTTAGAAACATCAACATCAATAGTTGTAGTCAACGGAAGAACCGGTGATGCCGCTACTGTGGTTGTTGTTGTTTCGGCCTGTGCTGCAACTGATGTTGCAAACAGAATAGCCAAAACGCTTACTGTTGTTTTCATATTTTTTCCCTCTAAAATGCTAACTTCGTAGTCAGCTTCTATCCATTAGTTAACTCAATAACCAAATGTAACTTTTAATTATACGTGTATATGTGAATCTTGTCAACCGAAATGTTGACTTTTTTATTTATCAAAAGAACAGGCCCCTTAAAAGGGACCTGCTCCGTCAATATATCTAATTTAAGTATTACTTAAATGATAGGTTACCTGCATTAACGTCAATTTTCGCTAAGTAGTCAGCCGCGTTACCAAGAGATGAAGCTTGGTTGTTAAGCTCTACATAACCATAACGTGTCATGAATGACACTGTTGGCTCGAAAGTTGCCGGGTCTAATACTGTGCCTGAAGACATAAGTGGGATGTATGGGCAATAGAACGCTGCTGCGTCGATTTCGCCTTCACCTTTATATCCAACAAGAACTGGTGTAGAATCTGATGCATATTGATCAACAAATACACGAACAGTGTTATTCAAAGTTCCAACAAATTTAGTGTTAGTTGGTGCTTCAAATGGACCTTCAGTTGTTCTTGCGAACGCTGAAGTTGTCGCACTTTGTAGAACAGTTAACATAGTTGGTGAAACAACTACGTAGTTACCTGCGCCACGACGTGTTCTTGCTGCGATCAAGTTAGCTGCTCTGTTAATAAGAACTGCTAGTGCGGCATGCTGGTCACCAACGAAAGTTGCTTGACCTGATACTGCTGCTTGATCATATGAGTCAGTAGCTGTGCCTGCCAGTGTGCGTAATGAAGTTAGAACTTCTTGGTCAATTTCAGCAGTAATTTCTTGTGCAAGTGCTTGCATAATTTCTGCTTCTACGTCTAGACCGTGCATTGAATTGGCATCTTGTGCCGCTTCAAAAGTCCAACGTGCTGACAATTTACGTGTTTTAGCTTCAACTGTTTGTTTCAACACTTGAATTGACATTTTACGTCCTGCTTCAGCTTCTAATGAGCTTGTTGAAGATGGACCACCTGTAGCCGCATCACCTGAGTAACCTTTTGCAATTGCAAATGGGCTAAGTGCTTCATCACCAGCGGCAACACCTGCTGCTGCTTGTGAATAACGGATACGTAAAGTGTGGATCTGGCCTACTGGACCAGTCATTGGTTGAACACCAACTAATTCGTTCGCAATAACCGTCGGCATTACACGTCTGATTACTGGTAGAATTACTTTGTTTAATGTTGCGATGTTGCCTGACATAGTTGATCCGGCAGCTGCTGATTCTGAAAGATAGCTCTTGGTATTCTCAAGAACTGACTCCATAACAACCTTTTTATTGCCGTCTAAACCGTCAGTTAGGGCGCCTTTAGTTACGTCCCAATTTTCAAATAAGTTTGACATGGTATACTCCTTAATTTGTAATGATACCTGCTAATTTTTTGAGGTTAATAATTTCAGCTTCGCTGCTAGTTTCCTGCGTAGTTGCCTGCTTATCACCTGTGATCTCAGTCTTCTGAGTCTCATTTAGCTGTGTTTTGTTTGTTTCTGCTTTCTTTACTGTTTCATTTAACACTGTTGGCAGATATTTATTAAATGCTGCTTTCAGTTTTGGTGTATTAACTGATTCAAGTAAGTTTGACATCAACTTACGTTTGTCTTTTGACAAAGGTGCTAATAATTCAGCCATTGCTGTTTCACGTGCTCGGCTTTCGTTGATTGCTGCAACTTCTTTAGTTGCTTCTTCAATTTTAGCCTCTCTGTCAGTGATCTCTTTTTGTGATTCCTCTAATTGAGTCTTCACGTCTAAAAGTTCTGTTGAAAGTTTAGAGATATGTGTGCCTTCTGCAAGGTGTGAACCCATGAATTCAGCTGCAAATGTTTCGAAAATTTTGCGACCGAACATGTTTTCTTTAGCGGATTTTATATCCTCTTTAAGCATACCTAGTTCTGTTTTAATTGTAGATTCTACAATGTCAGCTAGTTTGCCTGAAGATTTATCAATAAAGTCTGCTTTTGCTTTAGCAATCATATCTTTACCTTCTGAGACAAGTTTAACCTTCTGTTCAATAAGGTCTTTCTTGTCCTGGTGGAATTCGTTAAGTTCTGAAGTAAGTTGTTCCATAACAAAGTCTTCCAACTTCTCAAAGTTTCCTTCTTGAAGTTTTCTGTCTTCGCGTAGTTCTGTAACCTCTTTTTTAAGAGTTTCCATTACAAAACCATCAAGTAGTTCTGCATGTTCTGAAATCTTACGCTTATACTCTACCTGAGCCTCAACTGCTTTTTGTTTATCTGCTTGGAATTCTTCTAATTCGCCTTTTATTGTTTCAGATAACATGCTATCAAGTGCGGACACCATCTGCTCTTTATCTGTTTCATAACGATTAGCGAATTCTTCGCGTAATTCAGTTGTGATCTCTTCACGAGTTTCTGCTAGTTTCTCATTCCATGCTTCGGAAAGTGTTGAACGCACTTCTTCTGATAGGACTTCTGAACTTAGGAGTTGTTCTATTGCATGAGCCATTACTTTCTCCTAATATCTAGTGATTCAATGAACTTCAATACCTCTTCCTGGAGATATTTTTGTGCTGCATCATCTTTTGTTTTAGCTGCGGCAACGTCTAGTAAAATATTACCTCTTTTGCCATTCATAATTTGTTCATAAAGTGGATCTGGATACGCATCGGGAGCCGATGGGTTTGCAACTATGTCAACCGTTTGGATTTCAAAGTCGCTTACATTTCCACTTTCTGTAACATTACCACTACCGCGTGATGATACACCAAGTTTAACGCCGTTCTCTAATAGGGTAATACAAATATTTCCCATTGGAGTTGGCAACAATTTTAGTCTTCCATAACCATCGCTACCTTGCATCCACATACGTTCAATCATATGTGACACTCGGTCCAAATTAACTTGTAAGTCATCTGGGTGGTCAGCTTCGCCTAATACTGTAAAACCCTCGTCAATTTTACTCTGAACTGAATTAACAGCTTTGGTAATTTCATTAACGGGGTAAATTCTTTGGTTCTGATTTTGTTTAGCACCTTGGACAAAGATACCTTCCATGAACAAGTTTTTACCGCCTTTGCCGTTATCCACGGCTTCGGTTACGATTTTAGCTTGGTCAAATGTAAGGTGTTCTTTAAGTGTAAACATTACGCAGATTTACCTTTTTTCTCAGCGCCATGGCCTTTAGTCTCCGGTGATAGTTTAGCACCATCTCCTGGATGAGCTACGCCCATATCTTTTGCTGATTTGTCTGATAAACCTTTGTCAGATCCTTTGCTGTCTTTTGTCATGTCAACTGCTTTGCCGCCCATGTCATTTTTACCTGCAACTGGTGATGCTTTACCATCATCGCCTGCTGGCATGTCTACTGGGTGCATTGCGCCGTCTTTACCGACTTTCTTTAGATCAGCTGCTTCTTCAAGTTCTTCTGCATCATCGTCTGATTCTGCTTCTTCAGTAACTTCGTCCGCTTCTTCTTCTTTTGCCTCTACAAACGCTTCTTCCATTTCTGGTTCCATGTCCATTTCTGGTTCCATGTCCATTTCTGGTTCCATGTCGCCTTCAACTTCGTCGTCGCCCATAATTTTGGCAAATTCTGCTTTAAGATCAGATAGTGCGTCTTCCACACTAACTAATTTGTCTTCGATGTCACCATGCTCTTCGTCATGTGCGTCTATATCGCCGTCCATGTCTATGTCTGCTGGTGTTTCTTCATCTCCGCCTAACTCTTCTGCTGCTTCCAAGTCGTCCATTTCTGGCTCCTCATCTTCACCAAAAGCCTCTTCGGCCTCAATTTCTGCTTCATCTGATTCGATGTCATCTAGGAAATCATCAGCTTCTTCATTGCCGATAGCTTCTTCAATTTCTTCTTCTGCTACGCCATCTTCAACGATTTCATCTGCTTCGACGATATCATTCCAGATTTCACGTGCTTTTTCAACGAAAGCCTCATGTAATAGATCTGAAGCTGATGCTTCGTCTCCGTTCACTAAGCTCTCGATTATCTTTGTATAACGATCTCGAGTACTCATTGTTTTGTTCTCCTTTAACAAGTCAGGTTGTAACATATATATTTAAGAAGTCTTGGTGTAGACCAACATATAATACATAAAAAACCGCACTTTTGATGCGGCCCGTATTATATTTACCATTTTAGGCGATTATTCGCCGTCGTTACCTGCAGATCCGTAGATATCTTTATAACTTTCTACACGTTCTGCATGTTCTGCCTTTGCAAGCTCTTTCATGTTACGTAGCTTATGCAAATGACGTAATGTTAACTTAGGACGTCTAGTATCATCTAGATCCCATTTGTTATAGTTATCATCTTCGGCGTTTTGCGCCATGTCACTAAATCTCATCTGTATCTCCTTCTAATCCTGCATCATTTCCTAGTGGAGATGTGTCAGCACCGGCATCAAAGTCGCCTTCTCCTTCTTCGTTTTCGGCGTCTACATCTGTTGGTTCAAATGTGTCTAGGTCTGTGTTTCTAATACCCATACCACCTAAATCTGTCTGTGAATCATTAGTAAACGAGTTTTGAGAATTTTCTTCTTTCCACATACGCTCGTTATTAATAAGTTCATCTTCAGTTAATCCAAGATACTTACTTAATATAAATCTCTTAGACATGTATGGTGTTGCTTCAACTTGTGAGAATAGACTTGCACGTGCTGTGTCAAGTTCTAGCTCTCTGTATTGACTAAAGCTCTGTGGTTCAATAAAGTTTAATTCAAATAAACTACTCGAAACTTCAATACCTCTGTTCTTTAAGAACATTTTAAACTCTTTGTCCAATGGTGGAAGTATTGTGTCTTGTAATCTTTCACAGTATTTGCTGAACCTAAATTCTTGTATCATTGCTGTGCCAACTCGTCCGTCAGTATATGATGCTGATCCGTCCTCAGCTCCTGTTGGTAAGTAACTACTTGGTATACGTAGTCCACGCATTAGTTTGTTATTGAAATATTTTAGGTCATCAATTTCGCCTAGGTTTTCACCACCTGGTAAAACTTCAACTTTAGATCCACGTCCTTCTGCCGTTTGGGCAAAAAAGTAATCTTCCATGATTGACAGCGGGTTATACGCTGCATCCATAACCTTTGTTCCACCACCACTCATATTTGGAATACGTGTTTGGTGAACTTCGTTCTTTGTTCGCTCAACAAAACTCATAGCTTTATGCGGTGGTAAGTTACCAACGTCTACATAAAATACTCTACGTTCTGGAGCTCTTTGAACACGATAGATAATAATACTATCTTCTAATAATTCTTTTTGTTTGTATACTTTAAATACACTATCAAGGATACTGTTACCAAATGGCCATGCATTTGTTAATCCATCACTTAATGCGATATGTAATACGTTTGCTGAATCAACAGCATACTCGGTTGTTCCGCCACCCGGTGCACCTGTTTGTATAACGCCTGCGTTGGATTTGTTGCTTGTTAATACTGTAGAACTTTGTGATACATCAGATGTTTGTTTTGTATCTACTACAACCATATCATGTAAGTTAAGACTGATATTTTTAATTAGATACTGCTCAATGTCTTTGCCTGTGCTTTCGTTAATAATAGCCTTGGAAACATCTTGCACATTAACCCAAAATAATTTATAGTTTTCTGGATCTCTAATAAAAAACTGATCGCCATATTTAATAGTTGCTCTGAATAATCCATGTATTCTTCTATCAAAGTCATTTATGTTGACCCATTGTCTAAGTGCTGTTTCTAATGCATTTACTTCAGATTCTGTTGCTTCTTCTTTATAATGAACTTTAAATGGTAACTTTGTATCTGGGTCTGATTGTGTGGCAAATTCAGCAATAGTATCTAGGGCTGAGTTAATTTCACTGTCTTGATCCATAATATCGTATTGAGTATAACGTTCAACACGATTTGGTTGTCCGCTATATACTTCAGGAAGCCAACTGGCCCATCTGTTTGTTTTTTGTCCAAATGATCCACTACCTGATGGATCGTATTTTGTAAAGTGTTTTTTCCAGCTCATATGTTAGGTTACCTTTATTATAAGTGTATTTATCTCGAGTTCATCATATCGATGTCAATATCTAAATTATATTTTTTATTGAGTCTCTTAACTATTGTTCTAAGTTGAACTAATGCCTCAATGGTATGTCTTTTACTATTGATAATTTCTGTTAATTCTTGACTATTGTTTATTTTACGCGATATATTTGGATTTGTCAAGTTATTTTGTATCATTTCTAATATCTTGCTTCGAACTGGTGAATTGCCAGGCATCATTTCCATTGATTTTGCTATTTCTGGCATTAGTGCTTGCATTATTTCTATATTACTAGAAATTGTTCTGTCTGGTGACTTGCCATGTATCGTTTCCTGATTCATGCTCTTTGTTTCTTTATTACTAAGAATTGTTCCGTCTGTGTTTGGAACAAATAGCTCTGCTGTGTTTAGTCCTAACTGATCTCCAACAATGTAAGGATTTCCTGCGTCAACTGGTCCACCATGTTTTCTTGTTTCTGCAGGTTGGATTGTTAAATGTCCACCAGTGTCACCTGATTTAAAATTATTAATAGTTTGACTTTTAGCTTCTTGTGGGACTATTTGTCCGGTTCCTGCGCCTGTGTCGTTTATTAAGTTATTATTATTAAGTATAGATGCTAATTCTTTAGAATACATTCCGGTATCATCATTAGTTACAATCTGATCACCCTGTAGTATAAGAATACTAGCACCCATTGAGTTATTAGCCCATGTATCTTTATCTCCTGTTTGCTTTAACGTGCTACCAGTTGTTACTGTCATCTTTGTGTCTGTGTCTTTATACTTTTCATCAAACTCCTTCATTGCATTTAACATACGTCTACGCATTTCTGGTGCAAGTGAATTTAACTGCATTAATGAATTTTCAACATTTTCAATTTGTGTTAGTCCTTCAATATCTTCTTCTGTAATGTATCCGACCGATCTATTGGCTTTTTTTGCTTCTTTAACTTTTGCAGTATCGCCTTCCTCATCTGCAGCTGATTCATATTGAGGACGATATGCTACGCCACCTGTTACTGCAATTGTGGCATCTTGCATGTCAACGCCAATTTTCCCACCAAAGTTGTTTGTCTCTTGTTCACTTTCAGATAGAGCCGCAAGTGATGTCATTTTATTACTTGTTTTACCAAACAAATCATATACACCATTAAATATAGTAGCCACTGTTTCCATGTCCATAGTAAGTGTTTCTTGCACTTCCAAGAAACGCCTAGTCATGTTATTCATTTCCATTGTAACTTTACCTGCTTCCTTTAAATTTTTCTTCATATTTGCTTTTTCTTTTGCAAATTCTTCTGGGTTTCCTAAATTACCAAATTTACGTTTTAATACAATTGCATTTGCTGCCAATCGTTGTGTTTGTCCAGATATAGTATCTGCTGCCGCATTAAATGTTGAAAACCTTGTTGTATCTGCAGTGTTAAGAGCATTAAATATAAAGTCACGAACATCATCATTTGATGCTTCACCTGTTTGCATCATTGCTTCTATACCTTCAACGAAATTAGGATAAACATTTGCCAGTGCGGCCTCAGAACCTTTCATCATTTCCTGCATTCTGCCGCTTAGATCAAAACTAGTAAAATCACCAGTTTTTGATTTTTCAAATGCTTCTTGTTGGAATGCATCCAATAATACTTGCATATGCTCATCGTCTGGTGCTAATAATCCTACATTCTTAGTTATAGCTTTAAGAGTATCTGCCTTATTTGATAAGCCTAGATCTTCCAATGACATTGCTGCCGCTTCGCCAAATTCATCAAAGGCGCCAAGTTGCCTACGCATTGCTTCGTTTCTAGTTAATGATGTTAAACTGGCAACTGTGCCTGCTTCTATTTGTAAGTCAATAAATGACCTATTAACATCTTCAGCACTATTATTCAAATCTGAATTTATCATTCCTGTTCTACGTGCATAATGTATAAACTCACCGTATTGTGATTGCATGTCTTTACTAGACAATCCCAAGTCTCCAAAGTTTCCTGCTGTCTCATCTAACGCTTGATAGAATCTTGTAAATTGTAGAACACCTTCGCTCATTGTTCCGCCTAGTCCTAACATACCTTCGCCAAAGTTATGAACATTGTCAATTAATGATGTGTATGATACACCTGTTGATAATGTGTTTTTTCGTAATTCGTCAAATGCAGCTGCGCCGCCGTTATATACAACACCTGCATCAATTATTTTTGACTGAGCTCCTGCAAACTGTTCTATCTTAGCTGCATTCCAACCTGCATATGCTAACATGGCATCAACTGCTATATTACCTGCTGTTCCTAGTGCGTTTGACCATAAACTACCTGATTTCATAAGACCGTCAAACAGTTTTAATCCACCCGATGAATCTTTTGCTCCTTTGACTAGAGAGCCGCCTGCACTTACAATTGCACTAAGTGGTTTTTCTGTATTACCAAAGAAAGTAGCAGTTTTCATTAGACCTTCTGAATTTTTAACTAATAAGGTGGAGAATCTTTCAGATTTCTTTTCTTGTTGTTGATCTTGCACATTATCTTTTTGTGTTGCTGTTAGCAATCCGGAAATTTCTTTTTGAAGATCATTTACATTACCGCCTACCTTAGACATCATCTTATTAAGATCTTTAGATGTTTTATTTTCTGCAGACATATACGAAACAACTCTATTCATTGTTTCTTCGCTTGCCCACTGTGGCACTTGAACTTCCATTCCACCCAAGTTTAATGTTACCATTCTGTCTGCCATTTTATTGTTCTCCGCTCATTTCTATTTTTAACTTTCGCATTTCATCTGCCAGTTGTGCTTCTAGTGTTGCCAATTCAGTTTCTTGGCCTTCTGTTAAAGGAATGTCGCCTTCTACTATTTTTAGTATATCTATAATTTGCGTTTGTAATGCTTGTATTTCTGGTGTTACTTGTTTTGCTTCAGTTATCTGCCCTGTATTCATTGCATTTAAAAATTGATTTGCATAATCTGTTCTCTGGTTTAAATCAGCAGTGCGTCCAGAACTTGTTGCTGTTTTTCCATACACAACTCTATACACGGTATCCATATTTCCTAAATCTGACTTGTATTCTTGCCACCAAGGCAAATTAAAATAGGCAGCACTTGCTGCCGCTGAAATATTTGGGTCTAACATCAAGTCTGGATTACCTACTAAATCTTGACCAATCATTTCTCCAACAAGTTTATAATTTTCTTTACCTGTTAATTGTATAAAGCCTCGTCCTCTATACTTATAACCTTCACCTTCGTTGCCCATGTCACCACCATATACATAATCAAAAAATGCCTTAGGATCTTTTTTCAATTTGTCTAGTTGATCATCATTTAAACCTTTAACACGATTGCCCAGTGCTGCTCTAATTCTAATATTAGATGTTTTTGCATATGATTGTTCTTCTATCACTCTAAATGCTGATTCGCCTTGTATCATTCCTAATATATTTGCTTGTGCGACAGGGTCAGTAATTCCTTGTTCTTTTAATTGTGCTATAACTATACCTTGTAAGGAAGACCCTTGCTCATACTCGGATAGTCTATTTCTTCTTATTTTTCCCTTGTCTCCAATATATGATCCCAATTGGTCTTGATACGATGCTAAATGCCCAATTCTTTCTTTAAGCATATCTCGTTGATCTATTAATGGTTGTGCAATAGCTTCGGCCTCTGTAAGTTTTTTCTGTGCGTTAACTAACTCTAACTGAAGCCCAGAAATATCTTCACCTTTAGTTGATGCTGTTTTAATCTTAGCTTCAATATTGGCTACTTCGTCAACAAGTGTTTTATATCCTGTTTTCTTTATATCGCTACTTACAATATACATTTCATCTTGTGTAGTTTTTATAAGTGTTCTAATACTGATCATTTCTTTATATGCAGCTTCTTTATTCGCTTTGTCTACAATGGCGTTACTTTCATCATCATACCCCGGAACTGTGTTTGTTTTAATCGGTGCTGATCCGCCAACAGAATAATTATGATCTATATAGAACCGCTCGCCTGGACCAATATGTTTTTTGTCTTTTTCCAATGCTAGTTCCATACTAGTTTCTGCCGTGCGATCTAATCCAAATATATCTCTCCAGAAGTCAGCAAATGTTCCTACTGAACTTTCCAACACTCCCATCACTGTTCCCATTGTTTCAAATCCTGGAGTAAAGGTATGTTGAGCTTTTAAGAATGCTTTACTTAGTCCACCAAGAATTTCAATTGAATCGTCTGCTCCATCAATTGCCTCGCTTGCTGATTCCATCTTTGCTCTCATTTCTGCTTCGGTGCCTGAGAAATATTCTTCTGGCAATAGATTCATGCTTGCTATTAATCTATTGACTTCGATACTTGTGGGATCTATACCTGATAGAGTAGGAGAGTTTTTTATAAGTAATAGTATTTCTCTAAATTTTGCAGCATTTTCTTCTGGTCCATTAATTTTTCCTTGTGCACCAGTAGATAAAAAGTCCATCATGCCTTCAAAGACTCCTGGATCAAGTCGTTGTAGCATTGCTGCAAGTTGTTCATTTTGTATATTATTAATCGCTGAAGTATCATACTGAATGTCTGAAACTGTGCCAGTGAATGTATCTGTTAACATTTTTGTAATCGTTTCGCCTAGTGTTGCATTGCCTAGCATAGCAAGCCAGTCTGCTGATTCTTGAACCTTCTTTGCTGCTCCCTCACCATATGTTTTATTTAAATATGCAGAATTTTGATGCATCGCTAATTGAAAGTCTGCATCTTCTCTTAGCATTTTTCTTGATTCTAATAAAGCACTACGTTGCACACCCAATGTATCAGCTAGATATATTCCCATAGAGTTTGCTGCTTCAAAACTGTCTATAACTCGTGTTTGATCAGCGTCATTAAGTTCATTAATTTGATTAAGTTTATACAACTGTTCTGATTCTTCTGCTAGTAAGCCTGATAACACTTTTGGACTATATCCAAAATTTTTAACTCTTTTTATTTTCTTATCATCGGTTAAAAAATTACTCATCAATCCTTGTCCTGATACTAAATTGTTCTGTCCTATATTAACTAAAAATTCTGATGTATTCTGAACCATTGCTGCATAATCTGTTAATGACATACCGGCTGCAACAGCATTACCACGCATGTGTGTATAATCTGATGTATTACCTAATACCATTCCCATATCAATCATTGTTCGTAGATCTTTTTCTTGCGTTGTTATTATTTTGGCAAAGGCTGCGCCGACACCTGTTAATGCAACTGCACCGCCTGTTGCCCAAGAAAATCCACTTGCTACTTTACCTATTTTACCACCTGCTGATGCTAAAGAGCTTGCTGCATGATCCATTGCTTCAGCACCTGCACCAGCAAGTTCGATCATTGATTCGAGTCCAGATTGTGAACTGCCGGATAATGATGCTCTGCCCAGCCTTCGTATGTTTTTGTCTGCCTGTTGCAACTTCTCCCTGCCGTCTATTACCGACTGATCAAGCTGGTTTGCTGTTTCTTTAATATTATTAAGCAATGCTTTAGCATCAGAAGCCGAGTTCAATCTAACAATAGCAGTAGCCAAAGCCGTAGTTTTTATACTGTTTGACCTTGTTAAACCGGCTAACTGTTCTGCGGTTTCTTCACCTGCCCACGGATATTGTGAGTAGACTGCTTTCATTGTATATTGTAATTCGTTCTGATCCATTGGTTTCCTTTAATTAACTGGTATTTTAATTAGATAAATACATTTATACTGTAACAGTATTTATGGAGATTAAATATGACAAACCCATTAATACAGGCTTATAGAAAGCCTGTTTTGTATGTATCGCTCCCAAGTGGTGGGAAATTTTACGATACAAAGCCAAAACTTAGTGTAGACGGTGAATTAGCCATTTATAGCATGACTGCTAGAGATGAGTTAGTTTCAAAAACACCAGATGCATTATTTAATGGCGAAGCTACGTTCAGCTTAATTCAAAGCTGTGCGCCTGATATTGGCAATCCAACTGAAATGCCAGTGAACGACCTTGTTGTTATTTTAATTGCAATACGTATGGCAACTTACGGAGATGCAATTGATGTGGATGTAAAATGTCCAGAATGCGACAATATGAACCAATTGACTGTGAGCACAAATGCTCTATTAGGTTCAGTTAAAGAAAATGTTGCATTAGATAAGGTTACACTCGATAACAAGTTTGTAATTAAGGTCAAACCTTATAACTTGCACGATAGAACTAAGTTACAAATACAACGACTTAAACAACAGAAATTAATTCAAAACTTAGCCGATGCAGAACTAAGTGATGAACAACGTCAAAAACAATTTGGCGAAACGTTTTTAGAAATTGCAGATTTAACTGTAACTCTTATTGCAAATGCAATTATACAGGTTAAGCCACCAGAAGGCGATACAGTCGAAGATGAACATCTTATACTTGAATGGCTGAAAAGTATAACCAAAGAAGATTATGATAAGATCAGAGAAACAGTTGAAGAATTAAGTGAAAGTGGTGTTGATACTAAGTTTGATGCTGAGTGTATTGAATGTAAACATACATGGAACACTAACATAGATTTGGATATTGCAAATTTTTTCGCGGGTTGATAGCATCCCGACAACCCGAAGAAATAACTAAGTTAGTCGAAGACTACAATAAAGACTTAGAGAAAACAGAAGCCAGCTATTTAGATATAATTATCAAATCGGGAGGACTGTTATCATATAAAGATGTTATGACGATGCCAGTTGGCTCGTTAACAAAATTTGTTGAAAGGTATAATGCTCACACCGAAGAGCAAAACCAACAAATGAAAGCTGCTCAATCCAAGGGCAGAAGATAGTTATTGATCAAGCATTATGCGTTTATAATACTCTGCAGGCCAACTATCGTAATAAGATGTTTTATGTAATGATGCTCTGCGTCTAAGTAACTCAGGTCTTATTTGAATTAAAATCAAATCATATATATTTTTAACAAAATGCCCAGAAGTTTTTGTGCTTTTAAAATACATCAAGTCTGGGTTAAGTTCTTTGATTGTAGTTAGATCAATAGTATCTAAATCTATTTCATCACCGAAGTAACATACACCTACCATTTTTATTCTAGGGTCAAACTCAAGCATAGCTTCAGGATTAGGACCACTGCAATCTATAAATTGTAGTTTATTTTGGACTCTGGCAGTCTTTGCATACGGACATACAGGATATCCATCATCTTTTAAGGGTTCAACTTTGGTTATCACCCATTCTAAGAAGTCTTTTTGGAATTGTTCAAATTTACTCATAGCTATTCATTATCCATTATGTTGTTGTTTATATCGATGTCTTACGACATCATCATTATCGTATTGCTAACGCAATACTCAATGTATGTTTTTAACTCTATATTAATATCTATTAACAATAAGAACTAATTAACTACTATGTTATTTATGTTAGCTTATTTCCTAGATTTTTTATTCACACTTAGCTTGTTACAGCCAAGTGCAAAATATTCATTTCCCGTCAAGAATACCCACTCGTTATAGTAAAACCTTATTAGCACAAGGTAGTGGCGGTTAAGCGATACCACTTTACATACTGCTTATTAACGCAGAAACACTCTAAGCCATAACGACGACTGTCGAGCTATCCGTAAGTTCCAATTGTCAGGAGAGCTTACTCATTTCGGTTTGTCAAACCAATGCATTGACAAGGCACACCAGTTCCAGACACTTATGTATCTTCAAGGTGAGTCGAGCTTATCCCGACCAATCGGAGCCATGTGAGCCTGTGTTAGTTTTGTGTTAGTTTTGTGTTGGTAGATATTAGCGTTGTAATAGTAATTATGTGATACTTTAATTATCTGCTGATAATAACGTTAAAACGTTATTTCTTGTTATTAGCATAACATATGTGTTATAGCTTGTCGACCTTTTTTAAATGTTCTGTGAGAATCTTTGAACTGCCAACTCTCACATTAATGATACCATTGTAGTATTCATCTGATTCTAAAACTTTACGATCAAATTGTTCTTTTGCTTCCAAATAACTTAGAACTCCTCTACTAGGACAATAATACAAAATTTCTCTTGTAAACTTATCTTCTCCTAGTTCAAGGACATCTGCATTTAAGTGATCTGAAGAACCCCAATAAGTTTTCCAATCACTTTCTTTAGTGCCACGTCTTTTGTTTTTTTTGCCTTTAAGAGGCGGTTTGGTTGTTTTAAACTTTGCCAGCTTCTTACCTATATATTTCCGGCCGTTGGTAGTATTTGTGATTAAATACACAAATCCTTCTGCCTCTGGAGGTATTTCATCAACTATTATATTGTTATGAGTCCAATCGCTAGTTTTTCTTTTGCTTGTCAATGTTTGTTTCTTTTAATAGTTTTTGCAAAATGTCATGGCCAATTAAATTCTCATTAATTTTTATTGCAGGCCAAAATTCCCATTGCAACGGCAGTTTCTTTATTTCTGCGTGATCACGCATCAATAACTTCTAACTCTACGTTAAAAGTAGTGAAACCGTTTTCTTTAGTAACTTGTAAAACATTATCAACTCTACCCACTAGTTCATCTCTATGACTAATAAGTAAAATGTTTTTATGTCTTTCTCGTTCCATCTTCTTTAATACACCTAATGCACTTTCAACACCAATTGTATCCATTCCGCTGTCAACTAATTCGTCAATACAAATTAAGTTAATAGGATGATTCATACTTTCGAATACATCACGGAAGCTCCAACTGAGTCCAAGTATAAGTCGATTACGTTCACCACGTGATAAGTTATCAAAATCTAAGTCTTGTCCTAACTGTGTAATTGTTACAGTCAAGTCGCTTTGGAATTGCACTTCATGTGGTAAGCCTAAACGTGTAATATAATACTCTAATCGAGTATTTAAGAATTGTAAGTTTTGTTCAATAATTTTCTTACGAACAAAACTATCCTTGTTTGTAAGTAGCTTCAATAAAAAGTCTTGATGCTCCTTTAGTTCTGTAAGTCTATTTACCTCTGACCAGTCAACTTCCTGCAAACCAGTGTCTTTTAATGCGGTTATTTGTTCATCATATGGATTTTGCTCATCTTTAATGCGAACTAACTCTGTTTCAACTAATCCGAGTTTACCTTGATGTTCATACGCTTCTTTAACACTATTGTAATGCATCGTGGGTGCTTTGTTAAGTGGTCCTATGTCATTTAATGCATTATTATACTCATTAATCTTAGTATTATAATCATCTATATGCTCTTGGCTTTCTGTTACTGCCTCTGTTTTTTGCTTAACAAGTTCTTCATGTTTCTCATCATGTAGTTCTTGTCCACATGCATAACATTTATGATCTAACGTATCATTAAGATCCTTTTGTGCTTTGTTTAAGCGTTTTTGTTCTCTATCGTTAGTGCTGGTTAGTCTTGCTATTTCGGCAGTTAACGTATCTATTTGTTGCTTCTGACTAGTAAATTCTTCATAGTCTGTGTGTGCTTTTAGTTCAACTTCAATATCAATATGTTGCAAGTTTAACAGCTCTGTTTCTAAGTCTTGCAAGTCTTTATCACGCTTTGATTCCCATACTGTTTGCCTGCGTTCTAAGTCTGATATACTTTTACCAATACGTTCGTTTGCTTCTTCTGTGCCACGAATACGATATGTTTCTTCTGTTATTTTGTCTTTACTAATCTTTGTAAGTTCTTTTAGTATTTCTGCCTTTTCGCTAAGTTTAGTAATACCTAGTAACTGTTCAATCATATCACGTTGATCAGTTGCTCGCATACTAAGGAAAGGTTCTGTGTAAGTATTCAATGCAACAATGTGCTTAAACATTGTATGACCCATACCAATTACACGTTCAATTACACGTTGACTTTCACGGCCTTCGCCTTGCATTTCATCAGTAATTTCTCCGTCACTGCCTGCGCCATTAACAAGGAATTTAAAAATGTTTGGCTTACGCCCACGCTCTACACGATACTCAATTCCATTCATTTCAAAGTCAACAGTAACTAACATACCTTTGTTGTTTGTTTTATTAACTAAGTTATCTTTCTTAATATTATATAATGCGTTGCCAAACAATGCATAACTTAATGCATTAATGATTGTTGTCTTACCTGTTCCGTTACGTGACCCATCGCCACCCAAGTCCATGTTGTTACCCAACACAAGTGTTAGTCCTGCATTATCAAAATGGACAGCCTGTGTGACATTGCCCACACTCATAAAATTTCTTACAGTGATATTTTTAATTCTTAGCATATTATATTAATTACTTAATCCTTGATAAATGTCAATCAACATTTGTTTCTTGATAGTTTCACTTTGCACAGATTCTAATTGCGACAACACAATTGTATCTACATTTTCCACTTCGATATCAACACCTTGTTGCCAGTCGTTTGTGTGTTCTTCTTTTTTACTTGGTATCAAACTAATCTCACGTAAGTCATATTGTTTAGCAAATGTTTCTTTAATAAAGTTTGCTTCTTCATATGTAATACCTACATCAAGTGCCACACGAGCATATGTTTTGTCTGCTAGATATTTTTCTGGGCTATCAATAAGTTTGCTTAATGGCAGTGTGCGATACTTTGGTGCCTCTGGCCAAGGTAGATAATCTATCTTACCAGCCCAGTCTAAGAACATACAACCTCTATCATCATCCCATGCATCACTAAAGTTATGTGGGAAGCAGTTGCCCGGATAAATTACATTACCACGTTCTTGTCGTTTGTGAAAGTGTCCACTAAAAACTTTTTCAGGGCCTCTTAGGTCTTCTGCTTTAAGTCCACCATGGTCTGGCATTTGAACTAATGCATTCATATAAAACTGTGGAAGTTCAAAATGTCCAAACATATATTTGCATTTTACTTCCTTTACTTTCTTCCATTCATCATCAACAAGCCAGGGGATAAAAGCAACATCATCTTCAATTAACATAGTATCATTTACAATGCGTATGTTAGGATATTCCTTACCCATTGGGATACTATGTATCTCACGCTTTTCTCGATAATATAAATCGTGGTTGCCCATAATCATAATAACCTCATCAAAGTTATCATTGAGTCTACGTAGATTACTTACTGTATAATTTAATGTGCTTACATTAATTGTTGCTCTGTGATGATGCCAATCTCCCAAAAAGAAACATTTTTTAATTCCTCTTTTGTGTGCTTCATCAATCATCCATATAATAAAATCTTCACAGTCTTGATTATGTAACCGTGAATTGTTTTTATTACCTAAATGAATGTCAGTGAATATTACTGCTTTATCAAATAGCATACTTGGTGTTACCTCTTTTTATTTTTTAGCTGCGGCGTTTTCGGCGTTCATTTGCCTAATCTTCTCAATCTCTTTTTTCTCTTTGCCTTCCCATTCAGCATTAAATGTTCTAGTGTGACTTGGATTAAGACCTGCTTCTTCTAGTAAGTCGTCTCTAATATTTTGACTACGCTTTTCTAAATTCAATACTCTAGTAAAGCTATTGTTAATAGCCGCAGTGTAATACGCAAAAGGGTTTTGCGATTTAAACTCATTAAACTGTAATCCAATTTGACTAAGTTGAACTAATGCCTGCCCACGCATCTCATCTACATATGTGTAACCACGCCAGTTGCCTCGCATACTATAACGTTCACATAGTTTAATATACATTCCGCCTAGTTGATTTGTTGTGCCACCGTGTGTAGTGTTAAAGTAACCATTATCTAATCCACCTTCCCAATGACTTCTAGCGACTTCTTTGAGGTTTCCTTCTTGATAAGCATAATGCTTAAACGGAGGGAAGTTACATTTACTATGTAAGTCTGCCTCTGTTTTGGGTTTGTTTTTTCTATTCTCTAATGGAATGTGATCAAATGTCATTACACGAATAACAATATCTGTGTCTAGTATTGTGTCTACTTCAACTAAGAAATCTGCTACTCTTGGTTTAGTTTTCTTGCCTGTTAGTCCTTGCTCCCAACGTTTAACTTCGGCTTCATGTGCTTTCTTTTGTAAACGTGTTGCACGTGATTGTTTTGCTTCTGCTACAGCATCCGGTGTAATATCTTCAAATGTTTCAACGATCAAATCATAATCTGCATACTGATCATCATTCACATAACAATAGGACATCTTAGATTTATGTATTTCTTTTAACAACTCTTTGTTTGTTAAGTAAAATTGTTTTGGTGCTCTTGCCATAATTTTATTCCTCTGTTCTTAACTATTATAACTGAATGCGTGTAAAAGTCAACCGGTTTTTGCAAGTCATAAATACTAATGGAGAATAGACATGATTATAAATGAAATTATACAAATTAGAGAAGACGTAGGTAGCATTGCAGTATTTTATGGTGGTCGTTTTCAACCTATGCACCAAGGACACCGAGATGTATATCAACATCTTGTAGGTAAGTTTGGTGCAGACAATGTATTTATCGCCACAACTTTTAGTCAAAAAGCTACAAAGGCCCATGCTGCAGGCAACTACAGTGATGATCCATTTACGTTTGATGAAAAGAAAAGTATCATGTCTACAATGTTTGGCATACCAGCAGATAAAATTGTAAACAGCAATCCATACAGAAGCGAACCGTCTACAGTAGGCAGAGATAATAATACAACAGGTATTGTATTAGTGTTTGGTGCCAAAGATGCAGGACGCTTAGGTGGATCAGCAAATGTTCAAAAGCTGCCAGACAACCTAAAAGACATAAAGCCTCAAAGCGAAATGATATATTATTATGAAGCACCACTAATGCAAGGTGGAATGAGTGCAAGTGAATTCCGTGCAGCAATGGCAAGTAATGCCACACCGGAAGCAAAACAAAAAGAATTTACAAAGTTCTTTGGAAAGTTTGATGAGAAAATATTTAGATTCATCGAAGAGAGGTTGACATAATGAGTTTCAGATCAGGAATACAAAATAGTAGCAATGAAAATAAAAGCTCGGATGTAACTGGTGTAGTTTCATTATTAGTAAGGCCCAATAATCCATTTACCTTAACAGAAACACTATCGCCTTTGGCTGCAGACCACGGATTGGTATTCCCTTACACACCAACTGTTATGGTAGGTCATAGTGCTACTTATGGAACATATGATATTACACATACAATATATCAGCCGCAGTATTATATTTCAACACCAAATCCTAGCATAAGTATTACAGCAAACTTTACAGCAAATAGTATTGCAGAAGCAAAACACACAGCGGCAGCAATACAATTTTTAAAAACATGCACTAAGTCAGACTTTGGTGAAAGCAGACTTACAACAGCAGGCACACCACCTCCGATACTAAGCCTTAAAATCTATGGAGGATCAACGCTTAATGCTCAAAATACACCAGTAGTAGTCAGAAGTATGAACTATACAATGCCAGAAGATGTTAACTATGTTGAAACAGAATATGGGACAGTTCCTACAATGTTATTGATAGCATGTGAACTATCAGTTCAACTTTCGCCGAAAACAGTTAGAAAAGGATTTGACATAGGTAAGTTTGCACAAGGTAATTCACTTGGCGGAGGATTTATCTAATGGTAGAATATCGAAGAGATAGTTTATATAGACACACTGAGGTAGAGAATAAGCAGTATCTTAGCATATGGGAACCAACGGTTACTGAAATTTCATCACTTACTACTCAGCCATATACAATAGAAAACAAATATCATCAACGACCAGACACATTAGCAGACAAGCTATATGGTAACGCTAAACTTTGGTGGGTATTTGCAACAATAAATCAAGATATATTAAATGATCCTATTACTGATTTTGAAGCAGGATTAACTATTCAAGTTCCATTAAGGTTTACATAATGTTAAGAGATAATTGGCTTAATACAGTCTCATCTGGGTCTTATAAGTTTACATTTATGATTGTAGACAAAGATACCTGGAATGACGCATCTAAAGGATCATTCAATAAAGAACAAACACTTGCACAAGGCAAAGGAATTATTGTTGCTGAAGATGGAGTTGAAAGTGCGTATGCTGTTCAAAATGTAAACATAATGACAAGCCAAGGCGCAGTATCCAATGGTTATTCTAAATCTACATTAGTTCATTTTGATATAATGGAACCTCTTGGATTTGGACTTTTAGAAAGATCACTAACAGTATCAAGGATGCTCGGACAAGCTCAAAATTTTAAATCAATTAACTGGGTATTATTATTAGATTTTATAGGAATAGATCCAGTTAACGGAGCAAGTAGAAAAAGAGAAGGCACATTTGTTTATGCATTAGTATTAAAAGATGTTAGTGCAACAATAGGCGAGGCCGGAGCAAAATACTTTTGTGAATTTAATAACATGGACACAGAGGCTAAACTTGATACAGTTACTAAAACTGACATGACAGTTAAAAATGTAACTACGGTAAAAACATTCTCTGAAAATTTAGAAACAGCATTAAATAAAAATGCACAGGCTATACGACCAGACTCGACAGTAGGCGGGCCTGCAGGACGAATGGTGCAAACTGAAGTTGAATATAAAGTTGTGCTCAGCTCATCAATGACTACACAAGCACAAGATTATTTTAGATTACCAAGTTTTAATTTAAGTGAAGCACCTTGGGGCGGAACTGTTGATACTTCAACGTCTGGTGCTCAAAGTGAATCACTTGAAGCGTTAGGTATAAGAGATATAACAATCAATAACAATACACAATTATGTGCAAAAATACGTGAGCTTATTGCTGAAGTTCCAGCTTACGCTCAGCATAACGCACGAGCGTCAAAAAACGGAATTACATATGAGGTCGTTGTTACGCCAAAAATGGAACTACTAGATGGAGTTGATACGACTGTTAATTTACAGCGTAAAAGAATTACATTGCATATAGGTCTTGTAACACACGCTACACAAATTCCACAAGACAAAGTTAGTATTACACAGTTAAGAAACCAAAAAGCCGCACAGACAGAAAGATTCAATGACCTTATTCGTCCCAATCTTGTTAAAAAATATACATATCAATATACAGGTGAAAACACAGAAGTAATGGATATTGATTTAAACCTTAATCAATATTTTTATAACGCATTGTCACCGCAGGCAGGAGTTTATTACGCAGATAATCATAGTATGTTTGAAGCAAACATAGTAAATGTAGATACTATAAATGATCCAGAATCGTTAGACGCTAACCCGCACGATGGACAACGTGTTCCACTTCCTGCCAGATTTTTAAGCGACATGCCATTAGTAAAATACAACGTTGAACAAAGCCCAATATTCAGAGTGCAACCAGTTGGTCCACATGGACAACAAGTGAATGAATCAACAAGTGTAGATACGATTGCAAATTTATCATTACTTGACCACGCAGCAAGAACACGTGATGCAGCAGAATTAACACTAGAAGTAAGAGGCGACCCTATATTCTTAGGCAAAAGTGGGAATGATCTTTTTTCCGAAGAAGAAGGAGATAGTCCAAAGTCAGCATATATGGCATTTTTAAACTTTACACCTAATCCAGAAGATTTATTAGGCAAGCAAAGAAAAGGCCCAGTTGACATGATAAGTACAGGTATATATAGAATTAACGAAGTTAACAGTAAATTCCAACAAGGAAGTTTTACACAAACAATAAAAACATACAGAGATGGAAATAGTAATACGTATTTGTTACTTGATCAAATAGTAGAATTAAAGGTAGATTAAAATGGGTGTATCAGCAGGTTCAGGGTTTCAAACAGATGGCAATAAAGTAGCCAAACGTGCTCACGCATCAACTTCATACAACAGTAATATTCTTAACGGTTTATATGTTGGTGAAGTAATAAACAATAGTGATGCACAACACAATGGCAGAGTTACTGTTAAAATTCCAGAATTTGGAGCAGATTCAGAACGTATTGTGTTGCTGACTACTCCGTTCGGTGGCAACACAGAAATTAAAACTGAAATTAAAGAGCCGGATATAGAAGAAGGTTCAGCTATTACATATGGCATGTGGCCACAACCACCTGAAATAGGATCAAATATTTTAGTGGGATACACAGGATCAATGGCACAAGGATTTTTCTTAGGTTATCTTCCACCCAAGGATAGAAATGCAACCATGGGCGGCAACGCAAGTAATGAAGCGTATGATGGTGACGGTAATATTATATTATCTCAAACTACAGAAAAAAATAGTCTAGATGAGTCTGATTCAGTAACAAAAGCAGCCAAACAAAAACAACTCGCTCAATTACTTGAGTCTGGTCTTATATTAGACTATGTTAGAGGACACAGTCAAAGTAGTGCAAGAAGAGAATCACCTAGTAAGGTATTTGGAATCACAACAAAAAGTGGACATACAATTAGTATGGACGACCACGAGGAAAATGATAATATTAGAATTAGAACTAGTGGTGGTAATCAGATTTTGCTAGACGATACTAGTGGATTTATATTCATTAGTAATAACAAAGGTAATGCATGGATAGAAATGGATGCAGATGGTCGTGTTGATGTTTATAGCCAAGGTGGTGTCAGCGTAGCAACAGACGGAGATTATAATGTTCATGCAAAAGGATCCATTAACATGCAAGCAGATCAAGGAGTTAATATTAAAAGCACAGGATCAGAAGGCCTTAAATTAGAAAGCAGTTCTGGATCAATTGATGTGCATAGTAATCTTGATATTAACAATAACGCCGATGGAAATATTAATATAACTGCAGGCCCGAGTTATATTTTAAAAGCAGACCTTGTAGAGATTAACGGACCACAACCTGGTGAAACAAGTAAAGCAGCAGTTCAGGCACAGACAGTAAACACAAATGTAACGGAAAGTATTAGTAGCAGAGTTCCTGAGCATCACCCATGGAAAGGTGTATCTATACGAGAAAAAATGGAAACGGGTAAAGGAAATTCAGGCTAATGGCAACATATACTTTACCTAATATAATAACAAAGGAAGATTTACTACCTTTTGATCTATTTCCAGTTGCTGATAATACATTAGCTAAAACAATAGTTCCTATTAGAAATCTAGAAACTAGTCCAGCAATGATTAACTTAATGTTAAGAAATATTGGCTGGAGTGGATTCGCATACAAAGATGTTGACAATATTGTAAAAATAGGATATAATCTAACAGATGGTGTCGGCAGTGTAGGATTAACTGAAGCAGATGCATTTGAAAAATGGATTAAACATTTCAAAGACGCTGAGAGAAGATTCAAAGAAATATTTGTGTTAGATTCAATTAGTCAAAGTCAGTATGATGGTATGGTAAGCATGTATTACTTTACAGGTGACTGGACTAGAGTTGGATCAGAACAAAGAACATTTCAATTATACGATTACGTAAAAAATAGAGAATGGGAATATGTAGCAACTGCTATGACCAGCAGTGGAGTTAATAGAATTCAACGACAGTTGGAAGCAAAAGTTATTATGCTTGCAGACTATGGAATAGTCAAAGATAGATCATTAATTAAAAGACAAGGTATACAAGACATAGCAAATAAATATCCAGCAAGAATGCTAGATGATAAAAGCAGATCTCAAGCGGAATATGTATACTATGCTGAAACAAAAAGGTTTTTGCCAAATATAGCAGAATCTAGACAACGGATACTATCCTCTAAATTAAATAGGTAATTATATAATCATTATATTAGCCGATAATGAATTAGATAAATACTAGTATGAACAGTATAGTAGGCTACACAACAATAAATCAGCAAAATGGAAGTCTAAGACTAGATGGTCTTGAACTTGCTAAACGCGACTTAGTAAATCATTTCCATATTCGCAAAGGCGAGAAATGGACAGACCCAGATTTTGGTAGCAACCTACTTGAATATGTGTTCCAACCACTAGATGAGTTTACAACAGATGCAATAAACGAAGAAGTATATAATATTGTATCATATGATCCACGTTTTGAATTAGATAAGCAAAGTATTGTTATTGATCAAGACGCTCATTCAGTTACAGTAACAGTCAAATTATTATATCTACCCACAACAACTGCAACAGAATTGCAGATTCAATTTGACAGTGATTTCACAGAACAGGCAGAGTTTTAATTATGGCACAAAATATTAGACAATCAAAACTTTTTGCAGCTGAAGACTATGTAGCAGTATACGAATCATATATCAATGCTAACTTACAAGCATATGATTATGATACTATTCGCACAGCGATGGTCGAGTATGTAAGAAGCACATATCCAGAAAACTATAATGACTGGATTGAAAGTTCAGAGTTTGTTGCACTACTTGACGTAGTAGCACAAATGGGACACAACTTAGCATTTAGAGTTGACCTAAACTCACGTAATAACTTTTTAAGCACAGCAGAAAGACAAGATAGTGTTTATAAACTAGCAGAATTTATTGGCTACACACCAAGACGTAATGTGCCAGCATTTGGTGAGATGAAAGTAATTAGTGTAAAAACAAACGAGTCTGTAATTGGCAGTGCAGGAACCAGTTTAGGCGGGCAAGATATTAAATTTGAATCAACAAGTAATGTAAACAACTTGGATGATTTCATTGCGGTAATGAATAGTGTATTACAATTTGGTAATCAATATGGTAGTCCTAAAAAACAAACATCAGTAAATAATATCGCACAACAGTTTTATGAATTAAACAACGACGCAAATCAAATCAAGTTTGACGTAACAGGTATTGCAAATGGTAAATCATCCACATTTAATATTGTGAGTGTAGATTATGCAGACGGCATTGTATACGAAAAATCTCCTAATCCTAGTAATGCATTTGGATTATATTATAAAAATAGTGGGTTAGGTTTATCAAACAAAGATACAGGTTTCTTCTTTGGAGTAAAAGAAGGAACACTAGCATTCCAAGATATTCAAATTACAGAAGCAATTGATAATCAGACTATTGATATTAATGTAGATCACATTAATAATAGTGACGTATGGGTGCAAACAATTACATCAGCAGGTAATGTTGTTAAAGATTGGACCAATGTAAAAAATGTGGATGCGTATGCAAATACATCATACAATGGAGTAGTGGCTACAACTAGAGATATATACTCAGTTAAGACACGCAAAGACAACCAAATATCAATTAACTTTGCAGACCAAACATTTGGTAATGCACCAAAGGGAATTATACGTGTTTGGTATCGTGTAAGTAAAAACGAGTCTTATGTAGTTAGACCAGACGATTTATCAAACAAAAAAATTACAGTTCAATATAAAGGCATTGATGGTAATTCTTATACTGCAACATTTACGTTGCAATTAAAAACAAGCATTACAAACGGAAGCAGTGCTGAGTCATTAGATAGTATTAAACAAAATGCTCCAATGGCATATGCAAGCCAGAACAGATTAGTCACAGCAGACGATTATAATACAATAATTGGATATCAAACATCAAGTGTTGTAAAAGTTAAAAGCCTTAACAGAACATTTAGTGGACATAGTAGATATGTTGACTTTACAGATCCAACAGGAGAATACAGTAACTTATTGTTACACGGAACCGATGGTCGTTTGTATGAAACAGATACAGTTAAAAGTAAAACCACAAGTGTAGGACAAAATAAAGATTACATCTTTGAAAAATACGTAAAGCCACAACTATCAGACTTTGATTTAATTAACCTTTACTATACAAAATACACAACCGCATTTGATAATTTAAAAAATACATTTAATGCAGAAACATTTTATTGGGATGCACCAGGAACTAATTTATATACAGCGAACACAGGCAAATTACAAAATGCAAATTCAGTAGTTCAACGAGTAGGCAAAACTGCAACAAGCACAAACTATTTGAATCAGTTCAGAGTAGGAGCAATGGTTAAGTTTACACACCCAAGTAATGGAAGTCATAAATGGGCAAAAGTATTAAATGTATTTGCTTACGGACTTGGTATAGACAAGACTGGAGTTCAGCTTGGTGAAGCAAGTGGATTAAGATCAAACGGACTTGGTGCAATTACATTAGATGCAAATATTCCAACTGGTTGGACTGTTGATACTATTATCCCATCGTTCCCACGTTTATTTAAAACAAAAGAATCAAATATTATTACAACATATTTAGAAGCAAAAAGAACATTTGCTCTTTCGTTTGATTATCAAAATCAAAGTTGGGAACTAGACAGCAACCCTGGATCTTATAATGTAACACCTGGTTCATATGATAAAGATACATGGCTTATTTACTTTAACTTCACTGGAGGAAAGTATAACATATATACAAGAACAACACAATACGTTTTAGAAAGCAACGATGTTGCATTTACAAATGTTAGCATGAACAGTGGATTAGATTCATTAACAAAGAAAAAAGCAAGAGATACAGTTGAATTTACTAGTGTAGTAGATGGAGTATTAACGACTAGCGGTAAGATGCATGTAAGTGGTATAGAACAAGACTCTAATGGAGTTATTGATGCTTCCCACATCTTCTTATCATTGGTTGATGATAATTTTGACAACAGACCAGATAATCCATTAGTGTTTACTGACATTGTTGGAGATTCAACAGCTATCGTTGATGGCATAGAGCGAGCTGATAAAAGTAATTTAAGATTTGAATGGCGCCATGTTGCAGCAGATAGAGAAATTGTTGATCCAAGCTACACAAACATTATCGATGTATATGTGTTAGATAAAACATATGATACAGATTATAGAAATTGGTTAATGACAAATGTAGGCGAAGAACCAATTGCGCCATCCAGTGATTCGTTAGCCACTAACTTTACAGGCATAGAAAAACAAAAAATAATTAGTGATACTATTTTATATAAGCCAGTAAAATATAAAACATTATTTGGACCAACTGCTCATTCATCTCTACGTGCAACATTTAACGTAGTTAAAGTAAAAGGCAGCAATATAGTTGACAGTGAAATTAGAGCAAACGTAGTAAAAGCAATTAATGAATTCTTCGATGTAGGCAATTGGGAATTTGGTGAAACATTTTACTTTACAGAATTGGCAGCATATGTTCATAAAGAACTATCTATGTTAATTAGTAGTTTTACTATTATACCACATGGTGCATCAAGTGTGTTTGGAGAGTTATTTGAAATTACACCAAACATAGATGAGATGTTTATACCAGATGTAAGTATAGACGATATTAATATCGTTAGTAACGTTAACGCTGTTGCAAAATGAAATAGGATAAGATTTAATGTCTAAGAAAAAATCAGGAAGTTATAAAACTCCAAATATAAAATCGGCAAATTTATTACCTCAGGTCTTTAATACTGATGTAAATAAAAAATGGCTTGACAGCACATTAGACCAAATGATTTCAAAGGGTCGCCTAAAGAATGTAGAAGGCTACATTGGTGATAAATCTGGAAACAATAGATCTCAAGGCGATGTTTATTTAGAAAATGGAAAATTAGATCCTGCAATTGTAATTACAAATACTGATAACAAATTAGTAGACGCAATTACAATGGACGACATTGCAAATGCAATTAACATAAACTTTAGCGAATACAATTATAATACAGCATACGCAACAAAATCATATAGTTACAGACCTCCTATTAACATACACAAGTTTGTAGACTATCAAAATTATGCGTGGGTTGATCAAATGCCTACATACGAAAGTATTAGAACACTTGATGCTGCAACTGTAGGGACAGTAACATCGGGCTCATCATATCCTGCAAACCCATCACATGGTGATTACTTTGCACTTAATGATGGAGTAAGCACAAAAACTTATCAATGGGATGACAATGTTAAAGTTTGGCAACCAAGCGGAACAACAGATGCAATTTATACTAGGAACAATAATAATGCAGGATTTACAAGTGTAGTTAATCCAGTAGAAATGTTAACTGATCAATTATCTTATACAATTATAGATAACAACAATACATTTGATCTAGCAGACCAAATGCTTATTAAATTTGTTGGCGATGGATGGCATTCAGATTCACGCACAAAAACATATCTTGTTACAGGAACAGGCAAAGAGCTTAAACTGATCAACATATATAGCTGGCCAATGCGACAGACATTATATCCGGAGACAACAAAAACTACAGTAACAGTAGGTGGAATATGGGATAAAAGTAAAATAACTGATGTTGATCCTAACAAATCAAGTTCATTATATAGTCCTGCCACAACACCTAGTGAGATGAAGGGAAGTTATAATGTAGACGCTAATCGCTTACCAATATTTGATGGATTTGTATTTACAAACGAAGAGTCAAACAAAACACAATTTATAGAAGGAGAGCTAATATCATTCTCAGATAGCTGGAGCATTATCGATCCCAATGGGATAAGTCAGCCAATTCTACCCGATGCTGACTATCATAAGATATGGTATACAACAGTAGACAATGTAACAGGTGATATTGATTTTATATTAATTGTTGATGCAAAGCAAATAGGAACAAATCCTGGCAAGTGGGAACAGTTTATTGTGCCGGGCACAGACGAAACAGTATGGGCAAAATATAAAGATAGACTAGAAGGATTTGATACACAAAATTACGACAAGTCTACAGTAATCTTTACTGAAAAAGATTATCAAGTAATAGAAACAGATAGCCCATTTAGAACCGCATGGAGCAGAAACAACAAATGGACAGATATTGATACTCTTAAAAAGGTCAACGAACTTATATACGGTGGTATTAATATTGAAGCATTAACTGATACAAAGTTTATTGCAAAGAGACCTATTATTGAGTTTGACGGCAAATTAAATATGTGGCAGTGGGCAAATTACTCACCAGACTTAGGCGATAGTCATTGGACTGGTGTAATTGACTTTATGGTTAAACCTATTGGTGATTATGCACCAACAGAATCAGCTGGACCAGTCTACTCGTTAGATTTAAGTAAGGTTGAAATAAAAGGTAACCAGAGAATTGCATTCACAGAAGGTGACTTATCAAATAAAATTTGGGAAGTAGGTTCTAATGGAGTATTAACAGAAGGTATTTCTTTAACAGAAAATAATTGTGCATATGTAAGGGAAGCATTACCGGATACTGAAGATAAGATTTGGTCAAATAGTGATGTGTTCTTTGATGGAACAAAATGGAGCACTGGGCAACAACGCACAACTATTAACCAAATGCCACTGTTTAAACTTTATACAACTGGTGGATTAGCAGTAGAACAACTAGAAGGCGGCAAGTTTCAAGGTAGTAGACTTTTTAACTACAAAATAGGAACAGGCACAACCGATCCTGAATTAAGCATACCATTATCATATAAAGACATTAATGGCATTGGTGAGTATCAGTTTGAAAATTATTTGTTTACTGAAACACAATTTCAAAGTATTACATCTCAATTTAATAAAGACACAAATTACCATAGACAGATAATAGGACAAAACTTATTTAAAGTTAATGATAAATTAACTAATCTATACAAGCAAAGTGAAGAAATTAGTGGAGCAGAAACATTAGAAACATATGATGTAGATAGTGTAAGTTCAGACTTTACAATTAATACTGGACACAGTTCATGGAGAGCAGATAGACGTATTGCATTACATCAGCAAAATAAAGAATGTGTAGTAACAGAAATACAAAACGGTGTTTACTTAGACAAAACAAATGTAGACCACACAAACATATATGTAGGTAAAAATATACCTGTTGTATTTAACAACTTATTGGAAACTGGTGATGTTAGATTTAAAACTGTAGCTGGTGTTGACATTGAAACAACTCCACAAGCAGGTGTAACTGTAACAAGAAGTGGAAATGATATTACCTTATCACTTACTACATACAGTAGCAAAATTATTATTGACCCAGCAGATGCAACATTAACAAATGACTATACAATTATACCACTTGACAACTATGATAGTATTCAGCATACAGTAGAAGTTAATGGTAAGCAGTTAAGTCCTAATAATTATACAATCAATGCAGATACAATTGTTATACCAAAAGAAAAACTAAATGTAGATGATGTTGTTGATTTAAAATATGCAAGTAATAATAATAAAAACAGAACCACAAACCTGTCATTACCTAAAACTTTAAAACATAATCCAAATAACGAAATATTAAAAACTTTTACAATGGGTGAAACATTAACACATTGGCAAGACATAATAACTTCTACTCCAGGATTTGAAGGTGATGTATTTGGTGTCAACAATTATGATGCAATTAATAAGCAACATTACTTTGGTGGTCAAATTTTCATTCATACTGATTTAAGTATTGTGCATGATGCCTTGTATGCCAACGATTCAATTAACATTACAAACGCATTAGCAACTACCGGAGAAGATTGGGATAACTTTAAAAATAGATTTAGAAGTCAAGTAGTTAGGTTATACGAAGCTAACACTTATAAAAGTATTAACGACTTAGTTGATGATACAATTAAAGCAATTACAGTTACTAGACAGGGCGGAGAATTATTTAAAACATCTAACATGGTTTATACAAATAGTTCTCGATTAGAAAAATTTGTTTGGACAGATATCAATAACAATCCTAGAATATTTTTAAAAGATAATATTCACAGCGATGACAACATACAAGATCATGTTTATGTTTACTTGACAGACTGGAATGGAATCAAACTAGAAACTCGATTATTAATTAAGGATGTTGACTATAGGCAAGCAGGAAATTTAATTGAATTTACATTTCAGCCAATTGCAACACCAACTGAAGTTAAACCAACAATTATAGTGCATCATCACGCAATGGATAATGCCTCATATGTTCCACCAAGTTTAACAAAACTTAAACTTACCTCTGGTATGATTCCAACATGGGACACTTCAACGAATACATTAATCGGACACGATGGAACACAGTGGAACTTAAGATCCACTGCAAAGTTAATTGATATGAACTCTGAATCATTTGATGTTATAAATGCATGTCAGTTTGAATTAGAAAAAAGAATTTATTCAGGATTAGTTATTAGTGATCGTATTAATACAGATGACGCATGTGTTGAAAGTTTACAGTATGGATTTACTTCTAAGTTTATACCAAACGCAACAAGAGAAACATGGTATACATTAGAAACAATTAATGATGCAATGTATAAATCATTCACGCAGTGGAAAGAAAAAAATAAACGTAGCGATATAAAAATTAATTATGATTCACTTGATGTAGATACTTGGAACTTTAGTTCGGTTGCACCGGGTGGTCGATTTGGAACTAATAAACTTCCTGGTCAGTGGAAAGGTGCATACGAAGTTTTATTTGGAACAAGCACCCCACACTCAACACCGTGGCAAATGTTAGGATATGCATTTAAACCATCATGGTGGTTTGCAAAATATAGCTGGACTGATGTAACAAAACGTGCTGCACTTATAAGTGCATTAAAACGTGGACAAGTATCAACTGACAGACAAGACATAGAATGGGCAAACCATATGTGGGATTGGGATAATCATTGCCCAGTTAATACATATGGCGCATTAGTGTCAATCGAAACAGTATTAGATCCTAACAACAATATTACAAATGAAGGAAAGCAAAAACGTTTTACGTTTGGAGATTATGCAGGATTAGAAGCTGAATGGAGAAATAGTGCAAGCGGTAAAGCTGCATTAATTGATGCAATTGTAAAATTAAATCCAACAAAAGCATCCAGTATATTCTATTCGCCTAGTTTACGAGTTACTAAAAAGCAACTAGATTATTTAAACAAAGACAATTTAAATACTTACACAACATCTTCTATTGCAACACCAGGTAAAGTATATGGCAGAGTAGTTTCTGATGTTGAAATTAAAACAATTGATAGATTTTATACAAATACATTTGTAAGATTAGTTGGAGCTGATAGTGTTGATGCTGAAGTTACATTAGCATTTGACAACAGACAATCAAGTTACCCAGAAATATTTGGCACCGCAGGAGATGACGGTAAGCGTTATGTAGTTGGAGCAAGTTTATCACAGCGTGGTAGAAATCTAACAACACTGCCAGCAGTATATACTAATTTTAATCCAGCACAGATAGGAACTTCTACATTTACATTTAAAACAAAAGAAGTAGAACACGTAGCAAGCGGCATAGTTCAAGCACTATACAATTATACATTACGCAATAATATTGATTATAATCTAGATAACTTACATACTAGAATTGACACACATTTATCAACTCAGTTACGTGGATTTAGTAGCAAACACTTGCTAGATTTTAAAACACAAACATATAACGATGCAAATCATACATTGAGTGAAAATGACTTTGCACTAGAAATGTATAAAAGCACACCAATTAACATTGCAATTGCAAGTTCGATAACTGTTGAATGGTTAGAACCAGGTTGGAAAATTAGTGGCAACGGATATGGTAAACAAGAATTTAATTTCTTTGCACCAGACAATACAAACTCATCTTCGTTTAAAAATGTAGATATAGTAGGCACACAAGTTAGAAAATATAAAAAGTTTGCACCAACACATAGTATATTAGAATACAATGCAACACTTGACAAAATACAAGATGTATATTCATTTATACGAGGATACTATGCTTATTTAGAATCAATTGGATTTGAATTCCCATACAGCGGAGATAGTATAGCGGCTAGTTTTGCCAAATGGGCATTGACTAATCCTAAAGAAAGCAAAACATTTGATTTAGGAAATAATTTTAAGTTTGCACCAACACACGGTAACGTTATGGAATTAAACACAGGTGTGTTTAAAGAAAATACAATAACTGATGCAACAAGCAATACAATTAATTCAGATAACTTACTAGTAGCTAGAGTAGATAATACATTAACATTAGAAACAAAAGATAATACAATGATTGGTTCGGCTGGATTTGTTGTAGTTGAATACGAACATATTGCATTATTAAATAACAAAACAAACTTTGGTGTTGTTGTGTATGATAACGTAAAGAACATTATACAAGAGAAAATAAGATTTAGAGGACTAATAACAGATAAGTGGGACGGTAATAAACGAGCTCCAGGCTACTTAGTATTTGATGATAAGATTGTTGAAAACTTTGATAGTAGCGTTCAGGCTGTAGATGATTATTATAAAACAGATGGAATAGATTTCAATCCTTCAGTTAGAAAATTAGAAGATATTACAATTGGTAATTCAAATAACGAGCTTACAATCAGTGGCAATGAATTTGATTCAATAACTAAACGTAATTATTACCAAGGGTTAATTAAGCAACGAGGAACTTCCACAGGACTAGATAAAATTGAACGCAAGTTTATTGATGATAAGCTGGACATTAAAGTTCACGAACAGTATATGTTGTCTAGAAGTTACTTTGGTAATACCGATAAATTAAAAGCAGTAGAATTTACATTAGAAAATAATAGTTTTGAAACATCTCCACAAGCTATTAAGTTCTCTTCAGGAACAGTATATGATGATGTTTTAGTTTATGCACCAGGTGATAAAAGGTTTGTTAATCCATTTGAAGTTGCAGCTAACTTTACTACTCAGCCTATTAAAGAAGTTGACATAAGTAATTTAACTGCTGGTTCATTATTAGACGCAGAAGCAAAATATAAAATAAACCTACTAAATGAAATTACAAATGTTTATGAACCAACATCAGATTATGCAATAATTGAAACTTGGGCAGATAACAAAAGCTATAAATTAAATAACTTAGTAAGATACAGAGGTGCATTATATCAGTGTAACGTTGATAGCACGACTGTAACTACGTCAACAGATGTCATTGAGCTAGTTGGTAGTAAATCACTTGCTCAATTTGATTACGACACATCAGTTATTATTGACGGAAGTGAAACAATATTAAGAACTACATCAACAACTACCGATACAATTTCTGTCCTTGGCACCGAAACTAGCCCAGTTGTATTAGCACCAACACCAAGCACAACATTGACAATAGACGGTGTTTCAGTATCGTTAACTAATGTGCAAGAAGTTGATGTTGTTACTGGACCAGCATTATTAACTGGCAATGCAATTAACCCAGCATTTGATAGTAGTAATGGATATGTCACTGGTAAAACAATTACAATAAATGGTTACGTAGTTGACTTTGATACAACTCCAGCAGATGTAATAGAAAACTTCACAGGTGTAGCGGCACAGCAAACATACACAATTAGTCAAGCACTAACTAGTTCAACATACAGTGTTGGCAGTGTTACAGTTGATGGAACAGCAAACACAGACTTTACAGTAAGTGGACAAGACATTACATTTAATACTCCAACATTTGCAGGTGGCGAAGCTATTGTAGTAACACTAACTCATGTTGTGCTTGGAATGACTACAGCAGAAATTGTAACTAAGATAAACGATACATTGACAGCAAGTGGTGTTAGCACAACAGCAGGTGTGGATGAGGCAATACTAGCAGACCTTACCGGCGATAATAGATTACGTATCAGATATTGGGCAACGGTTCAAACAAGTTTCTTAACTCTTTCAGCATCAACAACAAACTCAGTTTTAGGATTTCAAGATACAGGCGAGCAAGACTTGCCTACAGCAGAAAAACAACAAATAGAACAAGATATGGATTTAGATGCAGTTGTAATCGCAATTAACAATACACCTGGACTTACATATATTTCTGCATCAAATGAGTCTAACCAGTTGAGATTAGTAAGTGCCGGCAGCAGAACAGAATTAACAATTGGTGGAAGTCAACGAACAGTATTAGGATTTAGTATTGACCCATATCAAGCTGGAACTAGCACAGTTCAAGCAAAAACCCCATTAAATCAAGCTGTAAACGATATACAGGCCAAATTGATTGCTGATGGTATTACAGGAGTCACAGTATCAGATACAGGTAATTTTTTAAATATTACATCAACTAATTCAACACTTACATTACCAGCAAGTTCTACAGATCCTTTCTTAGTCCAAGCAGGCTTAACAACATCAACTGGAGTAATAAATCAACTATCAGATGATACACTAGAAAATACATTTGTATCAAATGAATGGACAAACATAAGCCACACAGATCCAGCATTGTTTAATATTTGGGTTGCTAACGATTCAGATTACGAAGTTAAAGGAATAAACGGTATTACAACAAAGCATTTTGGTTGGAATGTGTTACAAGTTCAAAACAAAGGATTATATACAGCAGATTTACAAAACAACGCAGAGGATGAATTTACAAAAAATGAGCCGTGTGGAATATGTGCAGGCGCAATGACTGCCGATGGAAACGATGCACAAATAACAGTTCACATTAATCACGGATTAAAACTAGGCGATTATGTAATGGTGTTAAACACAACAACTATTCCTAATATTGATGGTATACACAAAGTTACAAAAATTAAAGACTCCACAACATTTTATATTGATGAATACATTGATAAGTGTGGATCATCTAGCTCTATAATGACATTGCGTCCAACAAGATTTGCATCAATAGAAGATAGAAATGCTGCATTACAAAGTGATAGTTGGAATGTTCCTCCTACAACTAATATATTTTCAGACTATGACAAAAAAGATAATGAAGGAAGAACAAGATCAATAAATGTATTTGAAACCACTTACTCAACAGATGGTGCAGGTTATATTGCAGGCACGTTATCACAGTCAACAGCATCTGAAGTAGAAGCTTCTCAAATACCGGCTAGAAGTCAATCAACTAGAATTACAAATACAGACCTAGACAATATTACAGTCTATGATTACGAAACTAATACACCTATGCTTGATCTAGAATTATTTGATCCAATGCGTGGAATTATTCCAGGTGTTGCTGATGCAGAAATTGATATTAAGAGTGTGCATGATGTTGCAATATATAATACATCAACTGAAGAAGAATATGAAGCCGACGATGATAGTGCATGGGCAGATGCCGAAGTAGGTAAACGTTGGTGGGATACTAGTAAAGTAAGATACTACGATTATGATCAGGGAGATATAAAAGATAAAACATCTAATTGGGCTAAACAATTTGTAGGTAGCGAAATTGCAATCTGGGAATGGACCAAGAGTTCAGTTGCACCAGACGATTATACAAAGGCGGTTGCAAGTAATAAAGTGATGTTTGGTGTGCCAGCAAGTGGCACAGCTTATGCTGAATTTGACGTAGTAAAGAATCAAAATGAATATTACTATACATTACGTAGTGAATGGAATGCAACCAATAGCAAATACGAAAGTGTTTATTATTTCTGGGTGCGTAACAAAGAAACAATTGGCTCTGCAGATAAAAACATTGTTATAAGCGAAGTAGAAAATATTATTACTGATCCAAGTGCAAACGGAATATATTGGTTCTCTGTAGTAGACAGCGATGCTATTATTATATCAGACATTTGGGATTTTGTAAATAAAAAAGTTGTGCTACAATTAAATAAGAAAGTTGATAACAGTCATGCTCAATGGATACTTGTGGGCAGAGACACAGATATTATACCCACGCATTGGTATACAGGATTAAAGAGTAACCTAGCATCTATAGACGAAGATGACTTACGTATTCCAGATTTCAACAAGCATGAGTATGCAAGATACGGCGATGACAGAGCTAACAGACAAGCATGGTTTGATGATATTGCATCAGCTAGAAAAAATGCACTTGATATTATTAATAGATTACTTGTATCAGTAAACGTATACAATGACTTTAAAACTAAATTCTTTCAATCAATTATCGACAATGGTATTCCTAATGATACATGGGAATGGACAGATTATATAGAACCAGAACATAATTTTTCTAACACATATACAAAAAATGTTACGAATATAGAAGAATTAGAATCACTTAATACAGACGAATACCAAACAGCTAGAATTGAAATATTTAATGATGACAATGTTGATAGAACTGAATTCTATAGATACACAACAACTGGTTGGGTTTTAAGTAAAAAACGCAACGCAACTATTAACTGGATTGAAGAACGTCTTGCTAAATCTTATACCTGGGATATGGAACCATGGGATAGTGTAAACTGGAGCAGTGAAGCTATTGCTGATTGGTGGAAGGGTATTGTTCAAATACTAAGAGATGTATTATTTGTAAACGAACATACACATAAATTTAATAAGTTCTTCTTTGGAATGATTGACTATGCAATGTCAAGAACTAAACAAGTTGAATGGGCAATGAAAACATCTTATATCAGACTAGAAGTCAAAAGTGATTTCAAAGAAGTCAAAAAATATAAGAAGGATATGCTGTCAACTATTGAAGGATATGTAAATGATGCTAAACCTTTCCATGTTAAAATAAGCGAGACAAGTAGAACATTCAATAAACAAGAAGAGGTTCCGCTTGCAATTACAGAAGAACACAACTCAGCAATTACAATTAAAGCAGATACAAGAGGCACTAACTTTAATGGACTTGTGCTTGATGCAAACAATGAATTAGAAAAAACTGTTACATTAGTTAACAATGGAACAAACACTTATGTAATATCTAAAACTGATGCAGATATGACAGAATGGAACGCAACGTTAGTTAAGGACGGAGTAAGTGAATTAGTATTAGACACTGATTATTTCTTAGTAGATCAAACGATAAGTTTTGCTTCAACACCATTGGGAACTGTTACAGTTACACTTGAATTTACTAATCCAATACAGTTAATAGGTGGCGATAGTCAAACAAACTTTATAGATATAAGTGGGGTAGGCGGATTTGCAATAGTAGATGGCGGAGACAGTTTACAGCCAGAGTATTATACATTAGCAAATAATGGCAACAAAAATATATCAACTGACGCAGATATTAGACCACAAGAAACAGCAATAATTAAAGTGCAAACAAACAGATCAGGGTCAACTGATACAACTGAAACAAGAACATTTGCATATATGCTTGATATAAACAAGTATCAGCATGTATATGGAATGGAAGATGCAAAAACATCTACACTGTCAGCAGATCTTAATATGAGTGACACAGTGTTAGCAGTTGCTGACCCAAGTAAATTTGCAACAGCAGAATTAGTATTAGTTAACAATGAAATAATACAAGTTCAAAACGTTGGCGGTGTAATTTATATTAAAAAACGTGGATTAAATCTAACATTTGCAAACAAACATACAACTGGCACAACCATTACTGATGTTACTGATAATGCATTACATTATGTAACTTCTTCAGCAGATAAAAGGTTTAATGACGATAACACAACAATTTTAGATAGTTCAACCTCAGCAGAAGCTATTATGTTGAACGGAATAGGAAAAGGAACTATACTATAAATGCAAAAATACAATTGGCATAAATAGTATATAAGGAGTAGGCGGACAGCAATGAAAAACAATTATAACGAACAATCAAATATTTCAGTAGATGGTCACTGTGTAATTAAAGACATGGACACCGGTGAAGTATTATTAGACAAACATAATGCTATTAACTTTCAAAACTTTGCTTTTGCAGTTTCAAACCTGCTTGCAAACAAATCAGTGAATGGTGAGCAGTTCTTCATTGAAGAGATGGCGTTTGGAAAAGGCGGCACTCTTATTGATGCTAATGGTAATATCACTTATAGAAATCCACAAGTAGATGGTGTGCATGGCGCATTATACGAACCATTAGAACAACCAGCAGGAACTAATTTTTCGCTGGCAGTTGACAGTATTGATGTAGTTGATGCAGAAAGTAATCCATATTCAGACATAACAGTAAAAGTTATACTCGATTATAACGAACCTGCATTACAACAAGCATCAGATAATGCAACAGACTTTACAACTAACGATAATTTTGTTATTGATGAGATTGCACTTGTAACAGAAAGCGGATCATTCCTTACACATTTAATTTTTCATCCTATTCAAAAATCTAGCAATAGGAAAATAGAAATTCTGTATTCGCTTAGAATCAGAGCAGGAGTATAAAAAATGGCATACACAATTAACAGACTTAATAAGCTAACAGCTACAGACATAACAGTAGAATACGGCACCCTTAATACAGAAACCGACTTACAACTTGTTGGTAAAGATTATTTTGGATATGGTCAAGCAGTAGCTCAAAACTTTGTAGACCTATTAGAAAATTTTGCAAAAGAAACAACAGAACCAGCTAACGCAACAGCAGGTCAATTATGGTATCATGATGCAGCATCTACACTTAAAGTATATGATGGAGCCAACTGGAATGGAACAACATTCAATCAGAAATCAATTAAAGATACATCAAATAATCCACATGATGTATTTGTAGTTGAATCCGAAGGGACACCAATTGCAGCATTTAGCAATGCTAAATTTACAATTCATGCAAGTGAGTCAGATTACCACAATGCTTTATTTCCAGGTAACGAAATAGAAGTAGGAATAACACTAGGCACAGGCATGAAAATGCACGGAACGGCAACTACAGCAGAATACGCCGACCTTGCAGAACTTTACACAAGTGATGCAGAGTATGAAGCAGGCACAGTTGTTAAAATTGGCGGCGAAGCTGAAGTAACACAAACAACAATTGAATACTGTCCAGAAGTATTTGGTATTATATCAAGTAACCCAGCATACTTAATGAACAGTGGCGCAGAAGGCACCACAGTTCCAGTAGCACTAGAAGGTAGAGTTCCTTGCAAAGTTATTGGCGAAGTTCATAAGGGACAACGTTTAATTGCAAGTGATACACCAGGTGTAGCTAGAGCAGTAACAGATTACGAAAAAGAAGTAGGCATGGATTGGTTCCGTGTAGTGGGCAGAGCATTAGAGAATAAAGACACATTAGGCGTTGGATTAGTTGAAGTAGTAGTTGGGGTAAAGTAATATGCCTGTTAGTGGATTACAAGCTGGTGAGAATATTACTGCCACACAGTTTAACGAGTTAGTTAGCTTATACAATGCTTTCTGGCAAGGCGGCTCATATTCATACGACACAAATCATTCTAGTGAATTTCCTAGAAGAAAAGGCTGGGGACAACCAGCGGTTATACCAACTGTAGCACAATCTACAACAATTACAGCAGAACATACAAATTATTTACTTGCACAGATTAACGCAGGACTATGGCACATTGAAGAAGATGTTGCTTCTCTACAAGTTAAACGTTCATCTTCAACTTCAATATCAGCAACTTTATATACTCAATTAGAGAATGTATACGACAACGTTATAGAACCAAAGAAGTTTAATATAGACCCTTCTTCAAAAAATGTTAATACTGCTATTGTTACTACATCAAACAGTAGCACACCTTGGCCAGACGATTTGTATAGTGAACATAAATTTGTATTCACAGATTACAACAAAGCTAGACACTTTTTTAATAGTGGCGGAGAATTAATTATTGATATGTCTTCTACTGTTGGTGGCACAAACCCACCATCATTGGCATGGAATTCATTCTTTGAAAACTTAGGTATTGTCCGAGTAGGTGCAGAAACTACAACCAATGACGGTGACGGCGAAGGCGATGGACCTTATAGTAGTCTTGGTGGTGCAAAAGGCTTTTATAGTTTAACTGGCGTTGATAATGGAACAACTCCTACAACTAATGATTGGGTAATAGTATACAATGTTGCTGCAGATGATTATGTTGAAAGTGCATATTCTAATGGTGGTTATAATTCACCAGGTGGTATATATTCACAACGAAGATTTCAAATTGAGCTAAGAGGAACTCTTAACACTAATCCAAATCAATTTGAAATACATGTAAAAATAAAACTTACCGAAGACGATGAAGATGGATCATCTATCAATACAAATATTGTAGGTGAGTTTGGATTCTCACAACCATTAAACACACCAGAGCCAAGTGAATCATCAGCACACGATTATTTCTCACCAGCAACTGGTGTAGACTATATATTTACAGAGCGTACCGCTCCACTCATATCTCAAGTAACTCCATGGACGGCTGTTAGCTAACCGTTACAATTACCGACGTCTACGTCGATAATAAATACTTGACAAAACCCCACAATTAGCGTATTATAGTATATAAACTAGGAGAATTTTCTATGGACGAACGTCTTGAGAAAGCGTTAGAGTTTAGTAATTACACTCTAACACTTAATAATCAAAAACGAAATATTAAAAATAGAGTAGCACAATTACAATTAGTGCATCACCAAGCAGGTGTGTTTGTTGCAAATCAAGAAACAATTGCATTTGTAAAGACATTAATTGATCTTGACAAAAGTAAAAATACAGTCTTAATTGATTCAAAAGATAATCCAGTTCAAGTTGCTGACCTAACTGAACTGCTTGATAAATTAGTAGATCAATATATTAGTGCTACACAAGAGTATGATGTTGAATACCAAAAACTACGAAAGTCTAGAAGTATCAAAACAATAATGGATTGGTAATGAGCGAATACAAAGTGCAACCATACAAAGAAGACGAAGGTGTGTGCTTCTTTGTTTATAATAATGAGCATTTAGATTATGTTGATCTGGCAATACTAGCTTCTCGATATGTTAAAGAATATCTTAACTTACCAGTTTGTATAATTACTGATGCTGGAACATATGCATGGATGAAACAGTCACAAGAAGATGAAGTTATCAATGAGTCTTTTGATTATATAAAAATAACAGAAGATGAGTTCAGACCTAATGAGCGTAGACACTATGATAGTCCATGGACAGAATTTAAAGCACAGTTCAGCAATAGCAACAAGCACAAGGTATGGGAATACAGTCCATTTTCAAAAACATTATTACTTGACACTGACTACATTGTAAAAAATAAATTCTTACTACGCAGTATGGCATATGAAGGTGTTGCAATGTTTAACAATGCCATAAGTGCTAGAAATGAGAAACCACACATAAACGAAGTGTTACTATACCCAGGCGGTATTAAGATGTGGTGGAGCACAGTTGTATATTTTGATCGTAGCGACTTTAGTAAAATGTTTTTTGAGCTATGGGCTCATATTGCAGAGAACTATGAGTTCTATCAATTCTTATATAATTTCCCACATAAACTATTTAGAACAGATTATTGTGTAAGTATTGCGGTTCATATACTAAATGGAATGGAAGATGGTGATGCTGTTCATAACTTTGATGACCATCCAATGTATTTTCTATCTCAAAAAGATGATATAGTCGATGTTAATAATCTACAAGATTGGATCTGTCTTGGTAACGACACAAAAGAAGAATGGAAGAACATATTAATTAATCATAAAAATTTAGACTTGCATGTTATGAACAAACGTGCATTATCAAGAATAAAGCCAAAACTTATGGAGTTCTTTAATGAATAGTGAAATTATATCAGAGAACGGTTATGTAATTATAGCAGTTAATCCAATTGAGTTTAGACAAGCACAATGTTGTGCATTTTCAATTAAAAGTAAGATGCCAGATGCTAGTGTAACACTAGTAGTTCCAGACAGCAATAAAGTAGAAAGTTCTTTTCTAACAGGATTTGATGCAGTTGCAGAATTACCATTTAAAAAACATACAACATGTAGACAGAATGATTGGCAGCTATATTGGAGTAGTCCATATGAAAATACAATAGCGATAGATTGCAAGTCATTGGTCAAAGATGATCAAACTAGCATGTGGGATTATTTAATAGATCATTATGATATTGTATTTCCAAACCAAGTCAATGATATTAGAAAAAATAAAATTAATCTAAAATATCAAGACGATTTAGAAAGTGAATACAATTTAAACATAGTTTACGCTAACATGTTCTTCTTTAAAAAGAATAACGTATCACTACGTCATTTTAAATTAGCAGATGTTTATTTTCAATATTGGAAAGACACTTGTGTTAAATTTTTACAGCCTCAACACATACCAGACTTCTTTGATGTTGATGTTATGCACACGCTTGTTGCTACACACACAGGTGACAATGTAGTTGCACATCATAATGTATTACAATACATTGATATGAAAAATAGTGTAGAGTCGGGTGCATTAGGTAAAATAACCAAGTGGACTGATAAGTTAAACATTTGGTCAAGTGCTAATGGAAAAATTAAAATTCAAAACTATGCAATCAATGGAACACTAAGTTACCATGAGAATGAATTCCTAACAGACGAAATATTTAATGAGCAAAGAGACTACTACAGCAACATCACAAAGTAAAACGTGGTATATTCGATTTAATAAAAACTCAGGCAGAATACTGAGTATTGGTCCACGACCATTTGTTACTACAACCGAAGACGAAGAAGTAACAGCATCCACAAATAATGTATGCAAGCATTTAATATCAGGCAAGAAAAAGATTAATAAGTATGCAGTTCATTGGGATCTATTTAATGAGGTTTGGGACATTGATGTAAAAAGTTCAGTGCTAGAATTAAAGACCAAGGGCGAGAAACTAAATCAAGCACTAGAAAGAGATCCAAGTATATGTGATGTATATATTAAAGTTATACGTGCAACTAATACTATCAAGATGGAAATTAATCTAACTACAATTAAACAGTCGTTAAACCTAGGACAAATCAATAGTATCAAACAAGATAACACAAGCATACTAGATCTTTATCTTTGTAGGAAGAATGATCCGGATTATATGATTGGTGTTATTCCAGTTGATGCAATTAAATTAATTAATGAAAGACATCTTTATATACAAGTTCCACCTAATATAACACGTCATATTAATAGTTGGGATGAAATAAGTTTTTTCACTAAGCCTGTGTTTGAATGCTATGGTATTGAATTTAGCGATGTTACAATATCAGCTGCTGATGATAACAACCAGCGGCCGCATCAATATGCAAACATAGGTGAAAACGCACACATAAATATGTATACATTAAATGATAAGTTAATTATTAAGAGCGAAGTCAATCCAGATACAATGTATTACTTTGATAACAAACCTAAGTTAGCATTACATGTATCAGATAAAGAAATTGACAACTATGTCAACACTTTAACATTTAACACTGACAAGTTGCTTAATAATAAGATAGAAATAGATTTGCCAGATAATTGGCCAGCTAATCCTATAATTACATTTAAGAATAAAAAGTTAACAGTAAATTACTATGGAGAAAAGAATGAGTAACATGCAAAGCATTAATGAATTTGATATTGTATATATCAGTTATGACGAACCTAATGCAGACGAGAACTACGCAGACTTGCTGGACAAATGTCCGTGGGCTAAACGCAGTCATGGTGTCGAGGGAAGTGATGCCGCACACAAGGCCGCTGCTAACATGGCAGATACAGATAGGTTTATTACAATTGATGCTGACAACATTGTGCATGATGCTTTCTTTAGTGTTGAAATAAACATGGATAAAATTAATGACACTGACGTTATTAGTTGGGCAGGCAAGAACATTACCAACGGACTTGTATACGGCAACGGTGGTATCAAGTGTTGGCCTAAAGAAGTTGTTATGAATATGAAAACACATGAGAATGCACCCAAAGGTGACAAGAGAGCACAAGTAGATTTTTGTTGGAACATTAACTATGTGCAGATGAATAATATCTATTGCACAGTAATGAACAATGGTAGTCCACTACAAGCCTGGCGTGCAGGTTTCCGTGAAGGTGTTAAGATGGGATTAGTAGATGGAGATGTTATTGACCCAAGCGACTTAAAACAACGTGTGCATAGCAAAAACTACAAACGTTTGTTAACATGGATGAGCGTAGGTGACGATAGTGAAAATGGTATATGGGCAGTGTATGGCGCACGTCTAGGATGTCACATGACAAACATTACCAGAACTGAATGGGATTGGAAAAACGTTAGAGATTTTAAATGGCTTACTAATTATTTTAATCAGGAAGTATTGCCACAGTTTCAAGATAATCCAGATCAATTATGTAAACGCACAGGCACACCATGGAATTACAAAGCAGTGGAAGACAAGGCAATTGAACTTGGTATTGACCTACGCAAACGATTACATTTAGAAATTGCAGACTTAGGTAAAGAGGGCAGTGCTTTCTTTAAAGAAGTTTACATTAATCCAAGTCGTATGGGAGCACAAATCAGAGAAGACCAAGTCGAAGATACATTAGAATAAGATATGGCAGATACCAAAACTAATTGGGAAGAACATTACGGAGATACATTCTGTGTTTACCCATGGCTTAGCTTAATGGTAAACACAAGTGGAAGCATTGACTTTTGTTGTATTGCAAAGCCAAGTGTTCTACGAGACCAGGATGGAAAGATATTAGACATAAGCACCACTACTCTCAAAGAAGCGTGGAACAGTGATGATATGAAAGACCTTCGACTTGGTATGATACAAGGTGAACAGATTAGTAGTTGTAAGCATTGTTACTTACAAGAAGAAGTAGGTAAAAAAAGTTTTAGACAAATGCACAACGAAGAATGGGAAAGTAGAATTGGTGCAGATGCAATACACGAAAGGGTTAAGGCAAGCTATGACAACGACATGGCACTACCTGATCACGATCCTGTATACTTAGATTTAAGACTAGGTAACCTATGTAACCTTAGTTGTAGAATGTGTAACAGTTATAACAGTAGCACAATTGCAAAAGAAAATAAGCAACTAGAAGAAATAGAACCTGAGTATAAAAAGATACAAGAAAAAACATATGGCAAAACTCCAGACTGGGTATACAGCAAAGAGTATAGAGATAAATTTGATGCAGATGTTTTTTGGAAAGATATCTACGCATGGCTTCCAGACTTGAGAAAAGTTTACATGACAGGTGGTGAGCCCACTATGATCAAAAACAACATGGACTTCTTAGACTTTGCTGCAGACAATGGACATGCAGAACATATAACTGTATTCATGAATACAAATTGCACAAATGCTAATTCAAAATTCCTAAACAGCATAAGCAAATATGAAAGTGTAGATATTAATGCCAGCCTTGATGGTGTAGGCAATGTAAACGAATTCATACGTGGAACTAAGAGTTGGGATATCATTCTTAGAAACTATCGTGCTATGTTAGACAAGCCAAATGTTAACAGTAACATTACTCCAGTGCTACAAATATATAATCTAAATCGTATACACGAAGTATTATACTTGGCAGCAGAACTAACAGATGAATATTATCCAAACCATGATTGGAAAACAATTGGTGTAGATATATTAATAAACACACATCCAAATTATTTAGACATACGTAATCTTACAGTTGAACAACGAGCACCTGCATTAAAAAGATTACAAGAGTTTTCAGTTACATGCAAATATCTATACGAGAAGAATTGGTTAGTTAAGAATAGTGTAGACGGTATCATTAGTTACTTACAGCAACCTCAATTAGAAAACTGGCACAAAAACTTAACAGAGTTTGTTACATTAACTCAAGTATGGGATCGTAAACGTAATACAAACTTTAGTATTATAGACGACGAACTATATCAATCTATAAAAGAGATGTTATAATGGCGCAAGACTTTTTAGAAGATTACGGAAAGGATTTCTGTATACTGCCATGGATACATATGGCAACACACACTGACGGCACTGCATTACTATGTTGTGTTGCACAGAAGCCGCCAGACGAAAGAGTAAACTTAAATCACACAACAGTAGATGGCATATGGAATAGTTACTATTGGAAGAAAGCCAGACTGGCTATGCTCGCCGAGCAAAAACTAAAAGCATGTTCTCATTGTTACAAAGAAGAAGTAGCTGGTATTAGAAGTCATAGAATGAATGAAAACAATCTGTGGACAAAGAAGCTAGGCAGAGAATACATCGATGAATTAATTGCAAGCACAAACACAGACGGTAGTTTAGATCAAGATGTTGTCACATTAGACTTGCGTTTGGGAAACACATGTAATGTGCAATGCGTTATGTGTAGGCCTACTGATTCAAGTAAGTGGGTTAAGGCTGCTGAAATAATAGCCGCAGACAGTGAAGGTGAAGTCAAAAATGATTGGGATTGGAAGATACAAGATTTCAAACGTAATAAATTTAAGTGGGCAGAAGATGATGAGTTTTGGATTGAAGAAATTGAACCACTGTTACCTACTATGCGTCATTTTATTTTTGCAGGCGGAGAACCACTATACCTAAAGAACCACAAACGTTTTTTAAAGATGTGTGTTGAGAGTGGGCATGCAGAACACATAGAGCTGCGTTATCATACCAATGGCACTATAATGCCAGACGATATAATTGAACTATGGAGTAAGTTTAAGTTTGTAGAACTAATGATTAGTATTGATGGCATAGGCGAAATGAATAAATGGTTACGCTATCCAACTGAATGGAAAACAGTAGAACAAACGTTAGACAAGGTAGAGAACTCGCCACACGATAATATTGTAGGCAAAGTATTATGCACCGTTAGTGCATTAAACATTTGGTATCTCCCAGACTTTGCTGAGTTCTTAATATCAAAACAATACAAAAAGATTGGAGCACAAGACCATTATGGTGTGTTCCATCCTGGTATACTACATTGGCCAACTTACTTATGCACAAAAGTTTTACCAGCTGGTCTTAAACAAGAGATAACAGACAAGATGCAAAAGTTGTTAGACGCACATCCTGACAATCCAAAAATACAAGAACTAAAAAACATTGTAACTTTTATGAACGAAGAAGACCACAGTCATAGTTGGAACGCACTAAACAAATACATACATTCGTTAGATAAGATGCGTGGCACAGACTTTAAAGAAGACTTTGCTTCTTTGTATGAGATATGGGAAAAGTATGAAGTTTGATTTAATACTTGGTGATAACAACAGTAAGCATACAGTGTTAAAGTGTGATATATTTCAGCACGAGTATCTAGATATTTTTCAAAATGATCCTACCATGTGCGAATGGAATTTATACAATGATAAATCAGCACAGCTACAAAAGTTGTCCGATGCGTTAAAAAAATTAATAGATATATGGAACACACATGGTATACATCAACTCGATACAAGTGAGTTCCATTTGTTTAGCGATGACTCGGCAGTAGCTGCAATGAAACTGCATCAAGATATTCTTAATCCATTACAGTCAAGTATTATAACTGCATACAGAGATCTAAACGATAACAGTCAAGTAGAACACACTGAAGAACTAGTAGTTATGTTTAGAAAACTAAATCTAATAAGAGATATAGTTTCACACTTGTCTGTAGATTTAGATTCGCAACAGTTTCAACTTGCGTTTGAAAGTGATTATAAGTTATTTGAAGATGACGACTTTGCAAGATTTAGTTTTGCTCGCAACCCAGGTGAAATATTTTTAGCACCAACTGACATTTCATATAACTATGATAATTTAATTATTGAAGAAAAGTCAGCATACGAAATAGATA